TATCAACATCAAAATTCTTCACCCGGGTACTTAGTTTTTTTAAATAAAAGAGGGAGGGGGCGGATAACCTCCGCCCCATTATTTAACACATGGCTTATTCTAATAACTCTGGTGTAACTACAGCGTCTGAATACACTCGTAGTTATACTACTTTTTCCGGCTGTGATATCGTAGCTACATTCGGTTCCGAAGTAGTAGCTGAAATTCAAGGTATTACAGTTTCTATTAACCGTGAAAAAGCTCCGGTCAATGTATAGGCCGTCCTAATCAGAAATGATAGGTTATTAATGCGGAATTAAGCGGGAAGGCTAAGTACTTTATAGTATACGCTAATCCGAACCGAAGGCTTAACTAAGTTAAGTCAGGGGCAACGCATAGATGGTGAAAAGATATAATCCATCCACGAGGCCGCATTACGATAATTATAGATTATCCAGTGTAAGAGTTAGCACTGCTTAACGTTAAACGAAGGTAAAAAGTTATGCTAAACTGGATCAGAAAAGACTGGTCGATGAGAATGAGCGAAAGCTCCAGATAATAAGATAAAAAGCTTATTGAGAATCATTATTGTTATACATTCGGTAGTGCAGAGCCTCGTTCTATCTCGAGAGGCAAGCGCGGGATCGCAGGAACTATAGTATTTACGCTATTTGATCGCGATGCCTTAGTCGATGCACTTGCTGTCCGTGCTGCTAAAGCAGCATACTTCCAACGTATCGGTGGTGATATTAATTATCAACCATACACAATTACTGAATGGGATACAAAATTAACTAACATGGTTGTTAATTCCTTGGGCGCTAACAACAGCAATAGTCAAGTAGCTTCCACTAACCCATTCAAAGTTACACAAAACGTAGCTATTCAATCTACGCCAAAATATTCTGACGAAATTCCTCCATTCGACATTACTTTGTCTTTTGCAAACGAATATGGTCAATCTGCAGTAATGGTTATCTATGGCTGCGAAATTTTGAATGAAGCATCTAGCTTCTCTGTAGATTCTACTACTACTGATAAAGCTTGTACTTACATTGCTCGCTCTGTCGATTACTTGCAACCAGTAGAAAATAAATACTTGCTTGATAACAAGTACTAATAAATTCGGCGAGGAAATTTTTTCCTCGCCTTTTATTTTTTTTCTTAGGAGACAATAGGCGTGAAAAAATCTCAAGAAAATACTAATCAAATATTTCTTTATCTAAATCGTGGTCTACAAGATTACATTAATCAATCTTTATTATCTGGAGAACATTCTAGTAATGTTAAGAAAGATATGGAAGAAATATGCTATAATATTATTAATGAGCGTAATATTGAACTTAAAACGAACATTATTACGTTGATCAATAATAGAGTTCAACAATATATGAAATTATATAATTTAAAGGTGAAATATGCCAAATGATTTGTCTTTAGGTAATAAAGACGTGGTTCAAACCTCAAAGTATACGAGAACGTATACTTCTTATAGCGGGTGTGATATTGTAGCTTCTATTAATATTACGATTCCAGGTCAAGAAACAATTTCGAAAGTATTTGGGAGCCTACAAACATTCTCCTATAGCATACATCAAGAAAAAGCTCCGGTAAGAACATTGGGCGATGTTAATGCTATCACGTATGTCGATGGCCCAAGAACAATTGCCGGCTCTATGGTATTTGCCGTATTAGATAAACATGTTATCTATGAGATTATGGACGATGTATATAAAAAAGGTAATTATCAAAATAAACATTTTTTAATGGATGAATTACCTAACTTTGACGTTACATTATCGTTCGCTAATGAATATGGACGTCAGTCTACCATTAGTGTGTATAATTGTACGATAATCGATGAAGGTCAGATCATGTCGATTAATGATATCTTAACGGAAAATACATATCATTATTATGCGACCGATATCGATTATATGACAGAGTCTCAGAACTATTATACTCTTAATGAAAAAAGTATAATTGATTCTAATCCATGGTTAACAACTAATAATGCTAAAATTAAAACACAAAATATCAAAATACAATATGGTATCCCTGTATTAACATTGTCTAAAGAAGGATATTATTCTTTTAAGACATATATGGATGCTCTTAATAGAAAATATAAAAAGTTAGCCGATCAGTTTATGGGCGAAAAAGAATCTGAAAAGATGGCCCAGCTTAAAAAAGATTATTATAATCTTAGAACTGAAGCTGAGCAATATTATCCATCTCAAGCATTATTATCTAAGACACAAAAGAAAGTTCGTTTCTTAGAACGTAAACGTTTAAAAGTTAATAAAGAATACGATAATTTTAGAACATCATTATATACATCAAGACGTGACGTTCCTGATTATTCTAAGTTTAGAGTTAATGGTAAAGCTAAAAACGAATCTGAAATTCCGGATTATTCTAAATATAGATTAGATCCTAAGAAAGATAATTCTAATCTTCCTTCGTACGATGATTTTAGAAAAAAACAAAATGATCGTCATGAGAAAAAAGACGATATTCCTGATTACTCTAACTTTAGAAAAAATCGTAATAAAACTGTTAAGGAAGAAGAAGCAACTCATTATAAATTAGATGAAAATGGCAACGTCGTTATTATAGATACACATGTAGACAATAAAGGAGGCAACGATAATATTGAACACATCTAGTATTACATTTTTGTGGCAATTTGAAGATTTCGTCTCTTTGTATTGTAACGATTATTTTAATGGACATACGACATTACATGTCGATGACGGAGCTAAAGTAAGAGATTTTACATTAGACGATGCTAATATTATTATCGATGATTTAGAAAATAATATGTATCGTTTATGGACATCTGGTCCTGATGGAAAGTCCGAAGAAAAATACATCGAGATTTTTTCAGAAACGATGACCGATCAAATTGAATATCTTAATGATATATCTATTCAAGTTAAAGACATTCAAACAATTGTTGATTATGCCGAAAACATTTCGAATGAAAGAGGTTTAAATTTAGTCGAATCTTTGTACTATGCCTATTTAGCTACAAATGATAAAAAACAAAAATTAAATTTCTTTTATTTATTAATGGGCGCTATCAAATTAAATAATAATAATAATTTTAATAATAATATCGATAATAATAGTAGCTTATATATTTATGATTCACAACGAGCATTGATGAATCCTGAATTGGCTAATGCATTCTTATCTGGATCTATTAAGTTATATAAATTTACCGGCAAGTTTTATGAATATCAAGATACCGTATTCTTTGATAAAGAAGACGTCGATTTATCTTTCTTAGATCGAGATTATTTATATCGGCTAGATATCATTGTCGATAATCAATTAATTAATAGTTATTATACGTTAAATCCTACAGTCGATACGGCTAAACAAGTATGGTATAGATTATATAAAATAGTAGAGTCTATTAATAGTCGATTAAATGGACTTAGATATTTACCATTGGCTTATCATAAATTCGACGAAGAAACACAACTTGCTATTAGTTTACTAATGGATAAAAATGTCGATGCTCATTATTTACAACAGCCAAGAATTGGTGTCGACGAAGAATATATCACGGCACATATCGAAGGTGCCAATAAATATTCTGATTTAGACGGTGTATACTTCTGTATCACTGATGTCGAAGGCTTAGCATCTGATCAAATTTTATTTAAGAAGAAAGTCGATAATTTAATTGTTGATTTACCAATACAAGGTAATTCTATCTATGACGGCTGTTATTATTCTTTTTTAATAGATTCTAATAAAAGAATTATCTCGCCAATAACATTATTTAATATTAATGAAGATATTGAACATGATTATATCGAAGCGACGTTAAAGATATCGCAAAAACAATTATTAAGTTTCTTATACGAAGAATTTGAAGAAGAAGATGTTAATAAATATTATTATTTATTTACTGATTGTATTGGCAATAATGAAGTAACATTGTCTAATTATCTTGATAGAGTTATCGATCGATTCGTACAATCTAACTTTAACGAAGACTTCTTCGATTTAATTCATTATATTAATGTATATAGATTTAGTAATCAAACATATTCTAATCAAAATTTATTAGCTTATAATGATGAACCTGCTCATAGAATTATAATGCCTAATGATAATAACAAAGAATATATTATGCAGGCCGTTAAGTTTAAACGTGGTGAAGATTATACATATGATTATAAATTAGTTAATGATAATGCTGATTATATAACATATGACGATGCAGATTATACAGTAATTTCTATATTTGAAAAAGATACAGCAATGCATTGTGGATTAATTACAGTAAACAGAATTGGTTTTGATTATCGTATTAATACATGGAATATATCTGTATCTAATAAATTAGACATTTAATGAAAGGTTTGTTATAATTATATGAGACGTAAACGGTATGATAATCACCTTTCTAGTCAATTATCTTATACTAATAAAGTTGTCGAACAAGATATAACGAGAACGTCATCTGGATATATTAAAAAGAATCCAGTATATAAACGTTATTTTTCTCAGATTGATGCAAACGTTTGGTTCGGCGATAAACTTGTAACTGATATACAAAATATATCGTACGGATTACAGCAACACGACATGCCTTTATTTGGATATAATTCTTATATTTACGATGAATTAGCAATAGGTAATCGACTAGTACAAGGAACGTTTACTATTAATTTTACGGCTCCGTTATATATTGAAACTATTATAGATAGCTATCAGAATATGACAACTAATGTTACTGATAAGACAACTGAAGACGATTATGATAAAGTCATAGCTCCGCATTATGCAGGAAATGTCGTTACGACGAATCCAGAGCATAATGCTATTTGGCGTAAAGGATTTGAAATCGATATTTTATATGGTCAAGACGATGATATAATTGGCCAGCCTCTTCATGTTATTTTATTAGATTGTCATATTACATCAGTACAAACAATACATGATTCATCTGGACATCCAATATTAGAACAATATACATTTATATCGAGAGACCGAAAAGTAATTAATAAATAGGCGGTTAATATGCAAAATAAAAAGAAACATAAATTTCAACAACAACGTGAAAAAATTCAAATGCACGAAACGATCACGACACAAGATGCTCCAGAACTAACTGTTAAAGAAACAACTGAAGCCGATATAAAAGAAACGGTAAAAAAAAACGAAAATCCGGAAGAATCTACAAATTCTGTGAGTCAAGATTCTAATCTTGAATATGAATACGATCCAGCTGATACTGAATATTTAACGATTGATAAGGCTAATGAAATTCGTGAAGCATATCCTGGACAATGTCGTCGATTTGCTTTTGATGGTGAACAAATGATTATCATCCGTAAAGTACAACGTGAAGAAGTTCCGTTGATGATGAATTTAACTCCTGATCAACAAGCATATATTAATTCCCTCGAAGATGAATTTGATCAACGACGTGCAATCGAAGATGCTCGTAATTATAATTTAGTTAAATATTTTATTCCGTTCCCATCTGCCGATCGTATTAATTATTTAATCGATAACTATGTTGGTTTTGTTCCGTTAGTATCTGATAGAATTTTACAAATTTCTGGTTTTACTGCATCTCCTATGGTGGAATTATAATGGAAGAACGTTTCGATGTTATATACGATCAGTTAAAAAATTACTATAAACATATCTTTACTTATTCGTCTTATGAGTTTCCGATTATTTATATTCCGTTAACGAGAGCTCAATATTATGATCTATTTGAAGATCCTAATATGATGGATATGGAACGTGAAGATATTATATGTAAAACTTGTATCGTATATCCTGAAAATATTAATATAGAAAAAATGCCAGCAGGTGTCGTTTCCGATATTGCCGATAAAATTTTGGAAGCTTCATTTATGAGCGAAAAAGGACGTAAGATGTTATTTGCAGCAGCTGCTAAAAAAATGCAAAATGTCGATCGTCAAATTTCTTGTATCATTCATGAAGCATTTCCTGAATACGATATCGAAGATATCGATAATTGGAATATGTTACGCACGACTGATTTTCTTATTAGAAGTGAATGGATTCTTCGAACAATTCAAGGTAAGCCACCTCTCGATATCGAAAAGATTTTAACACAAGGTAGCGATATTACGTTGAAGCCAGAAGATCCTCGTTTTTATAATGAAGAAAAAGCTGAATTCGATCGTCTAAGAAAAATCAATACTCCGGCTAAAGATAATAAACCAGTTCCGAAAAAGAAAACGACGTTAAAACGTCCGCAACGTAAACGTAATCAAATGTCGGAAGAACAATTAGCAAGTATGTTCCCAGAAGCATTTGAAAACACTGGCGATGAAAAGTCATTTAAAGACATGGCAATGGGTTCTAAAAATCCTAACGATATGACGTTAGCAGAACTTGCAGAATTAAGAAATAATAATTAAAAGGATAATATATGGTAGATTACTTAAAAAATGGCAGTGACAATGATTCTGTCGTCGAAGGTATATCTAATCTAGTTGATGCAGCAGCGGTCGCCGGCACTATTGTCGGCACCGCTTTTTTGCTATCTAGAACTAAACAAGGTGCTAAATTTTTATCAGAAGTCGATCCGATTATCGGTAAAATGTCTGATCGAATTGCTAGTATTGGTGCTGACGGTAGTAATCGTTTATCGATAAGTGAAACAATACGTGGTATATCTCATATCGATCAGTTTAGAAGAATCGATCAAGAATTTGCTATTAATAATACGAGCAATATAGGTTTATTTCGTAATCTAGCTGATGCAGCATACGATGCTGCTGACTGGGAGGAGCGTGAACTCGGACGACAATATCAAGCTAAAATATTTGGCGATATTGGCGATGCATTAAAATCTCAAGGTATTCAAGACGGACAAGTACAATCTCTTATGGAGTTTGTTAGTAGTCGTTCTACGTCGACAGTATTAGATAAAAATTCTGGTAAACTACAAGAAGGTTTTATTGCCGAAGTCGAAAACCATTGGCATGATTTTCTCGAAGAAAAAGATGCAGCTTTTAATGAGACAATCGATCAGTCTATTCAAGCTTTACAAAATATTTCTAATCAAACATTCGATACGTTTAATGATTTTAAATCGTTAGATGAAAATATTATAAGAGCTCGTGAAGCACGTCAAGACTTTATTCAAGAAATTAATAGAAGTGCTAAAGAAGCGTTAAAAAAACAGAATAATGAAATCTCTTATCATACGATTGGAAATATTTTAGATCAAGATGCACGGAATTCTGAGTTTGATTTTGTCGTACATGAAAAAGGTCAGATGGCCTCTCTCGATGGAAAGACTGTATCTGATCGATTATATGCACAAAACGAAGATATTGTCACGGATACTCTCGATACGATTCGTCAATTAAGTGCAACTAATGACGGTTATTATGTCGATGGACAAAAATTAAATACTCCTAATATCAATAAAATAGTAAGAGGAGCAAAAGATATATGGCATGAAACATTACCGTATTCGTTATCACATGCTGCTGATTTTAAAAATGTCGATAATTTAAAAGTCGAATATTTAAATAAATATGACTTTAAAGGTGTATTAGACAGCATAGTCGATAAAAATAGTATTGTTCAAAGAATTGGCAATCGATTATTTGAATTAAAATCTGACGGTACTCGACACGAATTAGATACAAGCGGTATGCGTTTTGTTCGAGAAGATTCATATGCCGTTAAGACATCTAAAGATTTTTCAAATTATGGAAAAGTTAATTATGATAATGGTAAGCGAAGAATCTTCGGCGAAACAAGCCGTAAACGTACGTCTGACGTCTGGGGTAATAATTATAATACATATCTAAATAAAGATATGAACGAAGTTGCAAGACACCCTGAAGAAAAAGCGATGATGGGTATTCGCAACCATAGTTTTAAACGAAGTATCGATTCATTAGACATTAAAGTAAAGTTAGACGATAAATTACGTTCTGAACTATTAAAAGCTGCTGAAGATAATCCTGAGCTAAGTTATAAAATTGAAAACATGCTCGACGTTATCGATGCTAAAACAGAATCGGAAAAACGAAGAGTTTTAAGAGATATATCGACAGAAGGCACTAAGTCATCTGAATTTCAACGACTACAATCAGCAGCGATTCGTGGTCGGTCTATTAAACCAAAACTTATCGATGACTCGACATCTGTTACGCAAAAAACATTATATGCTAAATTAAGTAAATCAGAATCTATTGACGAAGCAGCTATTAATGAAATACTAGCATCTTTACCTGCCGATAGAGATAAAGCATTAGCATTTATTAATAAGTTAAATGTACCGGATACTGTTAAATTAAATTTAAGAGATCGATATAATGTCGAACAATTAAAGATTAAAACTAATCTAAACGAAATCACTAGCAAAAATCATGTCGATATAAACGGTAAAGATTTAAGTATAGAAGATGCTAAAAAGATTCAGAATGAAATTGTAAGTAATCCTGAATTACAACGAACATTAAATCGTTACTTAGGTTCTGGTAAAGATTATAAAGCTCGTTATGAGTCTAAAAAAAGTTCGTCTCGTTTAATAGCTATTAATAAAGGTTTTAATCTAAAAGGCATCGTATCAGATCTAAACAAAATAAATTATAAAGGTCTTAGTAATCGTATAGGCCAAGGTCTTCGAGGCATGTTTTCTAATACGAATCTTGATCATTTTGGTGCCGGTGCTCTTATTAATTACAAATTAAATTTTCCGACTGCAAAATATCATGGGACTGATTTATCTATTGGCGGTAGTTTGTTATATAAAATGGCAGATCGTCTTAACGAAGGTTTAAATAATGGGTTTCTAGATCAAGCTCTCGGTTTTGTGCATCCAATATTTGGCGAACGTTTATCTGCTTATTTTAAGACTGGATTAAGTCTTGGTTTTCATGAAGGCGATACGAGAAGTTTTGCTCAGCTAAGTTATAATTTATTATTTAAACGTGTAATACCAGCATCGATTGCATTAACTCAATTAGATTGGGCTAACGATACATTCGGCATTAATAAAAATTTCCAAATTGGCTTAGCCAATATGGATTTAGGGTTTAGAAAATTTACAGATGCGACGGGTTTAACCGACGTATTTAAGTTAGCCAAAATGGCCAATCCGGCTGCTCAATACATTAGTGGCGATTACCGCCCTTATCAGTCTTATGACGAACGATTAGATTACTATCAAAATGGTAAAGATCCAATTCGTTCTGGACGTTATTGGGTATGGGGTTCTACTAATGAATTCCGAGGTGGAAGTATTTCCTATTGGGAAGACAATAGTTTAAAATTAGCACAGTCTGATTATTATAATAAATCAGTATATGGTGGCTATTGGTCTAAATGGGCTCATAGTCCTATTCCGACATTAACAAATCCACTCTCTCCATTAATATATGCTTTTAACCCTTATTGGTTAGAAGAAAAACATATGGAAGATCGTCCTTATCTATTATCAGCTCCTTTATTCGAACAAGGTACATTACAAAGTTTAGTATTAAATCCAACGCTCGGCGAAATTATTAAACCACAACGTCATTATCATGAAGATCGTATGTGGTTTGGTAAAGACGTTAAAGCTATCATGTACCAAATGAATCAGAAGATTCATCAATCGGAAGATGAAGATAATCGTTATATTATCTTCCAAAATGGTCGTTTGGGTGTATATGATTTCAGAGCGTTTAGTCATCCGACAGATACTGAATACGTACAAGGTCAAGGTCAAGAATATACTGGACAAACTCCAGCGTTTGCATCGGCTAAAGATTATTCTAATTATATTAATAGCGATGGCACGATAGACGCATCGGCATATGCTAGTCTACAACCAGTATCTCCTGGTGTAGGTGCTGCTGTATCGGCAATGAATAGTGCTATTCAATCAGGTAATTCACCTTATACAAATGCTTCAGGTATGTATATTCAACAACGTATCAGAAGAACTCGAAGCAATAAAGGCACAGTTCAAGAAATGCTTGATAATGCCGATATGTATAATAACTTGATGAATTCGAGTGGCGGTCGTAGTTATCTCGATGAATTAATGACGACATCTCGTTTGTTAACCGGTATTTATGGTTATGCTGGAACTATGATATTCGGTCGTGATGAATCTAAATTTATTGCCGACGCTGGCGACATTAATTCATTCACTCGTAGATTTTGGGATTCTGGCATCGGTGGTGTCGGCGGTGAACAAATGGAAATTGTTCGTCGTTTCTTACCAGAATATTCAAGACGTCGACGTGTTAATCCGTTAATGAATACGATGGCTGAAAAGCATCCATGGATGCCAGAAAAATTTTATACAGGTGATGCGTATTGTATTTCAAAAAATACGATGGTAGAAATAGGCAATCTTGATTATTTAGCTGCTGACAAAGTAATAGAAAACCAATCAATAATTACTGATCATACTGGTCAAAATACAGTTGTAAACAAAATTGTTTGTCGAAAAATAGAATTAAAAGAAAAAGTTTATTCTGTAAAAGTTAATAGTTTATTTGCATTTGATTATGAATTTTCTGAAAACCATCCATTATTAGTCACTGAGTCATCTAATAATACAACAAAAGAATTATCTGGAAATTCTTTATCATATTATAAAAGAGCAAATACTATATTAAATGCATTAAAGAATGGAATAACATCTAAAAAAGATTTAGCTGATCTTGTTAATATTTCTATAAATGATGTTTGTCAACTATGGAAAAGAATGTTCCAAGATGATTTAATTTATGATTATAAATTAGACAAACATAATATTTACTTAAAAAAATATAAGCTATATGATATTAATTTATTAAAAAATAGATTATCTTGGAAAAAAGTAAAAGATATTAAGGTCGGTAATTATGTTGCTTATCCGATTCCATTATCCAAGAATCAAGAAATAGTATTAGATTTAGGATTATTATTACCAAACTATATTTCAACAGAGAAGTATTTGTATAAACTTAATACGAAAAATAAACAATTTGCTGAAATATATGAATATTTTGAAAAATGTGGCGTTCCAAAATTTAATCGAGGAGAGAGAAAAGAACTCTTAGAAAAAATGAATTGGAATAGCAAAGTTTATGAAAGCGTTCAAGCTTATTTAAAACACAATAGAGAAGCAAAAAGGATACCTAGGAAATTTATATTAACAAAACAAATATGCTATGCGTTTGGTTTATATCTTGCAGAAGGCTGGAACGATGGATGTTCCATTGGAATGGCTCATAATATAAATGAGCGAGACTATGCATATAATGCATTTTTAGGATTTAAACAAATAGATCCATACATTAATTTTTCTTTTAAAAGATCAGGCGATACAAATGGTGCTTATTCTCGCTTTGGATCATCTATAATCGCATCATTGTTAAATATACTATTTGGTAAAGGTGCTCATGATAAAAAAATTCCGGAATTCTTTTGGCATGCAAAAGAAGAATGTATTTTAGGATTATTAGAAGGTTATATATGTGGCGATGGATCTAATTTTGTTATGAAGTCTGAATTTGGATCCAAAATAGAAAAAATTAGCGTTACATCTTGCAATAAAAAATTATTATATCAAGTAAGAAAATTATTATTAAGATTTAATATTGTTGGGTCAATAAATATCCACAACAAAAATCCTAAAAAAATTAAAATTAATAAATATTTTGTAACATCTGGAATATCTTATAGTTTAAATGTTAGAGGCAAAAAAGCATCTATATTATCAGAATTATTATTTGGTAAATCATTATTGCCAATAAATAATGAAGCAAGAGAATCTTCTCATCATTATATAAATAATGGATACTTGTATTTGAGAATTGAAGATATTCAAGAAATAAATACTGTAAAAGAAGTATATGGTTATCAGGTAAATCAAAATAATTCCTTTTGTGTTGTTGGTTTTGCTACACATAATACCAGTTTACCTATGGGTGAGGCTCGTTTACCTGGTGAAGGTTATGAAGCTATTAATCAATTACATCCAGATCAGTTTGCTTCTGATGGATATGGTGCTATCGATCGGTATAAAATATTAGCTGATATTGCTCCGAATAGTGCTGAATATAAATACTGGAAACAAATCGTCAAGATGATGAATAATGACGAGGCGAAGAAAGTATTAAAAGATACCGAAGAAATGGTTAAACATCAAGGAAAGAAACATGATTTCTTTGATTATAAATTCTTAGGCAAAACTACGACGGCATTAGATGGTCATGTCGAACAAATATTATCGAACGGTAAATTTAAATTAGCTGGCGACGATAATTTATATCAAATTGCTGGCGTTAAGTTTAAAGATAATGGTTACATGTCGAAGAATCAGTTAAAACAAGTGTTAACTGAAGGCTCTCACGTAACGTTACGTATCGACGATGAAGAACGTAATCCAGATATTAATGCACCGCAAGCTCCTAGAAAAGCTGCCGTATTTTTAGATGGTGAAAATATCTCAGATACATTACGGCAAGTTGGCTTAGCCGATTATGATATGGAAGATACTTCAGCAGCAGGTGCTTATGCGAACTATGGATTAGTCGGAAGATTATTTGGTACGGCTGCCGAAATAGTAGCGCATGCTCCAATCCCGATTATTCATTCACAATTAATGCGTGTTAATAGCCCGCTCGAAGAATATCGTTCCGATCAATTATATGGCACAGGATTTCAATCTTGGGATAGCATGTTAGCATCGTTTGTGTATCCGACATTCGAACAAGCTAAAACAGATTTTATGCGTGATGTAATTTCTGATTCTTTATGGCGATTCTATAAAGGATATGAGTCAGGTGCTTTAACAGAAAATATTAGTAAACGTTCGACAACGATATTAAAAACAATTGCGACGTATTCTAATGGCACCGCTTTAGCGGGGGAAATTACAGGTCGTTTTGCGTTTACTGGCGCAAATTCATCGACTCGTCGTGATCAACTTGCTAATGCAGGTCGACATATCGGTAATATCTATTCGATGGTAACTTCACTTCAAGATCCTATGTACGCTGCTTATGCATGGGGACGAATGGGCTGGGATTCTTCTAAAGTATATGATTTATGGAAAGATGTCGGAAATGTAAATTTCGATTCTGTTCTCGATTATGCTGAGCATATGAATATACTTAAACCAGCAAGACTATTAAGTGAAGAAACTGGAGTGGCAGTCGATGTAATTCAAGCTACTCGTAAATTTAAATTAGGACGTATTTCTCAAGCTATAGCATTTGCTGCTGCCGGTACGGCTTTAGCTGCCGGAGAAGATAATCCGCTTACTCGATTATTTGGTAAAGAATCTCATGTGTATACTCCTGATGCTGTAAAAGAACGTTGGGATACAGAAGATTATTTCGATCGATTACGTTATATTAAATATATGGCGTTATATGAAGCGGCTAAAGAAAAAGCTAAAAAAGAAGAAGGCGTCGATGTCGATAAATTATACAAGCATCAAGAAGCTCTTCGTGCCGAGATGAATGGTGACGTAAGCATAACCGATATGATGTCGGCAATTCTTACGTCTGGCAAACCTGCCGATGATCCGATTGCTCAATGGGTTCAAAAAACATTTGGTCGTTTAAGTGACGATATGACGACATTAGTAGCCGGTAAATATACTGAACAGGCTATTATGTTTCATCAAGTTGCAGAATCTACTGTATATGCTTTAAATAAAGATAGCGAATATTCTGATATTATTCGTGCTTTACCGAATACGGAAAAAGAATATTTCGTAGAATTTGCTAAAGTTACAGATGAACGTCGTCGTAAAGAAATTCTTAAGAACGTATCACCATCATTAGCAAAAGCATTAAAACTTGTTTGGTATCAAGAAGATACGGAAACAGAATCCAACGAATCATTCTTCGAACGTCACAACTTGCCAGATCCTTTATGGGCTGGTTGGGATGCGTCTTCTAATTTAGATAATATTAAAGCAAAAGTTATTTATAACGAAGGTATGCAATATGCCGATTATGGTATTTATTCTTCTTCTTATGAAGATCCTGAAGTTATAAATGCTCCGAATATAGATAATATTCATGACGGTAGTAATCCGTTATCAGTTCGTATGAATTTAAATGCTGTATTAAGTGATATTGGCTTAACAGATAAACGTATTCAAGTTAATCCGACACAAGACGAAGGTGTTATCGATGTTGTATCTAATGTCACTGCAGTATTAGGATATAAAATAGAAAAAGCACTTTCAATTTTTAGTTAATTAGTTAAGAGGTAACAATGGCTTACGATAGTTTTATTATAAATTCGGCATATAAACAAAGATCATTTACGACAGCTGGATTTGATACGCTTTCTTCGTTAAATACGATATTAAGCAATGTTCGTCTCGAAAGACGGAAGCATACCGAATTAGTTTTAAATACTACGACAACTTTGCCAGTTGCCCTTAACGGTATGGCTAATAAAGAATATGTATTGGACGATAAGGCATATATATTCGATATCGAAACATTACCGTCTATTAAGGTCGGTAATGAACAAATACCAGATATTATGTGGCAGTATACTGCTCGTCGTGAAGGCGAGACATATAATATGTACTCCGGTATCGATAAAAAAGCAGAAACTGCATACCGCAATTTATTTTTAAATCCAGACTTTAAACGTGAAGAATTAAGTCGAAGTGAAAAAGTAGTTGCCGATACGTTAGCGCGTATCGGTAAAAACTACCGTGATGGTTCTGGTGGTATTCCAGAAGCATTATCTCCATTAAGTTATAAAGATTATACCGACATTAAAAAGTATCAGGAACTAATTGAAAACGGTATTAATGCATTAGCTAAAGAAGGCGATGCTACTCATTTAATAGCTAAAGAGATTGTCGATCATATTCATAAAGATACGACTCTTGTTACTTATAATGGTAAAACATTCGACGTTAATATGACGTCGCAACAAATAGCTCGTGATACTGGTATCGATAAAAAAGTTCGTGGCCTTGCTATTAATAAATTAAATAAGGCTAATCATTATGATCCATATCGAGAAATTCGTACGGCATATCAATTAAATCCTCAAGCAATGAAAGAAGCATATCGCGAACACATTGTAGGAAGCGATATTGCTAAAGAACGATTGATCGGCGAATTTACTGGTTGGTCTAATAAACAAACAAGTTTTGGTTTAGCGTTGGGCCTCGATGTTAATGCCGCTCATAGTGCGATTGAAGATACTGGCGTATTCGAAAACTTAATGAAAAATGCTGGCTTTAGAGCATTTATGGCTAAAGCTATCGAGATTAATAATTCACCAGAGAATAAAGTTCAGTACAAAGTAAGTGCTGGCGCTACGATATTTAACACATCTTCATTATGGAATCGTGATCGTGGTATCTTGATGTTCCAACAAGCTGAAGATGGCGGTTATGAATTTCCACAATTTTCTGCTCGCGTTAATAGTGACGGTGTTTTTACTGCTTATAACAATGCTCCGGTCGTTACTAATTCTGCGTATAATGTAAAATATGTTGGGCAACTTGATCGTAACGATTCATCGCTCGGTGCTTTTGCTTATGAACATGCTAACGAGCTCGGGTTAAAAGGTAATGACGATATTCATTATATTGCGTTAGAAGAAGCGAGTGGACGCGGACCTGTTCGCTATATTATGGGTTCTAAAAAAGTATTGGAAGATATGTTAACCGATAGTTTTAGAGTCTTAAGTAATACGTCAGTGTATGGCGAAACGACATATAATTTCGAGCAAATTGTATCGGCAGCTAACTCATTAGGTATTCCTATGGGAAGACCTGACGATACGATGGATAAAGTTATGGCTGCGTCAGCTAAACGACAATCATCTGCTAATGCTTGGGATAAAATTGAATCAGGTTCTTTTAATCGTGAAGCATATGTAACTGGCCCGTTAATTAAGAACTTTGCAGAAAATGAACGAGGCATGGCCCTTAATATTTTAGGCGATGCTTTAGAACTCGGTACCGATGTCGCAACTGCAGCTTCAGCTCGTAAAGTTAGAGATACTGGCGGTATTATTACCGACGACTTTATGAAACGTACCGAACAATTGTTCGGTATTGCTAAACAACATTATGGTATCGATCCTAATGATCCTAAGAGTAAGATGTTCTCTGTTGCTGGCGTTCAAAAAATTATCGATAATATTAATAATGAAGATGTATTATCTATGGTTAATATGGTTCAGACAGAAGCAGCTGCTTTACCTGGTGTAAAAGCTTATCATAAAACTGTAGCTATGAATTTATTAGCTAAAGAATATCATAAAATTTACGATGAATTACATCCGGAATATGGATACCGAGCATCGATATCTGATAAGATGTTAGATGGTATATCTAAAGATATGCATTTATCTGGCAGTGCTTTTTCATTCGATGTTCGTCAAGAAAATGCAGACAAATCTATTGGCTCTATTAAGAATACGATGGAAAGATTATTAACAAAACCAGGCAATGATTTTGTATCTCGTTCTGATTATGTTAATGGGTATTCTATATTAATTAAAAATATTTTCGGCGCTAAAAGCAAACAGGCTCGAGGTTTCGAAAATTTAGTAGCAAGTCAAAATGCTGATATGCCTGATTTTGCAGAATATGTTTTTAGAAACGTACAACGATTACGAATGAATACATATCGCAATAGTCAAAAATATCATGAGATGTTTAGAACAAGCTCTACGCCAAGTAAAGATGTTTCGTTATTTAAAGATAACGACGAATTAGTTAATCGTTTACGTGCTGGCGTTATTAAAAATCTAAAAGCATTATCTTCGACACCAGAAGATTCTGTTAATAGTATTTATAATTATTTAATGGGCAATATTACGCGTAGCGATTTCGATATTTTTTCTAATCGTAATAGCTATGCTGGCAATCTTTATGATCAAGTTTCTGATCATATGAAGTCGTTTGCTAATCAGTTAGAATATTTAGCTCATCAAAATCAACAAGATATTTTGATTAAAGATGGTCGATTAATGATGGGCAAGGGGAATACATTCCGTGATATTACAGGAAATATTCCATTATTAAAACGTTTAGACAGCGTACCAGTACTTGCTTTTGGCAATACTAATATTGCTATTAATCCTATGCTGAATGTAGTCGAAGGCGCTAAGCCGAATGAAAAATTTGTTCAAATTGGCATTAAAGGTTTATCTGTATATGACCATTTAGAAAATAGCGTTAAATATACACTAGAAAATAGTAAAGGTCTCGGACAAATGTCACCTGTCGAAGCTTTATTCGAAACATTAAATCGTCTTAAAAAAAATTTAAACATTACGTATTCTAAAGAACCGATCGAAGGAAAAATTCCGGCTTTATTGCATGGATATGGCGGCGTATTAGATTCTTCATTCCAATTAGATACGTCTGGTATAAAAGAAGATTTTAAATTTTTATATCAGTCTGGTTATTTAACAGACGAACATATTAAGGCTTCTGGCATTGCTGATGATTGGGAACATATTAATTTCCAAGATAACGAATCTCTCCAAAATGAGTTTATTAAAAAATACATTTACAAAGGTTATAGCGGAAAAGGTTCTGTATTTAATAATGGTAAAGATAAAGATATATATCGCGGTATCGAATCACGAAGAGCTTTAGAAAGTTTAATCTTTGCTAAAGATTCTAATAACATGACACCGATAGAAAATGCACTATATGATGTTAGTAGTTCTGGTAAGTTTCATGAATTACGACGCATCGGTAAAGATGAATATAAATTAGAACAAATAGATCGTAGCGGTAGAGAATTTGCTCAAAGTATCGATTTAATTCCAGAAGTCGCGACACAAAAAAATGCCGTACATAATACGGTGCCAATTGCCGGTATAAAAGATAATGCATCGGGGCCGAATATAAATTTTAGAGCTCGTAATGATACGGCACGTTCTTATAATAAATCTATGGCTAATGCTTCGATGCTTGTGCCTGAAGAAGTTAAAGCTGTATTACGACAAGCTGGTTTACCAGATAATTATGAAGAAAATCATAATATATTAAATTATAAACATAATGAAACCGGTGGTAAATATGTTTTTAATGGTACGAATGTCGTAATTAATGGTCGTCTTGAAGAAGGTCAAACTATCGCTGGCGAAAAAGAAAAGATCTTTAATACGATGAAACAAAAGATCGAAAAGACATATAATCGTAAAATGACGCCAGAAGAAATCGATCATTTAAAATCGATGATTGATTTAAATACATTCGATTCATTAAATGAAGGTTCTGCTCTTATTAGAACAGGCGTAATCGATGCTCTTAATACAAGCAGTACGTCGTCTGGTGGTACGTCTTTTAATCTTACTGAACATTCTTTAAATAAAGAATTCCTCGAAGAGAATATGCCAATCTATCGAGGCCCAGATGGGACACTACGATTTAAAGATTGGCAAAAAATGACAAGTATTGGTCGAAATAAAAAGTTTAATATATTTGCTAAATCAAATGCTTACGGAGATTTGCCTAAAATATCTAAAACAGAAATGTTCGGTAAAATAAATTTTTATTCTGATAATGGTACTCGTAAGCTAACAAAAGAAGAAGTACAAGCTGCTCTCGATAAAATTGGTTCAGTAGATGCTAGTTATGATTATGAAGCGTTAATTAGAACATTAAAAACAGATGGCGTTACAGTTATGATGGATTATAAACCTGTCGGTAGTCGAGCTGCTAAATTATTTGCCGAAAGCGATAAGTTAACAGCCGCTGGCTTTAATACTCGAGTTGGTCAATACGATAAAAAATTAGCTTCGATATTTAAAGAGGCTGGTTTTGGAAGAGCTTTAGAAAAACAATTAGATTGGGAATTCTTGTCTAATATGATTTTATGGCATGATAAATTAGCCGACGTATTTGAAACAAAAGATAATAAACCTAATATTACAAAACTTCGTGGAGAATTATTAAAACAATATGGTTCACTTAAAGAAGGCGTAAAAGCTATTCGCGAAGAACGTGATCTTATGGATAAAGCTCTAGGTGAATATCTCGGTGTTAAAGATTGGACAACGGCTACTGGTGCTACTGAAGCAGCTAAACGTAAAGATGTATTTAGATTAACTAATCGTGTATTAAATGATTTAATCGAAGGTCTCGATGAATCTAATCGAGGCGAAGTAGTATCAAGAGTTGCTAAGACGTTAAAAGATAAAGGTACGTTTAAATTTCTCGACGATAGTAATCTTGAATATAATTTAAAAAACGGTAAAGTAGAATTTTCCGATTATTTAAAAGATATTGGTACTTATAAAGATGAACATGGCAATGTCGTAAGTAAGAACTGGGATCATGTTATTAACGATATTAAGTCAGCTTTAAAAGAAGATGAAATTAAAAAAATCGACAAAGATTATCTTAATGAAAAAAATAAATTTGCCGAAAAAATAAGTTTTTTACTTTTTAGTAAAAACTATGTGCATCAAGAACAAGTGGCTACGTTAGATTCTGTAAGTGCTAATCAGTTAAAACGTATTATGCTAAACGCTAATAGTGTCGAAGACGCTGCCTTATTATTCGATAAGAATAGTAAATATTATAACGAAGTTGTTCAACGTGGTGGAATTGCTACTGTTGGTGAAGATATTCTCAATGCATTTACTCACACAAGATATTCTCGATTAAAACGAAAAGAAGAACAAAAGTTAGCTAATAAATTTTCATTTGAATCTGGATCCCTTGAAGATATTATTAATAAAGAATATGCTGGTAAGAATATTATAGCTTCTGAAGAGCATATTAAAGAAGTTGCTTCTTATGAACAGCAATTAGCTTTAGCTAAACGTAATGGTGCAAGCAATGCTGGCAGTCAAGCAACAGTGATTGATGAATTTGACCAAAAATTAAAATCTAAAGATGGTAATATTCAAAAAGCTGCTCTTAACGAATTAAATACTAAAATTAATATTGCCGACATTAAATTTGACGATAAAGGTAACGTTATAAATGTCGGTCATTTAAAAGGCAATATTGTTTCTGACGACGGTAAATATCATTTTAATTATGATCTTCATTTAGGAAGAACATATGGCAACGAACAATTAAATTCGGCACAAACAGCGTACGTAAAACAAACTGAAGAAATGCTTCATTATATTAATGCTGGCGATTATGAAAAAGCTCGATTAGCTCAAAATAAATTAGCCGAAGTCAAACAACGTGTTAACGATGAAATATCCGACGCATTAAAAACTAACAGTGATTTAACTAAATCTGTAAGAGCAATAACGGTTGGACATCGTATTAGCTCGGAATCAATGCGTGTCGACGATGCTTCTGATTTTATTCAATCGAGAAGATATATTAACGGTATGACCGTAGCCGACTTACAGAAAAAAGGATATACTCCGGTTGTTGCTGTTGTCGGACAAGAACAACTCGAACAATTAGGTTTATTAGATAGTTCGTTATCCGAAGCAGAAAAAGCTACGCGATTAAGACAAATTCGTGAAGAAGGCATTACGGTTATGCTTGACCGTCAGCCACATAATTATGCTAAATCTATAGCATTTGGTAAAGTATATTATGATCCTTCGATAGCCGATAATGCTATACGAACAAATACGGCATTTAATATGTTAGCAAAAGCTGACCATGATGGCGATAAAGTATATTTAACTAAAGTTCTTGAAAATAAAATGAGTAACGGTACACCTATTACGGCAAACGATATGTTAGGATTCGACATGCAGTATCGTCGTGACGTACTAGACGTTACTCCTCAGAATATAAAAGATGAAGCAAAAAATCGTTTAAAATTATATACTTCTAAAGACGTAGAATTTGAACAAGGCACTATTGCTGATAATATAATACGAAATAGATTAACTGCTGCTGCCGGTGAATTATATAATTCTGGTAAAGGAATAGAACAATTAGTTAACGATTTAAAAGTTAACGAACAAGTTACATTAAAAGGCGGCAAAGGTATTTCTAGAATAACAAATGCACAACAATTAGTTGCCGATGTTATAACTGGTATTCATGAAACATTTTTGTCTCCAAAAAACTCTAGTCAAGATTATATATCACAAATCATATCACTTCCTTCATCTATTCAAGATGCATTACAATATCAAAAAGGCGACACAGGCGGATCTGCAATTCGTCGTGTGTCTGATGTATTGACTGGTAATGAACGAATTTGGAACGAGTCAATTAAGTCAATGCAAAAAAATACGACATTGTATGGAAACATGGTTTCTGATATAATGAAGAGTGAGGAATTCTTAGGTCAGAATGGTCATTTGTCTAAAGACGAACAGGAAGCTATTGCTAGAGCTCAAGTTTCTGAAAGCGTAAAAGCTGAGTTCCAAAAAACAATGGAAAATATGGCACAATCAGCTGAAGAAAAAGGTTGGACGTCTGGACAAGCTGTTCGAGAACTTAGAATGTTCGATGCAAGAGCATTAAAAAATGATAATGCCGATGCTCAAATTAAACAAGTGCAAGAACAACAAAAAGCTATGCAAGCTGCACAAGAAGCAACTGAAAATGCTCCGATGAATCAAGTCGAACAAAAGATTACTGATATGCAAACGAACGAAGTTGTTATGAATAAAGGTCTAGAAGAACGTGTTTCTAAGTTAAGAAACAGTGCGTTTAAAAAACTCGATAAGATTAAATCAAATCGTTCTAAAGCTGTTCTCGGCGCGTTAGCGGTTGCTGCTGGTTCTGTATTAGTTGCTGGATATGGTTCACAATCTCCAGTACCAGATGTCGATAATACGGCATCTCAAAATATGGGACAAGCTAATACGTCAGCACGATTAGTAATGCCTCAACAAGGTCAAGCTAATGGTGGTTATATAATTAATGTAGCAACCTCAACGAATCAAGATCCTCAAGCTGCTATCGCAGCTTTAAATAATGCTCCTACTTTTGCTGGCGGTGGCAGTGCTACCGTTACGACAAGAGTAACGAGTCAATATGAAGATATGAATGCTAATGATATTGCTAATTATCTTGATAGCGTATTTTAATTATAATTAATAAAGGAATTATCTAATGGCGGAAGAACAAAAAAAGACTGAAGAACAAAAACCAGCTTCAACGAAAGAAGTCATGGATGATGCTAAAAAACCTAAAGAACCTAAAAAAGGTTCAGTTGAACAATTAAATGATATCATAAAAGATACTCAAATGAGCCTTCCAGAAGTTTCTGATTTTGAAGCAGGTGCTATCGATACTCGCATATATGAAGAACTTGCCAAAAAAATGGGAAGTGATTTAGATGCGGCAGTTTTCTATCGTGAAGATCCGCCGTTAGAATATGTTGGTGTCGATAAAGTGAGAGGGCTGGCTATGGTCAGCCTTCCTCCTTCTGCTTTTCGAATTAAAGAAGAAGATTTACATGCTGGCTTTGTCGATGGCGATACGTTGTATGCTGATTTACGAAAAGCTAATGTAAAAGATCCAGAATTATTAGCCTTTTTAACTAAAGGTCAACAAAATATGCGAGCATGGCTTGCACAAGAAAAAACTAATTCTGAAGATGTCTACGATATTAATAATGTAAAAGATGAAAACTATAGTCTTGATTATGACATGGGTTTTCGTTTTTTATTTTATGACGCTCCAGAAGTATATCACTGGTCTGTCATATACGCTACCGATGTTATAAAAACTACTTATGGCGAAGCTACTAATAAATATAATGCATTCGTTACGAAGGCACATGATGTTAGCACTGTAGGTTTTGGTAATAAATGGGAACGTAATTTAGACTCTGACGAATGTACAATTGCTCAAATTGCAGAATTTGATAATAAGTGGATCGAAGTTAATGAAAAACTAACGACAAAACGTTTTGGCGGATTATATCCATACGACGATACTAAAAAGATAAATGGACGCGTTCCTGTGTTTGGTTTATCAGCTGATGGTACAGAATTTTCTTTATTAGAAACAGCATATGCTGCAGCTAACGAAGTTGTTCATATGATTAAAACAGCAAAAGAAGTTCGTGCTGTTATCGATATTAATGGATCGTCTAAACAAGATCAGACTACGTCGTATCCTAAAAACTTTATGAGTTTTCCAGGAGACTCTTTAATAGCTAACTATGTTAATACTATTAATCAACGACTATTAAGTTCCCAAGACCCTACAATATTTGAAGAAACTGGTATCAACATGTACGGTCTCGAACATTATCGTCGTAATCTTGCTGTTATTTATGTTAAGCAAGGCGAAAGCTGGATTAATTTAAATAAATATATTATTTCTAAGAATAATCATGTTTCGATTTTAAAATATTCTGACTTTACTAATCCTAATTTAAAACCATGGTCTTATGAGTTTGATAGTAAAGTATGGGCCGATGCTGTATGGAACGTAACGAATCAATTAGACAAACGTCATGAAATTCAAAATCAAGCATTCGGTACACAAAACATCACGCAGGGTTTAACATCTATTTCTGATTGGACGTGTACATTAGGTGACGTAACATTATTTGTTCCACCGATATCTATTAATGTCGTTACACAATCTAATTCTCAGAATATCCCGTTAATGCGGGCAAAAGGTTCAGCTAATATAGAGAACACTAAACCAGATCGATTACTTCAATTAGAACTATATTTTAATGAAGATCGTGGTATTAATGGACAACCTGTTACGGTCGAGACTAATACTTCTGATAAAAAGAAAAAAGTTACGTACTATATGAACGGATTCCGATCTTTATTATCAGAATTCCATTTCGTTCCATATATGCCTATCGAAAATAAGTATATTAACGAAACGTTAGATATCGATGCTGTTTGTTTTGAAGCTATATCGGTAGCAACAGTACCAAATTATCCTAAGCTATTAAAAGTAACATTACTATTAAGAGAATTTGATTATCAAGCTTTCATGCCTCAAGTTCCTAAACATAGAGAAATTGAAGGCGGCGAAGTCGTAAAATATCGTAATTATTTTTCTAAGACAATTAATTATGATTTATTGCGCTGGTATTATCAACGTCCATTACTATTAGGTAACGAATTACATAGTAAAGAATACCCGATATTCTCTAAGGATTTTATGAAGCGGACATTATTCGCTAATCGATCGGCATTAATGCCTGTAGATACATTAAATCCTCGAATTGATTTTTATGTGCCAGACGAAGCTAAGTTAATTAAATTAGAAAAGATTCGTCAAACATATACTAAGACTAATAAAAAAACACCGAATGCGTATCGTCCATCTCCTGCAGATAAAGCATTATTTAGCGAAGCGAATAGAGTATTTACTACGTTAAAAGGTAAATACTTTGCAAATGAAATTAAGAATTTTTCTTCTAATAAGACATCGAAATATGAATTCTTATCAGAAGCTGGTAATAAACTCACTAAATATTTAAATCAATTTAACATTCAAGCTTATTATGACATTGTCGAACCTAATTTAGATATTATAAATAAATTAAAAGATGCCGGTAGTTTTATATTGACAGGTGGAGAAGCTAAACCAACTGTCGATTTAAATAATCCGAATAGTACTCGTTTAATTATTCATATTAAACCGACGACACAATATAACTCGTTAGAAGATTCTTTATTATTGCGTCAACAATTTGCTTCGACATTAACGAATACTGCTTCTCCTAATATGGCAGAAAATGTTCAGAATTTAAATAATGGACATCCTATCGATACCGATGTGTATAATAGCATTTTTAAAAATGAAGAATTTTCCTTAAGCCTTATCGTTAAAGAAAACAATAATAAGTTATCTTTAGATTATTATCCGTACGATACCGATTCTAAATTTTTAGAATATTGTGCTTCTCAATTTAGTAGACTCGGTACTAATGATGATACATATAATGCATTGTCTGGTAATGAACAGCAATATGAAGAATATGAAGATTCTGAATTTGAACGCTTAACTTCTATCGACTATCGATTATATTTAAAAGATGTATTAGTACAAGGCTTAACAGCTAACTTCTCTAATACATATGCTAATATGTCTGTCGATACTCATCGAGGGCAAGCTCCTCAATATATGGGCGGTCAAGATGCGACATTAACATTTTCTGTTATGACATATGACCAAGCAATTGTCGATGCGTTCGATAAAATTCCTAAGATTATTTCTTATTTTAAAAAGAAATATCCTAATGCATTACCTTCGTACCCATTCAGAATTGAATCTGAATTTACTAAGTTAATCGGTGTGTACGAAGTTATTGTCGAACAAGTTGCTATTTCGACTGTTCCAAATTATCCAGGATTATTCCAAATTAAAGTATCGTTACGTCAAACAGATAGAACATTAAGAAATCGATTTGCCGTATATAAACAATTTTCTGTCGAGAATTATGCGTCTAATTTAGCTACGACACAAAAAGCTACGCAAGCTGCTCTTAGTTATTTTGATATCGATGCTAATTTATCGAAAGCAGAATTATATCCTGATTTACAATTACCGACAATTAAAGAATTAGGAGAGCTTGGATTTGAATTTATTCGCTATAAAAATCCAGGCAATCAAGTATTTGTCGATCCTGATTTTTATTTCTGTTATCACGAAACATTATTCTCTGAACTATTAAGAGATATAATTCTTATGGATAGCAAGCTTCTGCAAATATATAAAGAAGCTGATGAAAATGGTAAACCTTTAGATAAAACTGTCGAGATGACAGCTATCGACGATACAGGACGTGGTGTCGAATACTCACGATCTGGTGGTATGGCAATTGCATCGAATGGCGGATTAGCTTTAGCACTCGATAAAAAAGAGTGGGATTTAACGACTCAAAAGATTAACGATCTTAAAAAACAAGAAAATGATATTCGTTTAAGACTCGTTAAACATGGCGTCAACACTGGTCAATGGAAAATCGGTAAAAATGCTTCCGTATCGTTTATGGAACCATATTATTCTTGGATGTATTATCATTTAAAAGACGATGCTGATTGGAATGAAACTGGTAAGGAAGAAACTAAGCAAGCTGTTAAAACAGCTACTGGTCCAGGTGCTACGATAATTGATCCTAGAACACAAGTTGATAAAAATTCTATAGTTTATAAACAAAATAAAGAGGAATACGATAAGGCCGAAAAAGATCAAGAAAAGCGAAAAGAAAATAATGCAAAAGTATCTGAAAATGCATTAAAATCTGTACTTGTCGATTCTGTCGATACGTTTATGAAAATAGCTGACGATGCGTTAAAATTCTTAAGCACGATTGCTATCGAAGAAGAAAATCAAGATAAAGTATTACTTCAACATTTTTATAACTTAATTGTCGAAACTAAATCTGTTCAACAAAGTACATTTTCTGATTGGCAAGATAAAATTAATAGTACATTAAATAAATTCGTAGCCGCTGCAGTTTTATCTGGTGTCGATAGTGATTTAAGTACTGAAAAACAACAAGAACTTGGCAAACAGTTTATAGCATTTACAGCCACAAAAAAATCTGCTAACGATTCAGTATTAGATCAAGCTGCTAAAAATCAACAAGCTTATAGTATGATGTTAGCAGGAATGGATCCTAATGGAAGCCCATCTAATGACGATAATTTGTCTAAAAATAAATTTAACTTACGTTCGACAAAATATTTATATGAACAAGCTAAATTAAGTTATGATCCTGACAAAGATAAAGATTTCTGGCGTTATGGTTCTATTGTCGAGATGGGTGTATTCGGTATACCATGTTTTACCGAAGAAGAATTTAAATCTAATCCATTATTAAATTTAATGAATGTAGACTTTGCAGCTCGTAAGAAAAAATTTACCGATAAAAAATATACGTTCTTAGATTCCGATCATTATTATTTTGTCGATCCGTATTATCAAACTTCTGATTATAGCGAAACGATGGCATATATGAAAGGTTGTATGACCGATTATAATTATGCTAAAAATGCGTTCTTACGGAATATGTTGTTTTGGATGTGTACGTTAATTAAAAATAATATCATGCCAAACTATATGACAGATATATTATTTAACAACGCTGACGGTGAAGTATCTGCCTATGAGTATATGAAAGATATGAATCTGTCTAAAGACATTCAAGAAAAAAATGTTAATACTATGAAGAACTTTGTTAAGGATAATCAAGAAAAGTTTGTAAATGGTAAATTGTTTGTTTGCTATTCCTTAACAGCTCTTGCTAAAGATAATGATTACATTAAGAAGATTACGACTCGTAATTATAATTCTTTAAATGCTACGACACATAAAGTATTGACACCGTCATTAAGTGTAACGGCTCCGTTAGAAGATAACGATATGATCCTTCGTCGATTATTATTTGCATTAGTACCGGCTGGTATTATAGAAAAGATCGAAGAACTCGGTGTCGATATTAGTAACAATAACCCAATTAGTCAAATTGAACGTGATTATTCTCAAAAATTAGAACTTGAAGCTAATGCAAAAAGAAACTTACCAAGACGTGTTCGTGATTCATTTCTCGATATGATTCAAACAGATGTTCGAGGCAGAATGCTTAGAGGCTTCCCAACATTCCAAGTTATGTTTATCGACGAAGGATTAACATCTGGATTCTGGAAGATGCACGATAGTTTTTATAGTACGAATGCTATTAGTTCTATACAAGTTGTTAAATCTAAAAATATTGCGGCTGATACAGCCACGATTCAGATTAATAATGCGTTCCAAAATATTCTTGCCGAATACGATTCAGATGGCGATAACGATAACTACGTACAACAATTACAAAATGGCTTAGCAGCATTAAATAACTGGTATGATAGTATATTTAATCCTAGAACATTTGTTCGTAACGCACAACAAAAACAAGATATGATTCCGGAACGAGCATCTATTAAATTAGTGGCTGGTGCTAGAATTCATATTCGCATGGGTTATTCTGCCGATGCGGCAAAATTACCTCCGATGTTTAATGGTATGATTACCGAGATTGTTGGTGGCGACGTTGTTAATATAACGGCACAAAGTGATGGTATCGAGTTATCGAATCCGATTCGTGAAGATAACTATGGCGATCGTATTAAAAACAGAGGCGTACATTATTTCCAAGATAGTCCATATGGCAAGTCATTCGGTGGCGTATCTCCTCGCGTATTAATTAGTTCATTCTTAACATGTCAAGATCAAAATTCATTTAGTAAATTATTTAGAGAAAACAACTGGAATGTATTGTCTAGAGTATTCTCTAAAAATCCATTCGGCATTTATCATTTTGGCGATGCATATTATCGTGATATATTTGCTAATGGTGAACCAGTACAAAATATTTACGAAGTAACGAATGATGGTAGTGCTCATTATTATAATAGTAGAATTAATAATGGTATCCTTGATAGTTTTAATCCTTTATCAGATGGTAATCGTATTATTAATGAACAAGGACAAGAACGACAAGAAGATACATGGACTATTAATCAATTAGCAAATACGTTTGGATTTGGCACACAATCTGGTCATCAATATATCGATATTAAAACACAAGGTCGCACTGTCTGGGATATTCTTCAATTCTCAGCAAGTGCTGAACCGACATATATCGGTGCCGTTACTAATTTTGGTTTTAGAAGTACAGCATTCTTAGGTAAGCCAGATTGGTATTATGCTTATAAATATATTAAACAAGGCAAAGATCACAACGTAACAGAAAAACGTAAACCATATTCACAATTCCATATGTATTGGTCTGATCACGATATTATGTCTAATCAAATTCAGACTAATATTAATAAAGTAGCAACAGTTGCTAAAGGTTTATATAACTTCGAAGACGTTAAAAAATCAACGCCTGACGTATATTTAGATCGTGATATTTATCCTGAATACCAACGTTCTGTCGTAGTCGATACATGGTTACATGCTCGTACACAAATTAATACGTCTTCCGATAATACGTTTACGATAGACAGTGAAATCGGTTCACTCGATAATTATGCTACGACTACTGGTTTAGTTATGAGTGCTCCCGGTGCAGTTATGGGATCTGAAGGCGGAGTGCTTGGTATAGCTGCTGGTGGTGCTGCTGGTTTTGGTATCGGTACACTTATCGAAAAAGGTGTTAAGTCCTTAGCATCTTGGGCCGTTACTAACTGGTTTCCTCCAGAATTTGGTGGTAGTGAACATAATCATGAGAAGACGGCTCGCAATATGACGATTAGCCGATTAAAACGTTCGGTCGAACAAATTTATTCTGGCAATTTAGTCGTATATGGCGATCCTTCTGTTAAGCCACACGATAGAATCGCTATTATCGATGAACCAAACAGTATGACTGGTCAAGCTAAAGTTCGAGATGTCGTTCATATGATGTCGGTAACGACTGGTTTCGTTACGACAATTACACCCGACGCTATTGTCGATCCTTTAAATGATAAAACAACACAAGAAGTTAATATGTCTTTTATATCGACAGCAGCACGTTATACGACATATGCTATGGGTTTATATAATTTATCTCGTACATTATTAGTTCAAGCGTTATACGATGATTTTGTCGGAGCTGTCGTTCGATCTGAAGGATGGTTTGCTGAACGATATGCTGATAAGATTCAAGGATTAATAGAAAATAAAAAGAATCCATTATATAAACTCGAATCATACAGAGCTCGGAAACAAATTGCACTCGATAAAATCGACGAACAAATTAAAAATCTTCAAAGTAAAAAAGTTGCCGGTACATTAACTCATGCAGAAAATGAAAAAATCACGATGCAGCTTCGTAATTTATTAGCTCGAAGAGAAAAAATATCTTCGATTTCTAAGATTGGTAAAATACAATCGGCAATAGGCGATGCTCATAAGAATTCTCGTGAATATATGTTACAACATCTTAACGATTGGATTAAAGCTAATACAGAATTTGAACTAGCTAAAAAACAAACAGCTGAAAAATTTGCATCATTAATGCATAAAGAATTAACAGAAGCTAAAAATGATTATGAAAAAGCAGCTACCGAAGCAGAACGCAAAAAATATATTCGTAATAAAACTAATAGAATTGCTCAATCATTAAATAAAAAAGAATCTAAAGCTGCCGGAGAAGGTGGTAAAAAATCTACGACCTCTAAAGTTAGTGTTCCTGTATTTGATGAAAATGGCAATCCAGTTTTAGATGAAAAAGGTAGGCAAAAAAGTGAAATAAAAAAAGTTCAGATTAATAAAGGACGGAAAAATCTTAGTAAAGAATTACAAAAACTATACGAAAAACAATTTAATAAAGAGTATGATATAATTCTTCGCAACAAGGAAATGACGTTAAGAAAAGTTATTCAAAAAGTCGAAGCCGTTACTAATCGTATTTCTTTAGTAAATAATACTGAAAAAGGTGCTAAAATATTAGACGAAATAAAAGATGTATTATCGACATCTAAAACGATAACACCTGATAAGATTACGGAAATTTCTAACGACGTTCTTAAGACTGGCGGTCTTGGTTCTAAGGTCGAAGCATTCGCTTCTAGTTTCTTAGGAAAAAGAATTGTCGGAATATTAGGAAAAGGTTTACGTATAGCTGGCAGTCCTTTAGTAATTTTAGGTTCGTTTGTTTTAGGTCGTTGGGGTGATATGATTAAAGACTTTATCGATAATTATAAAGTATTATGTGTGACTCCATTATTAAAACGCGGTATGCCATTTATTCCGGCTTGGGGCGGTAACTCTGGTACAATATTTATGAGTCCAACATGGGGTCAACGTGGACCAATGTTAGATCTTATGGATAATTTGTTTAATTATCGTGTTACAAAAACAGGTAATGCTACTGCTGATGCTTGGGAATATGCTAAGATGAGTGGCAGTTGGTTATTAAACGCATTACTTGGCGGTGGTCCTGGTGAAGCCATGGAAAAATATGCTTTACAAACCGATAATATGATGAAGGCTAATGATCAAGGTGGTCAAGTTACATATACGATGACTGATAACTATGTATCATCATTATTCCAATATGGTGATATTCGTACGATGTCTCAGATTGTAAATGTAAACGATAAGACTATTAAAGCCGAGAAAGAATTATCACGAGCCAATGCTAAGATGTTTATGCATCATTATGATATGACAATCTTTAAAGATACGACATTATTAAGACCATTAGTTCCGGTGCCAGGTCCTGAATTTGAAATTTATAAGCAAACTAAGTTCTTTGTTATTCGACATGAAAAAGCTTTGTTTAATAGTGAACGACCTAATACCGTTGAATTTAATATTGAGCAAGGCGGTCGATTCGTTAAAGTTGTCGGTATCAAAGGTAAAGATGGCGACGGTAAAGAAATTCTCGATGCTAATATTTTACATCCATTTGCTCTTAATACATTAAGAAAAATTATATTCACGGCCGAACAAGAATTATCTTATAAAGGTACGGCTGATTATAATACATATATTAATAAAGTATCGAGTGATTATATAACGCTTGCAAGTTGTTATTTATTCGGTACGGATAAATTATATCCAGGTTCTGGCTTTGGGTTCACATTAATAGGTCATGGTGAATCTGCTGTTAATTTAGATAAAATTTTATCGGCATTACAAGGTGCTGGTGAAATTGAATATACTTCTGACAATAGTTCTGACGATATTATATACAAGGTAAATGTAAATATTCCGAAATTATGATCCGTAATAAAATAAAAGACAATTATGTCGGTCAAGAAATACGGAATCAAGGTTTTGCAAAGTTAAAGGGATCGGTATTATCTTCCGACCCTTTAACTAATACTTGTTCCGTTATTTATACCGATCAAATGGGCAATCGACAAACCGAATCGGCTATGCATGTACAAACGAATAGTGTCGACTCTTGGTTTCCAAAAGCTGGTGAATATGTTATAATAGAAGCATATAATAGCAAGCCTATGGTTACGGGAAGATGGACCGCAGGCTATGCTTCTGAAATTTATGCTGAAAGCGAATTAAAAAGCGATATATTCCCAGATGAATATACTCAAGACCAAGGAGGTTCTATTACGTAATGGCTGAAGACAAAGATAAAGCAAAACAAAAGACTGAAGAAAAGCCTAAAACCGTTCCGGATAAAAAATTAAAAATTAACGAAACGGCTCAAAATAAAAATATCGATGAAGTAACGAATGCCGTTAATGATTTAATAGCTGAGACCGGAGACGATGCTTCTCCTATCGATGAAGATAAATCATATTTAGGATTACGCGTTAATGCTACTGAATACGAAGAAGTGTCGAAACATCCTGATCGAATTAAAGATTGGGCGATGAGACGTGGTACTTCTAGTATCGTTATGAAAGAAAACACATCGGTAGCTATGGCAGTTGGCAATAGTTCTAAATTATCGGTTGATAATGGTACGATTAATGCTGTATCAAATACGCATCGAATTAAGGCAAATCGTATCGATTTAAACTTTGACGAAATACTATTTAATGGCCATAAATTAAATAATCGTATTTTTGAATTAGCTGACTTTAGAGAACTTCAAGATAAACCCGGCTCTGTGGTCGGTGACTTTATGGTTAAAGGCACAGTTTTAGTTAAATCTTGGGAGCCAAATCTCGGACGATATGTATTGATTCGTCGTGATATAATTATGCCGTTATTCGGACAAAATACGACGTTAGTCGAAATTGCCGAAGGTCTTAAGTTAAAAGACCCAACAAAGCTCGTAACAGATTTCGCTCCGTTTACACAAGCAATGCTTGCTGGCGATTCTCCTATTACAGAAAAATCGGCAAAAGAAGCTTTGAAAAATATTGATCCTAAAGATCAAAAATTATTAGAAAGTAATATTTATGAGATTAAAGCATCTGATTATAAAACACTCGAAGAGTTTCAAAAAGCATTAGACGATAAAAAGAAAACGGTTCTCGATGCATTCCAAGCTTCTGTAGACAAAGGAAACGAAACGGCTAAAAATTCTATTGTACAAGCTAATCAAGTTTACGAATTGTTAATGAATGCAGCTATAAAATATTATGGCAATAAGGATGTTAATACAACACCGACTGAGCTAAAAAAAACTGACGATTCTAATGCTAACACTAAGAAGCAGTCGTAATATACATATAGCTTCTTATATAATTGTAGCCGTCTACGACGGCTCCAATTTCTTCTTTAATATTAATTGGTGAAACATGAATTATAATCAAATTCTAGGAAAAATAAACGAGGAGACTCGTAAAAAAGTTGCTGATGAATATAATGAAATTCATAAAAAGTATATTGTTCCTGAAGATTATTCTGGTTCTGTTAACTTAATTGATAGGTTATTAAAAAATAAAAATATTAAGATTGATGATACTCTTAAAAAGAAACTTGAAGATTCTAGGAGTAAATTAGTCGAAGCAATAAAAAATAAAGATTTTAAAGGAGCCGCCAAGATTGTAAAAGATCTTGACGGCTTTCCTAATATCATTAAGGATGTCAATGCGCAAGATATTCTTAAGCTCGTCGATAAACGAGATATTGCTTACTTAGCTTTTGATAAACTTATCAACAAAGAAATAACGAATAAGATATTTAATACGTTACATATAACGAGCAAAGAACAGTTATTACCAGCACTTCAAGATAAACGTAGTAAAATAATTGCGATTATCAAAACATATAAGCATATTAAAAATACGAATCCTGCATTAACGAATCAAATATTAAAAGATTTGTCTGATAACGTTAATAAGCAACTCGACGAAGAAATTAAATATGCTACTAATAAATATCAAGTATTAGCTGAACAACAAGCTGGTAAGCGTATCGATGATTTATATACAAGAGCAACTGGCTACATAGATTTTGCTAACAACTATACTAAAAATTATTTAGACAAAGCTCAAGCATTAGAAGATAAGTTAAACAATGCTATTAGTCGACTCGATACGATTCAGCTAGGCGGCTTTGCTAAAACTATTAATATGAACTTACAATTATCTAAAATAGATTTTGTAAGTAAAAATATTGAACGCGTTAATAAGTATATGCAAAAATATACTGATTTAGCTCGTAAACATTTAGATCGTGCTAAAAAATGGGCGACTGAACAAGTTACAAAATTAGCATCTCGAGTTCTTGGTGAAGTCGGCAAAAAACTTGCATCATGGGGTAAAAGTGCTATCGGTAAAATTAAAATTTAGAAAGGATATATAATGATTGATTTTTTATTAAATTCTGATAAAGATGATATTATGATTGAACAAAGTAATCGATCACGACAATTAAAAATTCAATTTAATGTTGCCGAATCATCTAAAAAATTAAAGATTCAATTCTTTGTCGAAACAATTGCTCGACCAAAACAAATAACACATCCTTTAGAAATTAATTTTACGATTCAAAATAAGAATAATCCTTATGCTAAACAAAATGTATATGCTACTCCTATCTGTGCCGATAATGAGGTTTATACTATTCAACAAATCATGATTAGGTTAAAAACTGAATTAGGCGAAGTATTACAGCGTCCTTTGTTAGGATCACGATTAGTAGAATATCGTCATAAAGATAAATTCAATAAGTCTAATTTATTAGCTATTAAAGAAATAGTCGAAGGTATTGTTAATGATGATAATTATACTATTAGTGTGAGACCTAATGTTAATGAAAAACAAATTATGTCTTGGCATAATATACATATAGAAATTAAGCATAAAGAAACGAATAGAGTTTTAAAAGGATTTACAATATGAAACATTTGAATGAAATTTATCAATCGATAAAAGCTTTCTTTGAAAGCAAAGTTAAAAATACTGTAGAACAAGGCTCTGTCCTCGATTTGTTTATGCTATCTGTTTCTAACGAAATGAATGATGCATATGAATATATTGAGTCTAATAAAACACCTCATATATATACTTCGTTAAATGGACAGAATCTTGACGATATGGTTAAATTTTGTGGCTTTACTCGTCGTGAAGGCGAAAGCGATCAGAATTTATTGTATCGTCTAATTAACTGGTCTTTAATTAATGAAAAGTCTAATACGATTGCTATCGATGCTGCTTTATTAGATTTAAAAAACGCATCGAACGTAACGTATGTACCGATGGTATATGGAACAGGCACAGCTATTTGTTATGTAATTCCGACAGAGTATACTGTCGAAAAAATCGAAGCTGCATTAGAAGAAGCTAAAGATCGTTTAAAAAATGTTACGAGTCCTTCATTATATATAGAATACGTGACACCAGAGTTAAGAGCCGTAACATTAAATATTAGTATTTCTAATAGCGATTCTAATCTTGCCGATATTAAACGAAATCTCGAAATAAAATTAGCAGAATATATTAATGCGATTCCGCCAAAAGAAAGTTTAGATATTGGATATATTAATAAACTTGGTATTAATGAAACTGGCGTAAGTTATTTTAATGTATCTGGATTATTTGTCGATGGTGTATCAGTTACCAATTTAAAAGTACTACAAGATATTAAATCTAAGATGTTACTCGATACGATTCAATGGATCGAGGTATAATATATGGATGCTATTACAAATAAAAACTTTATAAAAGCTTTACAGTATTTTCCTAAATGGATGCAAATTCGTCGTCGTCCTTATAAGTCTAATGCCGGTCATTTGTTAATGTCTATTATTCAAGAGATGACAGATATTTGGAAAGAAATCGATGCATATGCTAAAGACTTCTTTCTGGTGAATTATGCTGGCAAAGAAAATACTATTATTAGTAAAATATATAAATGTGCGATTGGTGAATTAAATCCTAAGTTAAAACTAGATAATGAATTTACGATTACACAAAGTTTAGCTGAATTTTATAAGCATAAAAAATGTGCTTATTATGAAAACGGTTTTTTATATTTTAAAATAGACGAAGTCGAAAATAAACCGATTGGCTATTCTATTAATAAATTTCATTATACGGCTAATATAGAAATTGAACCTGTCTGGAATATCTTCGATGAATTTGCATGGTTTGCTGGCATCGATCGTTTGCCAGATGAATCTAATCTTAGTTTGTCTAACCGAACATACGATGCATTAAGAACTAAAAATAATAAAAATAATAATATATTATTCGATGATAAAAGTATTCTTGACGTATATAAACATCGTTTTAATTCGACAGAATTTGGTATTAAATATTTAATTAAGAATTTGTTATCAGCTTATGCTGGCATTGCTTTTAAAGATATTCATATCGAAAAACTAAATGAAGTTAATATTCAGAATGTTATAAAAGATCGGAAAGTTTATGATTATATCTCTGAATTAAATAAAGATATCGCTCGAGAAAAAGTATGGGATTTAACATTCTGGGAAAATCAATTTAAGAAAATGGATTATTCCTCTCATACTTGGGATCAACCTGTTGAATATTATCAACAAGGTGTTGGATATTACGATAGTTTAAAAGTAATTACATCTAGCGAAATTAATTCTTCTGATTTTACCGACGTAAATATTATTGGCTATAAAAAGTCTAAACAGAAGATTAGTCAATATCTTCTTAATAGTAATAAATCTTTTAATATCGATATCGGATTAAAAAAATATGGGTTAGATTTAAAACCGCTCGATGTTCAATATAGCTTAAAAGCCACATCTGTTGTCGGTATTAATCCTGAAAGTGTTATGTTTAATACATACAATACGTATAATGGATTATATACGTTACCTATCGAAAAGTTTGTCGATGAAAATGCTCCGTTAACAGGTATAACAGTATCTAATAATGGTCATTTAGTTAACGATACGAACGAAGATATTACATATAAAGTAGTCGCTCAGCCTATTAAAGAAGGCGGCAATCTTTATATCGATTCGTTTAAAATAGATAACGACGATATCGTAACGAATTATTATAATAATAATTACTTTAAGAAAGAAAATAACAGTATTTCTTATGTCGATAATTATTTCTACGGTACTCAAATTAGAGATTTTGCATCGACTACTAATGTATACGATACTAAAAATGGCGTAGCGCTCGATATTTCAAAATCGACGATCGGCACATTTACAATTCCGTTAACTGCCGATATGGAATTTAAGACAATTAATTATAATATTATCGATATACCTATTAATATTATTAACAGATTTGATTTAATTAAGTTAAATAACTTTAAATATAAGTCTGACGATAATATATTATATATTGATTCTGGTGCTAAGGGTTCTATCAATATCGAGCAAATTATTACGTCATTGGAATTTGAAATTGATAAATTAGATTCTGAGCAAAATACAGGATCTTGTCAAATTGTAATTACCGATGATAATAATAATATTTTAATTCAAGAAGAATTAAATACTTCGACTACTAATAAGAAATTTAGTTATATTGCAGATGAATCATCTAAAAAGAAAATTACGATACATAAAATTGGCCAGATTGGTTTTAAGATTAAATTTATTAAAGCATCGGCTAACGGAATTATGTTTAGTATTAATGGCAATCGAATTCCTAAAACATTAAACTCATATTCCTTACCAGATGCTATTAATAATAAACTATTAACAGTTACATTATATTCTTATCTTGGTATATCTTCTCCAGTATTAGAATATATTTCGATTGCCGGAGAATTTTCTAATTTTAAATTCTTTGAACAAGAAATTGTTGTACCGGCTAATACGACTAAAGATATTAAAATAGAATCTCGAGAAACTAAATTATTATTATATAAAAATAATAATCTTATCGACGACAATTTTAATACGTATAATACATATTCAGGTATTGGCAAGTTGCCATTATCTATTAACAGTTCTAATTTAAAATTTATTAATAACGAACTTAAAACCGGTACTATTAATGGAAGAAACACTTCATATATTGATATTGATTCTGATATTAAATATATAGATATTAATTTTAATAAATATGAAGAACTTATCGAATCGCTAAAGCTATCTCAAATATTAATAGATAATTATGAGTATGATCATACGAAAGAAAATGTATTCGTTACGTATAACGGTAAGATAATTATTTATAATAGTTCTGGAAAAACAGAACCATTTAAAGAAGTTACGATAGAACGATCTGTGTTCTCTAGAAATTATAATTTAATTAAAGCTATTGTTCCCGATTCGATTTTAATTAATTTTATTCATGATAATAATAATGTTATTACGACGAAAGAAAATTTCGATGTTAATAAAATTATTAAAATATCGTTAGCTACTAAGAATTCTTCGACTCATATTTTAAACAAATCTGATAAGATCGTTCAAAATCAGAAAGATTACGATATCGATCTAGGAACATTCGTTCCTAAATTATCTCAAGATCAAGTATATTATCTTGAAATTAATTTACCTGATAATTATGATAAGACGACACAATATATTCGTTATACTTACGATACACATGAGTCATTAGAAAAAAGTTGTTTAATCGGTAATAATATTAATATTGTCACACCTGTTATTACAGTATTTGCTAATTACTGGAATAATAACGAATCAAATTATAACGTATCATTACGAAAGAAATTTGAAACGACATTATTCTCTTCTGAATTTAATTTGAACGAAACTGTAGATATTGACGGGAAATCTTATAATTTATCCGAGTACTCATTAACAGTTCCTTCGTATTTATCTATTACATATACTAATAAAACATATACAGAAGATGTTCAATTAACAGAAGACGGACTTGGTAAATTAAAATATTCTAATGTATTGTCTACTGATGCAGTCGTAAAGATTGGAGACCATACATTAACTAATAAAGAATATGCTATTTATTCTGAACCAGGTATTATATTAATCGACGATATTTTTGAATATAATTCTTTAACAGCAAATATTATATATACATATAAAGCTCCGATTAAGATAAGCTTTAATTCATTAGATAAATTATATGAACTTGTCGAATATAATATCGACGCTTACGATATTGAAAACTTATTAACTGTTAAAGATATGAAAGATGGCGAAAGTCGAATCGTAACAATTGCTAATAAAGATATCGATAAATTATATGCAACTTCAACAAATAGTAATTTTACGTCTGTTATCATTAATAATAAAGTAACGGTATATCGTAATAATACTGACAATAGAATAGCTGTTAAAGCTGGTTATTATTATGAAAATGGTAAAGAATATTATCTTGGCGTTAACGAATCGACAATAAATCATCATCGTGATCATTATGTCGACTATAATAATACGAAAAAACAAGGCAGTTTGCTCGTATTAAATTCTAAGAAACAAAACTTTATTCCGAATAGTTTAATGGATATGAAAATTTTAAATCCATTATGTTATGTAAATTTTAAAGAGCAGAAAGAAATATCTGAGATATCTTCGCTTCACTCATTAACAACAGCTAATACATTTAATAATTGGACATTTGATAAGTGTGATCCGACATTGCTCGAAGAAAATAAAAATTATATCATTAATTTTAATTTTGATAAAAATGGCTATGCTATTTTTAGAATCGATAAATATATTTATGATAATACATTTATTAATATCAAAATGTCGGGCAATCTTATTATTAGATTATTTAGTGAGCGTAAGCTTAATGGTTTCAGATTGCAAAAGAAGCCATTGTTAAAATTTGAAAAAGATTTTACAATAGCCGATGGTTCTGCTGCAATTAATTTTACGCGTGAAAACGATTTGTATTATTATATTGTTGTTACAGGTACGCAAGGATCGATAGAAGAAATAGTTATTTCTGATAAAGAAATTGAAGCGCCTCATAAAAAGAATATCGATAAACTTGGTTGGAATATTACTGAAAAGAAATTAAATCCAGACTTATTTATTCATTACGATAATTTTAATGCGTCGACAACTAATTTAGATATCGACGATGACGGACGTATTGTATATGGTACGACAATGGATTACGATGCTACGTTAATTGGAACATCAGATCTAATGAGATGCCAATTAGATAAAGTATTGTATCGTAATAATAAATTAATTACGTTAGATGAACCAGGTGTCGTTACGACTGAAATATTTGATTTAATCGGAAAACATTATGAAGCATCTAGTGATGAATATTATAGATATATGAATAATATATTATATTTCATTGGTAAGATTAATACCTTGTCTTCTGACATATTTAAAATAACAGTTCTAGGTTCTGATAATTATTATAGTACGTTCTCGACAATTGGTATTATTGAAGATAGTTGTTTTACATTAATAAACAATGAAAAGTTAACACAGTATATTCGATTAAGAATTGATATGCCTGCTAATACAGAAATATCTTCGATCGATGTATATAATATATTTAATGAAACTGACGATGTAAAAATTCCGTCTTTAATAGAAACCTCTGGAGTTTTAATCTCGAGACTATTAATGGTGTCAAATAAGAATAGTTACAATATAGATTCTATCGACGGAGATATTAAAGGCGACGTTAGAATTAGTGTACGGACACTTCGTAAAAATGGTATCGATTCTAATTTTACACAGTGGAAAGAATTATATAAAAATGGTAAAATAGTACCAGTAGCTGTTAGTAATACAGATACGTTCCAATTTAGAATTGAATTGCTGGCGCCAGATGCCTCAGTTCTTATTAATAAGATAGGATTAACAACTATATGATATTTTTTGATAATGCAAGAATAACTAAGAATAACGGATGTTATTTTTACGATCAAGATATTATTATTCTTGATTATGCATATAGTGGCGATTCTAGAATTAAATTAAAATTAGATTATATAAATCCAGGATTCGGAATTCTCTTAATTGAGGATTCCGATTCTAAATTTAATTCTAAAAAACAATATATGTTTAAACTTGGTGATGATGATTATGCCGTTATCGAAAAGTTAGATGACGGACAAAATCAAGTCGAATATTCTACGATACAATTTAAGCATTTATTAAAAGATGCATATGTTGTTTTAGAATATGAAAATAATAAAGCTTCTTTTTATTTAGAAAAAAATAATAAAAAAGTATTAACGATTATTCAAGATTTTCCGATTGAATTTAGTTCATATCATATCGGCTTATATTCACAATATGGTAACACTGTCGAATCATTGCAAGTATCTTCAGGATTACCTGTTGGATGGGCAGCTAATGTTATTAGTACTGTTGGTGGTCGTTTATATTATTATGATAATACAATTAAGTTTGAAAATTGTACATATGAAGCTCAAACAGAAACTGACTTTATTAAATTAAAAGCTGGTACTTATTATTTAAAATATAATGTTACTGGTGATATTAAAGCAGCTGCATTCGCTTCATCTGATCCAAGTATCGAATTAAATAAAAAGAATATTTTAAAAGACGATAAAATTGTTCTTGAAGAAGATTCATATGTATCGATACAATTTTATGGTAAAGATGGTATCGTATCTAATATATCGTTACAAGAAACTGTTAACGGATCATACTTACCGTCATCTGGCAATGGATCATTACAAGAAGGTAGTTATTTACATTTTATACTAGATAATATTTCTTCGATTCATTTATCGGTGCAAATTACAGAACTACCAGAGTCTGAAAATTTAACATATTATTATTTTAAATTTGGTGATCGAGTTTTTACGCCTAAAGATTTTCCGATCGGTGAATATATCGATGTTGTGTATGATCGTAAAACATTAACGATAAAATATGCGGACAAAACAATTCGATTAAATCGATATGATAGCAATATCCTCGATATGTTTTATAACGTAAATGCTTTTATTAAAAAATTAGTTATTATTAATAAAGATAATAAAGAAGAAAATTTATTAACGGTTAGCGAAACATATTCACATATTACTAATGAATTAGATTCACCTATTTTATGCTTAGATGAAAACGATGAACCATTCGATTTAAGTTCTTCGTATCGTGAAGTTATTATACCGACTATTCATATCGATATGTTTAATAAATACAACCCGATGAAATTGTCTCATCAATTAAATACATATCAGTTAGATGATATTCAAGTTATCGGCATTAAAGAACATTGTCAAATTAATCCGGATGCTAAGAATTTTAATGACTTTATTATTTCTGAAACGGGTTTCCAATATATCGATTTTAATCCGGCTATTAATATTAATGTCGATTTAAATTCTTTAGTTTACGATAAAGATATTCGTAATAAATATAAATATATAGCAATCATGTATCCGACTGCCGATACATATATGTATAAATTTACAAACTGGTCTCGTGAATATTTTGATAATAAAAATAATGTACTACAATTAGCACATCCAATTCTTAATACGTTTAACAATATTAACATTTATGGTATGAATAAAGAACCTAAGCTTGATTTATTCTATCGAGTTCGTCAAGATAAAGAAACGTCGGATATTAAATTAACAGCTAATACGTATGATATTGTCGATAATGCATCATTCGATATCGACTTTAAGAAGAATCGTATCGAATTAAAAAATAATAATTATAAATATTATATTGTCGAATACCTTAAAAAAGATAGTTATTGTATTAACGATTTGAAATACAATGTATTATTAAATAAAGATTCGTCTAATTTATACGAAGTTAAAATCTCGACTAATAAAGAAAACTTTAGATTGGTTTATGATCAAGACGAAAAAACAAAAACAATTAATAAATATAAATTAACTGATATAAGTTTTACACCTAATCGGTATGTAACATTGAGGTCTGTATGAAAATTTATTTAAATAAAAAAGAAATTGTCGACAAGACATTGCTCGATGAAAACGATATACCGTTATCATATTTAAACAATTTATCAGTGTATAGCGATACGATTATTAAATATGATAGTAAACTATTAAAGCTAAATAAAAAAAGAGCTATTAATTTATATGAGAAGGTAGATAAGAATACATTATTTTTTAAAGAAAATAATGAGCCGGCAAAAATTAATAAAGATTATTTAATCGATATTGATGGCAAAATCGATCTTCTTAATAGTTCTAAAAAATCTTCGTATCGCCCGACTATATTTGGATATAAATATGTATTAGAAAGAACGATACCGTTTCAATCTGATAAAGAATATACTATTAATATTGATTTTACTGGTATGGAAAACGTAAAAGAATTATTAAAAACAATTACGTTGCCAAATAATTTACATTTAAATAGTGTTCAAAATAATCCAGATATTAAATACTTTTCAGACGAGAAAACATATTTAGAAAATATGCGAGATGGCGGTTATCAAGACAACTGTAATATTTATATCGTAAAGTCATCGTATGCTAATAAGATTATATATAATAAACCTAAAATCTTCGACGTTGCTAAACCTGTAATATTCACACAGTCTGAATACACAATCGAACCGTCGTGGGATATTTTTAACCATGATTCTGAAATGTCATTATTCCCGAGAATGACATACGACTATATTAAATTAACGATTAATCATACGCCTATATTAATTATGAGAGATCGTTTAAATTATAAGTTAGTTATGTTGTGCGGCAAAGAAATATTCACACAAGAACGATTGATTAAATTTTTAGTCGAGAATATCGTATATGCTTATACAATAGGTTATTATAAGGTACCGGAAGCTTCTGGCTCTTATCTTAATAGTTTTATTTCGAATAATATTATCGATTACTATTATAGTTTAAATAATAGAATGAATAGTAATCATCCAACAATTAACTTTAAAAAAGATGTCAAAACTTCTAATTTTAAAGATACGTCGTATAAGTTAGTCGATGTATTTACTACAAATAGTAATATCGTATATGATTATGTTGATTATTCTAATAATGTATATTTTAAGAAAACTATTAATGATGAACCAGAGAAAGGTAACGTCGATTCATTAATTTATACGACAAATCAAGAATTAAAGTTTATCGATAAAGTCAATTATTCGTTGTATGATATTGAACAATTACCAAATATTTCTTATAAATATGATAATGATAAATTAGAAATTGTCGTTTCTCCATATTATAGTTCTTCTCAGAATATTGCTAAGAATAAACAAACATTTTTAACGATACATGATATTAATAAAAACTATGTATTGTATATGAGAAAAACTTCGATTTTTGCCGACCAAGAATTTTATATATTAGAAGATACTGAAACTTCTGACGATATAAAAATTGCCAATATTATAATTAAATTAAATAATAATATTATTCCGACAGATGTTCGTATAATTGGTGGTGGATCTAGTAAATATGATAACTATGATTATATCGACACTGGTAATATAAACGGTAGACCATACAGAGTTGGTACATCGATGGTTATTACTTTGCCGAAACGTTACGAGCCGTATCGAGACCAACTACAACGACAAATCGATAAACATATTTCATCGGCTGAAGCGGCAATTATTATTTTTAAGGACTAGATAATGGCAAATAATTTTCTAAACAAAATCGACTTTACTAAAGGCGTGAAGGCAAGACCTATCAATGAAAATTTTGAGATGGTTCAAGATTGGATCGATAAAGAACGATTGCAATCTGCAGGCTGGGGCATTATTTCTGGTTTTGAATTTAGTCGACGTGGCGATGAATTTGTTATCGATATCACAGCTGGCGAACTCATTAATAGATCCGGTCATAAGATTAAATTAGATCCAGCTTTCGTAAATGTTGGTGAACCACAAGCTATTCAGTATTTCGAAAAATTTACACTTGATGCTTCTGGTGAAATTACGTTACGTTTTCCAGTATACGCTCCGTCACAATTAAAACAAATTGTATATATAGCAGGTGTTCAAGGTGAACTACCAGACACTAAAGAATTTCGTGTATACGATTTAGAAACACAAGAAATTCTTCAGATTGCTTCTATTAATAAACAAACGATTCATATCGTCGATCCAGAAGGTAATGAAGGACGTAAAGTCGGCATCGTATATAATTATGCATCGTCTCATATCGACACGATTGTGTATAATGAAAAAATTCCGGAGTTATATCCTAAGTATCATTACGGTATTTTTTCTGCATCGCCAGCCTTTCCTGATTTAAATCAATTTGAACAACAAGGCGATATTATTCTTGGCTGGGCATACTGGACAATCGATGAAAATGGTATTTCCGTAAAATTCTTTTACGATAATAAAAATACTCGTCCAATCTATGTCGATGAACATGGTAATATTTATTTATATGGTAAATTGTATTCTAAGACACAACGTAAATTCATTTACTTTATAGAGCCTTCTAATCCAGAGCCAAATGATTTATGGTACGATAGCGATTCTAATATCTTATATATTTGGCGCCAATTTAATGGTGGCGATTATCAATGGGTTCCAGTAAATGAACATAGTACGATGGATCTTCATGAAACGAAATTATTCGTTCCAGATGAAACATTAACAGACGAAGAAAATGAAAAACAAACGTTTATCTTTGACGAATCCGATACGAATATGTTCTTCTTGCCAAGATCTAATTCTTTAGACGTATATATCGATCAAGGATATATTATGAAAGACCAATATGTCGAAATGGTCATGTTAAAAGAACAAGATCGCAGTGGTAATCATTTAATAGTTCCTGATAATCCTAAATATAAACTAAGTGATATTATTAAGGGTGTCGGCTTTAAATTAAACTATTCGTTAAATGAACCGACTGTCGTACAAGTTAACGTTCGTCATACTATTAAAAAGGGTAAGGAATCTGGTGTATTCCAACGTGCTGCTGTATTCGTCGAAGAAAAGCGTATTATTTATAATGAAGATTCGTATCCTAATAATACGAGAATTATTAAATTGCCGACGACATATGAATACGGTAAACAACAACTCGAAGTGTTTTTAAATGGTATGAAACTTCATAGTGGTTCTTCTGACGAAGTAGATTTTAGTGAAGTGCTTCCTGTACCGACAGAAGATAATCCAAATCCAATATTAACTAATAAGTTTATTATTAATAATAATATTAATTTAAAATATGGCGATCGTATTATATATCGCATTTCTCATTATGTTTGGTCTTACGAACAATTAGAATCTATCGTTACAAATGCTCAAGAAGGTATTAAAGAAACGAAAGATTTAATTACGAATGTCGATAAAAAATATTCACGTATTGTCGACACATTTGATCCGGCATTACAAGCGATTCAAAATATCATTACCGATTTAAAAGAATCGACTCTTAATACAGATAATTTTGTTAAGAAAACTGATAAGATTACGAAGGATATGCTTGATGATTCTGTTAAGCATGGTTTGTATAAAGAACTTAAACAGTATGAAATTACGGTCGATCCGACGAATACGATTTATCCGTTACAACATACTGTACAACAAGATCAAATGTCTTTCGTATTATTAGATCAATATACAGGTAATAATAAAATCGATAATGCTAACATTAGTACAATACTTAATTATGGTACTGATTATGTATATATCGACAATAACAAAATTAAATTATCTGCCGGTCTTATTAGAAATACAAGAAAACTTAAATTTATGGTTATTTCCTTTGGAGTGTAATTCATGCAAAATACATTGACATGGATGGTTCTCGACGAAAAAGAATTTAATATTTATAGTACTTATAAAGCCGGAGTTATTACTTCGGCTTCTCGTACTGTAATCCCGATTCGTCTATATAATAATTATATGGGCGTTGAGAAACAGCCAGATTTAAAAAATTTCGGCATTAATTTTTATTTTACCGATATTGAAGATTCTTCTTTATTAGATAATATAAAAATTTTAAATGCTGAATCTGTCGAATTACCAACGACTCGATTAAATGAAGTGTTAACAGTTAATTTAACGAACGAGGTAATTATTAGCGGCGCTCCAAACAAAGGAGATAGCAAAGATAATTATTACGATTTTAATATCGTAATTGAATTGCCTAAAGACGTTAAATATAAGATTAACGATCTTAAAGAATTAACTTGTGATGTTGTTTATTATTAAGGAGGCCTATTAATTGAAACCTACATGGGGCATTCGTAAATTAAATGAATATTCCGTAGATAAAAATACGGCGATTATCATTACTGATAGTGAAAAAGATAATTACTATTGGGCCGATATTCCTGATGGCTCCTTATTAGTAAATGATAAAACTGGCAATCTTTCTATTAAATTGACAGGAGAGTCTGATTGGGTACCGATGGGTATTCGTAAAGACGGTACTGAAAAATTAGTTAAAGATGCGATTATTAACGTCGAATATTATACGATTGTTAAATTTGAATTAGAACATAATCGATTCTATTATCATGATCGTGAAGAAATTACTCGTATCGGTAAAATTATTAACGGCAAAGCTCAATTTAAAGTTGGCTCCGGTCTTTACTTACCAGGTACTAATCAGCTTGAAGTATTAATTAACGATAGTGTACATCGTAATACGATCGATGGCGGGCTCGAAGAAATTAATATGAAGTATTTCCAAATCGATGCCGATGATATTCGATTAGGTTCTACTGTTACTGTTCGCTATATTAATTATGAACGTTTAAGTGAACTATATCCATTTATTTATACACAAGAACAAGTACCTTGGTTCTTCGAAGATAAAGATTTATGGATTAATCCTGCCGATAACGTCGATGTAAACGGATTAACAATTACACCGTTAAGTTATTATGTAAAATATTTAGATAATAACGAAGCGGAAATTATCGTATTTACAACAAAAAATTCTCGATTAATTGCATCGAGAAAAATGAACGAATATGTAAATAAGATTACGAATAAGAATGTTAATCGTTTTAAAGTACCGAGAGAAAATAATAATTTTTATATTAATCTATTTTCAACATATCCTGGATATAAAACTTCGTTTGCTAAAGTTCTTATTAAAGGATTAATTTCGGACGAAGATAAATTAACACTCGATGTTGATTTGACATATCCTAATAGTGGTATGGCTAAGATATCTGCCAAAACTCAATTAGGTAATATTATTACTTTTAAACGTAATAATAGAAAAATATATAGTGCGCAAAATATTGGTATTGGCGTACAGCATACATTAGCTCGTGAAGAAAACAATTATGATGTCGTAGTATCTGTTAAGAATCCGACGAATGGTTTAGTTAAAGAAAAAACATTAACTATTAAAAAGAAAATGATTCATTTAACAGCAAATGTTAGTCATGTTACTTCTGTTAATGGTACAACTATTTCTGTCGAAACAATTCCTGAGTCTAAAATTTCAGTTATCCCAGTTAATGAATTCAGCGTCGAAGGCACTCCTATTATTCCAGAAACTGCAGTCGATGCTGACGGACGATTCTCTGGAGTCATTCCGTTAACTGATTCAGAAGCTCATTATAAAGTTATTATTACTAACGAAAAAGCTGATAATACTGTCGAAGAAAATATTGAAGTATTATTGCATAATCCACGCACTCCTTTATCAGTTAATAGAGTCGATGCACATGACGGATTAGACGATAGTTTAAAAGGTCGTAGCGGTATTTCTGTACAAGCAGAATCTGGTTCTACAATCGTTATTAAAGATCAAGAAGGCAATGTAGTATTTACGCATATACCATCTAATCTTTCGACAGAAGATACTCAATATAATATTCCTTTATTTTATACACCAGAAACTAAAACATTTATTATCGAAGCTAATAAAACTAACAAAGTACCAGAATCTAAAACGATAACGATTCAAGGTTATGAAAAAGTAAATGCTACGACTATGTTTAACGTTAATGCCGTAACATTAAATAATAGAATCTGGGACGTATCTTTTGATTATGTAAAAGGTTCTACTATTACAGCATATGATGCTAATAACAATATTATTAAAACTAAAGATAATAAAGATAATTTTGTTACTACATCAGATGAAAGAATGCGATATTTTGCTGGGCGATATTATTCTTTTAAACAAAAGAACAATGATTATACAGTAAGATTTACTTGTACACATCCTTTATACAATGATCAAGAAGTTACAAGAACTATTGAAGGCGCTCACTTACCTGAACATCAAATTAAATTATTGAATACTTATGTTATTAATCCATATGCTGATATGTATAATTCTGATGCATATCAAGTATTAGAACTTAAATTATATAAGACAACAGAAGATTTAAATAATGTTCAATTAACTCTTGATACTCATCCTGAGATTGCAAATGATTTAACATTGTCTTATGGTGGTAGTAATGCCAAACCTGCTAAATATAATGGAACAAATCTACTAGAAAAAATTAACGGGTCCAAAACATCTTATTTAGAATTTTACGGTAAAGATGATTTATCTAATGAAGAAACATTAACTGTTTTGCCTAAGATTAATAATTATCTAACAAATGCCTATGAAGGTAAAAATGGATCTTATTACTTTATTTTTAAAGTAGATAATTTTTATGATCTAATGGAAAATAGAAATATTAGTATTAAAGTAAACAATAAAGATACTAATAACATAATAGTTCCAATAACTATTCTTCATTGGAAGAATATTGATAATTTTAATCAATACTCTGTAGACACTAATGATTATCAAGATATTTTAGATAAGCTTAGATCTGTTAGAATTAAGCATTTTTCAATAAATGATTATTACAATAAGTTTGCTTTTGCAAAAATGTTTAAAGATGAATTGTTTTTTTATAAACAAATTAATGATAATATAAAATATATTCACCCTAATTTATTTTTGCAAATAATAGTTGGTGATTATAAGTTTACAAAATATGTTCAGCAAAATACAGCAGAAGATATATTAAAAGCAGAACAAAAAATTGATGAATTTATTTCTAAAGTTAGAAATAAATATAATTTAGAATTACCAAAATATATTATTGATAACTATCAAAAAAAAGAAAATTATTTAAATTATGGCAATAAAGGTTTTCAAAATGAGAAAATTCCTGTCTTTATTTTTAAGCATAATTTATTGTTATACCCACAAATGTTTTCTTATTTAAATGCATCATATTCTACAACATCAGATAAAACTTTTGGAGAATATCGTTATTTTAGAAACGCAATTGTTTTGGATATAGAACAAGACAATATAGACGATGTTATTATTAAAAATAGATCAAATTCTTTAAAATGGAAACAAGAAGTAAAAGATATGTTTAAAGAATATTATCCTGAAGGAAGTTTTTATCAAAAAACATATCCTATATCTTCTGAAAATCAATTTTTATTTTGTAAATTAAAAACTATTCCAAGTAATTTTAATTCCAATAAAAATATTTGGTTTTATAATTGTCTTATTTATACAGATCAACTACATACAATAGAAGAAGATGCTCTTTGCAATTCTTATTATTCTTCTGTCTTCTTTGATTATAATAAATTAAATAATATTGGAGATAATGCTTTCCGATATATTGTTAATACAGGTATAACCGCTTTTAATCTTAATCCTTATAGTCAAAATACATTTGAATTTGGAAATAAGAAATATAATGCATATTTATATGATGGTCCATCATTTCGTTCAATAAAAAATCCAACAAAAGAAGATTTAGATATTGTAAAACAAATTTGTCCGCTTCCGAACTTTAATTCAGATCCATTTAAAGTGCTTTTAACTTCAACTAAAGATATAGGTATATCAGATTTATTCTTTTATAATTCTGCAGTTGAAAAAATTGATTATAATTGTGAAAGTGTAACATTTATTGATGAAAATTATGATCCTATAAGATATGATAATAAACATAATAATACTTATTTAGGTATAGTTAAAAATTATAATCTTTATTTTACAAAAAATAATTTAGATAAATATAAGTCTATCGTTTTTAATAGTGGTTTTTATGGAATATTTTCTCATTTTTGTAATACACCAAAATTAAAAGAAATAAATTTATCTTATTATACAAATTATTATATGTATTCATATGATTTTTATTGTTCTGGTGTTAGAAAGATAATTCTTCCCGATTTATACTTAGCAAATATTGCCGAAGATAGCACATATAATAATAGAGCTGTTAATCCTTTTGAAAGATGTGATAATCTTAAAACAATAGATAATTTAGATTTTATTTTATGTGCAACTGATGCTATTTTACCTGAATTTTTTAAAAATACTTCAATCTTAAAAGTAGATGTTAATTTAAATTATATAAATAAATTTAATTATTCTTCTTTTAATAATTCTTCTGCTGATATATCTTTTATTTATAAGGATAGAAAAATAGATATTGATCATTTAGGAAATCAAATAAATTTAAATAAAAGTTATCTTGGTTTAACAAATCAGTCAGATGATCAAGGAATAATGCTTTATGATGATGTATTTTATCAATCAAAAATAAAGCAACAAGAAATTGATAAAATAATAAACAGATTTATTAATATTCCATATTCAGCTTTTTGTAATAATAAAAATATTAGAGAATTAAATATTGATAGCAATATATTAATTTCAGCATCTTTTTATTATCAAAAATATGACAAAATTAATATAAGATCAAATTCATTAGAAATATTAGAATTTAAAGACGCTATTTTTAATGTAGATTCAATGAAAAATAATAATGATAACTATGTAGTTATTGTTCCAAATTTACAATATTTTTATTGTGAGAAATATGGTTATACTGCAGATAAAAATCATTTTAATATTGGTAATCCTAAAATGTCTTTTTTTGCAAAAAAAGATAATTTTAAGTTTTTTCCAATAAATTCTGATTACGATTTTATTAGATCTACAAGTTATTTTATTGAAGATTTTCTTGAAAAATCTGATGGCTATTATAATTCATACTTTACAAAAGAAGAATCTGAAAACATTATAAATAATTTAGAGTTAGAAATACCTATTACTAATTATCGATATTATTTATTTGATAAATCAATAAATTTATCGGATATAAAAATAAAAAAATTAACTATAACAATGGACAATACGGAAAATTATAAGCCATCTAAATATATTTATTCTCCTGTTGGGCCTGGTCATTATTTATATGATTATAATATAGGATTTTTTAGATATAAAGAAGTAATTGAAAAAATAAGGTGGCCTGCATTAGAAGAAATTGTAATAAAAGGTAATTTTTATCATCAAGAATATACTATTCTGGGAGTTAAAGTTAAATATGTCTAAGCTTAATAAATATTTTGAAAAAGAATTAGGACTGCCATTAATATATTATGATTATGAAACATATGACTGGCAATCTGCTAAATACGGAACGATTGTTATCGATCCTAAAGAAAATAATATTGGTATTAAGCTTCGTTATAATGTAGATCAAAGGGATCCAAAAGATCCCTTCTCTACGTATGGACCTAGCTGGGTAGCTTTAAAAATTCGTGGCGATGAAACTGTTATCGTCGAAGAATCTTCTCGAATGCTTGTCGATAAAATCGTATATGTTAAATATGATATGGTTGAAGGTAAATTATATTATACTATTAATGGAAAAGATAAGGTGTCAGATGCTACACGTCAAAATAATTTTGTTTTCGAATTAGATAAAGGTGAATATATTCCTGGCAATCATCATATTAAAGCATTAATTAACAATACGATTGAATGCTCGCCAGCGACAAGAACTCTTAAAGAATTAGACAGCAAGCATATCGTATTAAATTCTACACAACTAGAACAAGGTTGTGAAATCGACGTATATTATATCGAACGATATGATATAAAAAATCCAGTGCCTCGAATCTTTAATCAAGAAACTGAACCAGAAAATCCTGAGTCTGGAGACTTTTGGATCACAAGTCATCCTAGTGAATCGATGAAACAAAAGTTGCCGTTAAATATTTTTATTCGATACGATTATAATTCTATGCAATTATTAGTATTAATAAAAACTATTTCTGACAGTACTATTAAGATTAACAAAAACGAAGCCGAACAAGTTAATCAAGTTGTCAATCGTTTTTGGTCGACATTTAGAATCCCGATTCAATATAACGAAATTTTTGATTTAACTGTCGAAGGTATTAACGATTGGTATTTAAATAATTCTATTACTAAACATATTAAGACAACATCTAAAGTAGATATCGCTTTATTAAAACAAGAATTATTTAAAGATACTACGACAATTTACTTACAAGGCGATCCTGATTGTAATTTTACAATTATGTCGGCAGTCGACTTATCAGATATTAAGTTTACTGAATATGAAGCAGGTAAATATAAAGCAACGTTGCCACGACAATTAAAATCTTATTTTATCGATATTGTTACTCGTAAAGCTGATAAATTACAAACGACTATTAAAAATGTTCTTGTTAGAGCTAAAGATCCTGTTGAAATACCGTTAGAAATTACCAGTAAAGAAATTAAGCTCGAGTCTCTTTCTAGTCAATATGCTAATGTAACAGTTACAGCTACTTATAATAAAGAACCACATATGATAATTAATTCTAATTATCCTGATGGTATTACGTTAGTTAATAAAGCTATTAATAATGATAAAGTTAACTTTAATTATCGTATTAATTTAGATAATGGTCAACAATATCTTTCATTTATTGCCGACGATAAAAATGGTAATGCGCTTTCTAGAGTTATATCGACAAGACTTCCTAAGAAGAAAACTAAAGAAATTCCTCAATCTTATAAGTTTATTTCTGGTGAAAATATAACTAGCAATAAAGGTATTTTAGGAAATGGATATTATACACTTAATGGAAATAAATATATTAAAATGTATATCGTAGCATTAGCTAATTCCATATTGAGACTTGAAAATTTAAATGAATATAATACTGCAATTATTAAATTCATAGGTCGATCTGCTATTGATAATCAAGGATATAGAAAATATTATTATTTAATTCCATGTGATCCATATTTTAGAAATCAAGACGGATCTTTAAAGGATCAAACTAAATATAATTTATATACTCCATATATAAAATTTAGTGTTCATATTGAAGATCCTGATGCTGTTGATTTAGATTATATTGCAAGTATGCCAGTTTACGGAATAGAGGAGAGTCATTTATAATGCCGATTAAAGGTTCTAAAAAAATATCGTCTCGATTATTATCTAATGGACGGACTACTTTTATATATTCTAATACCGATTATAAATGGGCTATGTTGCCAGATGGTACTTTATTAATAAATGATGAAACTGGCAATATTAAAATTAAATTATATGGCAAAACTGATTGGACACCTCTTGAAGAGGTGTTCGTTCAAGATAAAACTTCTAACTTAATTATCCATGGTAATCGTATTATAAAAGAGCCGTTCTTAGTATTAGATATCGATAAAGATAATAATACAATTACATATATAAATCATCGCAACGAACGTCGTCATAAGTTTTTATATCCTGATCAAAAAGATACGTATGCCGTATTCGAACTCGATAAAGGATCTTATATCGAAGGTAAAAATTTAATTTCGGCGACTGTTAATAATACGATAGTTTGTAATGAACAAAATTATAAGCTACAAGAATTAACTTCTAGACGTATCGGTATCGATATCGATTGTCTTGAAGCTGGTTGCTGGCTCGACGTACAATATTATGATATTAATAAGATGACACAAGCTGGTTATGAGATGTATCTAAATAAAGATATTTCTAAGTTAAAAGAAAAGTCATTCGGTGTAATATACGATAAGAAATAACTATTATTCTAACTATAATGGAGTTTTTACATGGCTAAAAAAATAGAAAAATTTATGTTGTCGAAAGAACTTCAAGATCAAATTGATCAAGTAAGTAATCTTTCTCAAATACATTTGGATCAGTTAGATCCGTCATTAAAAACTTTGCTTACTAATATCGGGACGGCTTCTCAAGGTGTTATTTCTTATGACGATTCTGAAATACGAAATCGTGTTATTGCACTTGAGAAAAATTCAGCAACCAAAACTGGCTGGTTTAATAAAACATCCGATAAATTAGCAAAGTCAATGCTTGACGAAGAGTTAAGCAATCTTATTATCGAGATGCAAGATTTCTCCGATGCTTTATTTACTAAGTTAAATAAAACGGATGCAGATTCTCGCTATCGTTTAAAAGAAGATAAAATTCAATTAAGTGATTTAAGCGATGAATTTTCTAATAACGTTCGAAGTATTAATAATAAAGTAAATGCTTTAAATACGACGTTTGCCGGTATGCAATTCGTTGCGAATGATATTGAGCATTTAAAAAGTATTATTAATGATTTACCGAATACTGCTATTACTCAAAGCGCAGCCGATTTACGATATCGTAAACTCGATACTAAAATTAATTTAGGTGATCTAGGCACAGAGCTTCAATCTCATGTTCGTGAACTCGTTAACAATTCTCAAAAATTAGCGAATGTCGCTTTAAAATCTGATGTCGATGCATGCCGTAAAAAAGATACGAAAATTCAATTAAGTGATTTAGAAGATTCTATTATCGCTAAAATTAATATTATTGATCAGCTGTCTACGAACATTAATACACGTATTACTGACCTCGTTACTAATTCATTTAATACTGGATTTGAACAAGCTCTTGTTAGAACGTTTGTCGGTGAATATACGATTCTTAACAAACAAGAATTTCAAGATTATATTCAAAAAGTATTAACAGATAACCATACGGATATTATTACTAATAATAGAGCTACATTCGGACAAATATTCTTTGCGATTTATAAAGAGTTAAATAAAAACAATGCCGACTTAACATTTTTATCTAATACATTAAACGGTATTAATTCACAGCTTGCTAATATTCAGACACAATTTACTTACGTTAGTGATTTAAAAACCAAAAAAACAGCGACGCATATTTTAACTTTATCTAATATCTTTGGTTTGCCAGAAAATGTAATCGACGATTATTCTGCTACGGCCGGAGAAATTCAAGAAGTATCTTCTCCAGCATCGACTACTATTTTACAAGCCGATACTATTAAAGCAGATTTTACTCAAGACGGTGCTCGTACTGCCGATACATATATTGGTGTAGCTACAAATGCTATTCACGATTGTGATGTATTACTATATTTAGACTTAAAAAATGTAACGACTATTAATGCTAATGCAATTAAAACATGTCCTAATTTAAATACCGTATTGTTACCGTCTGTTAAAACAATTGCGGCTGGTGCTTTTGTCGGCTGCGATAATATTGCTTTAATAGTTCTTCCAGAAGGTTATGTTATTACTCATAACGAAGGATTCCCAGCTATGGCTCGTGTTATTCGCGTAGTCGGAAAGGCATAGGTTAATTATATGAACGTAAAAGTCTATGTCGATAAAATTAAAAAATGGGTTCAAATTTCTTCTGACGAAGTACTCGACATAAATAAAAATTTATCAGATCTTAAAGATAAAGAGGCTGCGATTACTAATCTCGGCCTCTATGAAAAATTTATTTCTAAAGAAGCTCTTGAGTCTGGCTTTTTACCCGATGTATTTACACCAGATAATATCATTACAGATTCGACTCATCAGTTTGTAACCGACGAAGAAAAAAGCAAATGGAATAATAAATTAAACGCACCAGTTCCGATACAAGATCATTTAGAAAATAACCAAATTGGTTATGATTCTGCTAATTCTAAATTTTATATCGGATTAAATAATCAAAACGTATTACTTGGCGGATCATCTTGTTTCGATAATATTGTTGTCGTTAATGGATTTTTTTCTGGAAATTCTCAGCCAACGGTTATTCGTAATAATAAATTTAACGAAGCTGGTCAATTAATTACGCCAGTATTTGTCGACGTGCAATGCGTCGAATATACTGCCGGTGATTTAGGCGAAGTATCTGTATCTTATACAGCCGACGCTATTAGTATTTATAATACTGGTTCTTTTACGGGTTCATTTCAATGTTTAATCGTATATCCGTTAGGAAGTGTTAACGAATGAAGTGGGTCGTAAAATATAAAGATAAAGTTAGAGATTTGGCGTATTCAACATACGCCAATATCTTCAATAATTTATCAGATTTAACAGATAAAGCAGCTGCTATTACTAATTTAAAGCTATTCGATAAACTTGCAAGTATCGAAGAAATAAAACGAACTCAGTTGTATGCTAATGCTATTAAATCGACAAATTTAAAACGTTGGACAACTGATTCTGAAAAAGAATCGTTTACTAATAAGATTGATAATCCTGTTATATCTTCTACTAAATTAGATAATACTAACGATATTCAGTTATATTATAATTCTAATCAAGGTCGTTTTTATATTAAGATTAATGATAAATATCGACAGCTTGGCGGAAATATAATTTCTTATAAAACTGGTAAAGGTGTATTCTCTGGTAACGGAGAAGAAACAAGAATTCAACATAATATACATGATTCTCGAAACGTAGGTGTGATGCCATCATTCGTATCAATTAAGCCACTACATTCTGATAATCAAGGTCGAGTCGGAGACATGTGGGTTAAAAAAGATAATAATTTTATTTATGTCGGGAACACCGGTTCTCAAGGAATAGAATTCCAATATATTATTTTTGCTCCGAAAGATTTGGGTTAATATATGAAGAAAAATAGAACTTTTAAACAAGGTAGAGGATCTGAACAACTCTTTAATCAAGAGATGTACGATATTTTTCTTGCCGTAAAAGATATCAATCCAGATATGACCGAGCAAGAAAAAGTATCGGGTTCAAAAGCTGTACCTGATAATATAACACACGGCGCCTTATGGCGGAACGACAGAACTAACGAGTTAAAATATTATGACGGTGTAAAAAAAGATTGGATCAATATCTATGATAATAAATTCCAATTGATTACACATCTCATGGAAGAAACGACTCCGGCTAATCCAATTAAAGGACAGTTGTGGATTTATAACGGGATCTTATTATATTTCGATGGTCGTGAATGGAAACCGATTAAATCGATTCAAGCTGACGATGCACAATTTAACGAAGCGGCTTTTGCCGACTTTGCATTGGTTAGTCCTTTACTATCTGTCGGCAACGTAACAGTTCCGTCTTTAAGAAACGAAGATTCTAAACGCTATGAAAATGAATTAAAGACTGGTTATCAGGCATCGAAAGATAACTATTCTGAAAAAGTAAAAGAATTTGATCCAGAATGGGAAGATCCATTTACTGCTCCAGAACATGACTTATTAGTCGATCCTAATCATCGTACTCAATACGTTATTCCTAATGTAAATAACGATAGAATATTTATTGAAAATAGCTTAGTCGATGATTATGAAAAAGTTAATACTGTTTGCTTCCAATATCCGACCGTAAAAGCTCAAGATAAAAATTTAAGTGCATTACATATTAATGCACAAAAATTATCTAATATTACTAAACGTTTATTTAAGATTAATAAAGATAATAGCAATACAAATGCTATTATCGATATCAATCCTAACAATACAGAATTTTATGGATTCAAAGCTGGCGAATACAAAGGTGATCATTTATATCCATATAGAGAATCTTTTGAGACTGGCATAACAAATAGTACAGCTAATTCTTTAAATAACACGTCTGGTGTTCCTGAAGTCGATGCGATTAATGCACGACTTCATCCTAAAATTAATTATAATAAACCTGATAAACCGACTGTCGATAAACTCGGTAAAAAACAAGATGTATCGATGAAAGATGATCCAGATAAACGATTTGGTGATTATGTAATTATGCATAAACAAATCGCATTGAATTATCGTACCGTTCAAAATTATGATTATATCTTAGCCGTAACGTATGATTTTAACTGGATTAATTATACGGGTTCTCTTAAAAAATTAAATAATGGTAACTTATTCCAAGGTTTCCATATCCCTGATTTACCAGAATCTATTAATCTATTCTTCGATGGCCTAATGCTCGAAGAACAATTTTACGATGTCGATTTAAAAAATCAACTCGTTAAACTCGAAGACAAAGTCTATAAAGAAGACGAAGTACATGTATTTAAAAACTTCGTAAAAGACTCTGGTTATATTGTCGAAACTAATCTTGACAATCAAGGCATTATTCAATTACATAAAGAATTCAAATCTCCGTTAGTATTTGTAGCTGGTGAATTAATTCATCCGACATTCGGCGGATTAATTTATCGTGACAATAAAATCTTTGTGCCTCGTGCTAAAGTTAATATGCCATGGACAGTTATCGAAACATATGTACCTGGTGAAGATAATGCATATGCTGCCGGTACTGTAAACTTCGATAATAATATTGTTGCCGGTACTAATCGTGTATTGAATACTGAGAACGGCAAACCAAATATTGATGCAACAGCTATTTATAATACTGGCGATCAATCATTAATTGTACAACAAGGTCAAATTGGTCATAATGGAAATAATATGATCTATTACGATCCTCGTGTGATTACGAATACTGACGAAGTTATTTTATTCTTAGACGGCATATTAATTAATCCTAAGAATATTATCTGGAATAAAGATTATCATTATTTAACATTAAAAGATGGTTTATTCCCTGGTCAAGAATACTTGCTATTAAGAGATCCTGACGATAGATTATTTGATGGCGCTAGCGCTATGGACACATATTATGTCGGAGCTCTTAGCGATAGTCTTGTATATCATAACGGTAAATTATTATGTAACCAACAACCGTTAATTTCTCTAGTATCTCCTAAAGATCGCCAACCAAGTACTGCCGATGGTGAAGTCGTATTATTTATGCCTGACGATTTAACCGATGCAGCAACCGTACAAATTTATGACGATTATAAAAAGTTATGGCGATTAGCTAACGAAAAAGAACTTAAAGATATTAAACGTATCGTTACATCTTATGAAAATACCGTATCTTCTGTTAAGATGAACATTCCTGTATTGCCTGAAGATTCTATTAATATCTTTGCATATAAGTTTGCTGGCGATACAGAAAATGCTATTAAGATTGGCGATTTTATGTTGGATTCTACGGATCCGACTAATCGTACATATCATATGCAATACGATAAATATTTGCCACGCGTTAATTCCTTAACAGTTTTCCGTAACGGTGTTCGTCAAATACTCGATGTCGACTATGTAGAGTCTGATGATGGTACGACGATTACGTTCTTATGTCCTGCTAATGATATTAAGATAGGTGAAAAGATTCATTATACTGTCGAACAATTAGAGGTTGGTGTTTCTAAGGTAATGGACGTTATTACACTCGATAATACAAATTCTATCGGCACGAATGTATACGAAATTCCGGCACAAACAGAATTGTATTTGTATCCAGGTCGATTAGTTGTATATCGTAACGGTGTTCGTTTACCAAAAGATAATTGGACATTAATCGGCAATAAAACAATTCAGATTATTAAATCTGATCGTCCTTATATCGGTACGACAGCAAGTAACTATCCTAATGAATCTTTCTATAAACGTGAAACAGATTCTTCGTATACTGTACATCATAATTATCCAGACCGAATTACAATCGAGATTCGTCAAGATTACAAACGTAAAGAAGAAACGTTTAAAATGAAATATAATCGTATTCCAGAATTCCCGATTAATGATTATGATATCGATCCTCAAGTTCTCGAAACAAAAGACGAAGTTTTATTTTATATCAACGGTCTGTTTACAGGATTAAGTCGTAATATAGTAAATGGATACGTTTTAAATAAATATAAAAGTTGTATTACGTTTAATGATCGAAAAGTTGCAGCATTGCTTGCTAACGATCCTTTATATATAGACTTGTATGAAAATCCTGATAAAATGGAAGCTTGGAAAAAACGTACAGGTAAATCTGAATATACAACGAGTATAAAACATTATATCACTTATGATTATCGCGTATAACGCAGGAGACTTTAATGGCACAAGATTTAACTAAAGTTACAATAAATCAGATCGATATGGATGCCGTGACTGAAGCAGTCATCGCTAAAGGTAATCTGGTTTATCGTACAGATCATAGTGATACTAAAGCAGAAGATGTAGATAAAGTCGGCAGTATTCCTGCCGACCACATCGCTGTAAGTATTGACGGTGATCGAGAAACTGTAAATAATGCTCTTAAGTTAGGCGGTAAACCTGCAGCTGACTATATGACAGTTACGAAAGGTAATAGCTTAACGACAAGAACTGAAAATATTAAGAAAAAATTTGGCGACGATATTTTAGCTCTTCGCGATGAACTATATCAGCTTCGCGGCCAATTAGCTAAAAATGGTTACGTAAAAGACATCGGTTATTACGATGGTTATTACGATTGTTTCCATAATTTTAATCAAGTACATTTAAATAAAGAATTAGCTAATACTAAAAATACTGTACAAACAGATCGTAAGTCTTTGATCTTCCCGGCTAATACTGATATGGATCAATTTTCTCAGTATGATTTTATTGCGATTGTTAATAGTGTTACAGGATTGCAATGCGTACGTCAAGTCGCAGCTGTCGATAAAGCTAATTTTAAATTAACGTTAGATCGTAATATTGCTAATAGCGTTATCCTTCAAAATGCAGAATACTATCAAGTATTTAAATCCTATGGTGCTGTATTTAATGGTGATTTTTTGTTCGCTCGACCATTAGAAACAGTAATGGGTGATGAAGAATATGCATCTGGTGAAACTGACGATACGAATCGTGAATTTGTTAAAATGATGAAACCTGGATTTGGTTATGCGACAACTCTTAAGTTTAGCGAAGGTAAAGCTGGCTTCTTAAAAACTGTAGAATTGTGTATTAAAGCATATGGTAATCCTGGTCCTATTAATTGTTATTTAATCGATGCTCGAGATGTCGATCTATTTAAGAATGGTCAGCAAGCGGAAGCTGCCTATAAATCTTCTCAAGCTAATAACGACGATAAATTTAAATTCTTTGCTAAGACTCAACCTAAAGCAGTCAGTGCTACAGTCGAACGTCAATATGTAAAGTTTAGTTTCCAACAAGATGGTAAGTATCCAATTATTCCAGATAACTACTATCAAGATCCTACGCGTTATTGTTTGATCGTAGAGTTCATGGAAGTTAATACAGAAAATTATTATGAAATCGAATTAATTAATCATAATAAAAATGATCTTCAGTTAAATAATATTTTCTATAACTACGAACGAAAATCTGACGTAGCTGTTGCTCATGCATTAACAGAAACAGACGAAACTAAAAAACGTGATTTATATTTCTTATTTAGAACACAACAAAAATTAACAAACCAACCAAGTCCTGTTAACGAAGGTTTATATTCTGCTCACATATATAATCGTCGACTTCAACATGCTTCTAAAGCTAGAGTCGAATTAAGAATTAAACGTGAAGGTTTATATGAAGCAAGTACATTAAGCTCTCCATCATTATTTACGACCGATGCTGTAAACTTGAAACGAAATGCAAAAAATGTTACAATTAATTCAGTGCATGAGTTAAGTCTTAAGACTGAAATTAACAAACCGATGGAACTTCGTCGTGGCGATCAAACAGATATTTCTATGCCAGTCGACGTCGTTATCGGCGAAAATATTTCGAAGGTTAAAGGTTTTAATAATGAAGACGTAACATTTACAACTCCGGTTCTTGTAAATAATAACGATCCGATTTATCGTATCGGTTATGTCGTAGCTATTAAAGCAAGAGAATATAAGTTTAAAGATGGTATTATTACCAAAGGTCAATTTAAACGTTTTATTCTTCCGTTAACAGAAGTCGTTAAAGATGTCCACTCTTATGCCGACGGTGTAAGCGATCGACTTATCTTTGAAGCTCCGTTGCACGAAGCAGATCAAAGCGTAGTCGATTATAACGATTTCGAAGTACAAGTATACTGGGAAAATCCTGAATTAAGTAATAGTGATGTTACTAAACAAGAACAAATGGGCGCTCTTAAAGAGATTACAGTAAGCTTTGCTTCTGATTTCGAATAATTTAATAATATATGCCGGGGGCTATGCCCTCGGCTTTTTTGCTATCTAAGGGAAGATAATGATTGTAGATAACAAAGACTTTCAAGAACAACTTAATATATTAAAAGAAGGTATCGATATTCCACAGCTCGACCCTTCTAAGATTATGGATTCAGAAGAATTTAATACATTTTTTAACGGTGTCGAAGTAGCATTAAATGACATTACTCAAAATATTAGAGTGTTAGAAGATGCTAATGATTATTTAGTAAAATATGTTAACGATACTATAGATAAGAAATATAAAGATATCAACGACAAGTTATTAAACTTAGAAAAGAATTATTCGTTATATCAAGATAAAAATTTTATTACATATAATGTAGAACTAGATTCTAGTAAAGATATATTAGATCGAACTGGCAATGCAATTAGTACTGTCGATTATGTTACGATGCAATCTGGCACAATCGATTTATTTAAAAATATCTCGGCGGTCGAACCATATTCTGTTGATATTGATAAAGAACATGGGTCTGCCGTTATTTGTTTTTCTAAAAATGCTATTACGCAAAACAATACAAAAGTCGGTACATTTATTATTAAACTATTAGAACCGATTACTCTTAATATCGTAACATGCGATTTAATTAATTGTGTCGGTAGTTTTACGATTAATAACTCGATTCAAGAATATCAGTTTAATTCATATTTTAAACCACAAGAAGTTTCGTTAATAGTCGTTACGTTAAAATCTGGAAACCCTTCGACTGAATCTAAATCAGTAAGAGTTAATCATTCGAAAGGATTTATGGATAATGATTTTTACGGAGATTTTTCGATTAGTCAAAATTCTGAAAAAGCAAAAGAACAGCAAATGGCTGAAATTTATTACAAAAACGATGTTACGAAATATTTAGGAGAAAACGATGGCCGAAGAAACTAAGATTAGTCAAAAACTTACCGTTAAAGATATCGGTATTGTTTTAGACGATAAAGATACAATTAGTACTATTAGCCATCCGATTCCAGCTCGTAAAGCTAATCAATCTGATATTATTAATACACAAATTACGAATTATAAATTCGGTATCAATAATTTAAATTTGAAATACGATAATGCTACACTAACATCTGGTACAATATCTAAGTTAATTCAAATAGGTAAATGTGATTATGTTACGTTAAATACATCATTACATCAACAACGTAAAGAAGATTATTATGGCGTTGAATTTTCTATTATTGATAATAATAAAGAAAAGCCTATTATCCCATATAATCAATCACAAGTGATATATGAAAAATTATATTTAAAATTACCGTTACGTTTTCAAGCTAATAAAACAACTTCGATAGTCGTTAATGAAGTTACTAAAGACGGTATGGTATTATATAATACATATAATAATTTATCAGATTTTGAAAATGATCGTAACGTAATCGATAATCAGATTGCTAATAATAAAAAAGAATTAGTCGTATCGTACGTACCGATTGAAGGAAAACGTATTATAGTCGATAGCGATAAGATTTATTTGAAGATTATTAAACATGTATATGTCGGTAATATGCCTGTGAAGATTGAAAATATTATTATTAATGCTCATGGAGGAAAACTCGAATGGAAGATTTAAAAAATACGACTGTCCGACAAGCCTATCTTCAAGCATTAGCCGACGATAAAAAATTTGATGTATACAAAAAGAAATCGTTATTAAGTCCGAATCAACCATTATTTGAACCTCATTATATTAATGACGAAGAAGAAATATCTTACGATAACGTTAATCAGAACGTTCTTGAAACGTCGTTCGATATTTTAAATCTTAGTATGAATGTCATCGATAACGTAAGTGAAATCGAAAATTTAATGTACGATGTCGATGAACGTATTAAAAGTATCGATGAAAAGATTCAGGCCGAAGAAGAACGTGTTAAAGACGTTAATATGATTTGCGGAAATATAACAGACTTTAATACGATTATCCCGTTAACAGTTAATAACTTTTCAATTAAATCGACATTATATCAATATCGTAATTGTATAACGGCTTCGCAAGTTAACGAGAAGAAAACTGCACTTCGTTTAATTAATATTAACGGTAATGGTTTTGTCGGTAACGATTATGTCGTATCGAAGCAATCAGATTTAGTTATGCAAAAAGATTTAATGGATACGTCTAACGAATCATATATGTATGATACAGTCAGTAACTTATTTTGGGAGTATAGTCGATTATTTAGTTATGATTTTGTTAATAAATCAGATATTGTAAATATCGATGATTTACCAGTTCAAGTACAGCTTACGTTTCAGTCAGTATCTAATGATGGCGTAAACGAAATCGTATTCTCTGATACAAGCGAAGTTCATATTACGGCTATCGAAATATCTGACGATAACGTAAATTGGCATACGACATTCGAAGGCGATATCGTTCCGAATAAGCAAGATAATAGTTACTCTGATTTTACGTATATATACGGTACTGGTGCTTTAGTATTTCCGACAACACAATTCGTAAGACTATCGATGTATAGCCATAAGATCGACGATAATAAAATTAAGATTAATAATACGATTAATCCTAATATTTCTCGTAAAGTTATTCGTATTACATCGATTCAAGGACGTCGTACAGAATTTAATAATGGTATGGGATTAACTCCTAACCTAATCGAATCAGGCCGAGCAATTACTGTCGGCTTATTCTGTAATGAATATATACCAGACTTTATTCGTAATAATTTACGAAATGAAGTTACGTATACATTAATTATTAATGGAAAGCAATATAATGTCGTTCCTATTAATAGTAATCGACGCGGAATTAAATTTATTAAATATTCTAAGACGTCATTAAAAGAAAATTATGTCGAATATATTAATGAACCGATTTCGAGTATTCAGATCGGTTTAACAATTCCGACTACATATAATTATTCTCCATATTTAGCTAATTTTAAATTGTGTCTAGGAAAGCAGGTGTCTAATGTATAAAGATCAAGTTTATAAGTTAGAATATTATAAACAAAAACTAATTAGTCAATCGCTTTCTCTAGGTGAATTTTTAAATGAAAGCTCGTTAGATTCTGCACTCGAAGATTACGAAACACAGTTTGCTTTATTTAAACATCGATATGTTCAAAAAGGATCGAAGTTAGACGTAAAAGATTTTAATAATGAATTAGCTATTTTATATCAAGATTTATTAATTCTATATCAAGTTATGTATGATATAACGATTACGAAGTTTAATAAAACAAAAGAATTAGTATCGATTAAATTAAACGATTTAGAGCGAATAGCCGATCAATACTATAGTCGTTGTAAGCTTGAGACGATTGCTATATTTGGCGATACGTTAGTATATCAAGCCGATAATTTTGACATAACGAATAAGAATGGGAAAAGTTATATTAAGCTACCTAGCTTTACGACGTATGAAGGCGCTACGTTAGCATTTTTAGCAAGTATCGATAATTTAGATAATGCTAACGTAATTCTAGAACTAAATCCTAATCAAAATATTCAGAACTATGAATCGAACGAAAATTTATTTATCGTTCCTGGTGAACCAGAAATTACGACTAAATTTTTTGAACTAGATTCTAGCAACAAATATAACGGCAGTTTTATGCTTGAACATAATCCAGATAATGCCTATCAAAACCAATATTTTATTTATAGTGGTAAAGATATGATTAATATTGATGGACGCTATATTAGTATTAGTGAGTATAATAAAACTGATTTTAGTACAGAATATAATGTCGAGTTATATATTTATAATGCAACACAGGCCGATTTTAATTTCTCGTTAGAACCATTGCGATCTAATATCGATAATCATTATGTTACGATTAAAGATCGAGTTCAAAAATTTACGTTTAGAATGGCACCGTATTCTCATTTATCAGTTAATACTAACGGTATTGTATTCTGTGCAGTCGATAAATGTCGAGTAAAAGATAATCGATTATATTCTCGAACATTTTATAACAATGTATATAGTTATATGTTAGAAACAGTTAGTTATAATAAAGAAGTAACGTATGCTACACCAGTAGCTGTTATTGATAATCCGACGAATAAAGAAATTAAAATTAAATCGTTAGCTGTTAAACAAAATAGGTATAGTGATCATGATCAAATACAATATTAGAAATAATGGGCCATGGGAATACGATAAATTTGTTCTAAATTATTATAATCTTCATAACGAAATTATGCTTAATAAAATTAAGTTAAATGCTGAAGAGTCTAGAAATAAACAGATCGACGATATTTATAATCGTACGTTAGAACAAAATCAAACGGCTAAGTTGTATCGTAAAATAAATTATATAGTCTGAGGTTGTTAATGGAAGTAAAAAAGACATCTAAATATTTTGTTGATTTAGTCGAATCGATGAAAGAAGATTATACAAATTTACAATCTTCTATTAATAATCAACATAATAGTTATAATAAAAAATTAGAAATAATGAATGCTATGTTAGAATATAATAATTCATTATCTTCTCGTCTCGAAAAAGATTTCGATGCATTACGTGAAAATAATCGTATAGTCGAAGCAATGTACGATGGCAATGCTATGCATCGTAAAAATATATTTAATAGTAATAAAATATTATTTGTCGATAGCAATAAAGTATTAAAAAATAATTCATCTTACGACACATATGGTAATTGTATACATCCTAAAGTTATCGGTAATTTAGAAAACGTATTGAATTTTAATAGTTCTGTCGGATATATTTTTAAGCCGTCGGCAACTGTTTCGATTAACGGTGAAAGTAATTCTGAATATACAAATATTTTAAAACACGATACGATTGTAGATAAAGCTCCTGTATTTAATCAGTATACAGACAATGTATTAACCGTAACTATAGATTTTCCAGATAATCCATTAATCGGTGCTACGAATTGTAATGCTATCGAATTATCACCATTTTTAGCTGGTGCTGCCGTATTAAAAGCAATTACGATTATTACGACACCTGGTACTCAGTTGTCAAACGATGCGATTATTATGGATTACGATCAGCCATTAGAAGATACAAGGATTTTGTTTGATAGCATATATGCTATCAAAACTTTAACGTTATCGTTTGATTTAACATTTACTAATAATTTAGGTTTGTATCCATTCGGATTACGACATATTTATTTGTATAATGCTAACTTCGATACAGAACGGAGCAATATCGTTATTCGTAACGATTATCAAAATTTAATTAAATATATTGACGATGGTATTATTATTTCTAATCAAGATGGTAGTGATACATCGAACAAATATTCGGCTCACGAAACAACGTGTAGCGAACAAGGTATTAAATTATATAGCTATTATGCTAATAATAACTTATTATATCAAATCGAAACACATACTCGTGATTTAGCTAATCAGTTGTCACGAAATACTAAAGTATTTTATGCTGATATTCCAGTAAAAAAAGCCATGTACTCTATCGAATTTAAGAAAGTCCGTACTTAGTACGGGCTTTTTTTATTTTAATTTATATGGTATAATGATTAAGAACAATGTAAAAGTCCACGAAGGAGAAATTACCTATGATTGATGCTATGTGGTACGAAACCAATATTCTTGGTTATTCTACCGATAAGACATATATAACACAATATACGATCGATTATCTATATGATAATAATATGAATGATTATGATATCATACAGATTTTGTCCACGTTTAAAAAAGAATCGATTAAATATTGCGATCTTCCAAATTCTTTATGGAATGATAGTTTGCTTAAACGTGATACTTATTATTTTAATTCTAAACTACAGATTCTATCGAAGCCACCAACTCTTTCGATAGATGCTAATATCACGCCTAAAGATATTAAGTTTTTTAAAGAAATGAAAATTTCATTTACGAAGGATGATTTACTACGTTTCTTTTATTCAAAAACTAATTCTTTAGTTATAAAAGATTATAATCGTGATATAGGTGCTATCGATTATTTGTTAAATCGATATAACAATCAGCTAATGGAAGCTGTTGATATTTGTTTATATTTAATAGATGAATATACCAGCTATGTTAGCTCGTTATTAAATTTAACAAATTACGAAGTCGATATTCTCGATAAAGTAAATACAATATATTATGATAATTATAGAAGTGGTTCGAATAGAATCATATATAGATGGAGTTAATTATGAGTATAAATTTTTTTGAAGAATCACGTTCGATATATGAAGAATATGAAATCGAAACGGAAAAGGAAGAAGAAGAAGGTTATGATACGTCTAACTTTAGCATTTTTAACGACAAGCTTAGTGGTTTAACAAAAGGATTTTATATCTTTGCCGGTGAATCTAATGGTGGTAAAACAGCTATTATGTCTAATCTATTAAAAGATTATGGCACGACGGCTAAGAATAATTTATTTGCTATTTACTATACGTTAGACGATACTGTCGGCGAAGTTATCCCGAGAATTATAGCTATGGATCAAAATATTCCGATAGCCGTAGCAGCTAAGCCAAAACGTTATGAGAAGTTTGCAGCGATTACTCCGAGAACACCTGACGAAGAATTTAATATCGAACAAATTCGAGAACAATTACGACGTCGTAAAGAAGGTATTCAACTATTAAAGGAGCAGAGCCATCAATTTATGATGACCGACGGCACTAAATTGCATACGTACGAAGATATTGTAGACCATGCAAAACAGGCTCAGGAGTTTGTCAAATCGCTCGACGACAAAAATAATATTATAATCGGTATCGATTCTATATCTGATTTGCGTTATAAAAATAAAGATTTTAAAGATATTAAAAACAAATATGAATCTTTATCAGAAGATCTTAAAAAATTAGCTAATACTGATTTACAAATTCCAGTATTTGGCACAGCACATTTACGTAAATTAAATCATGGTGGTCGTCCTAGCCTAGACGATTTAAAAGATACGGTACGATTACAATATGATGCCAGCGTTACGTTCTTAGTCCATAACGACGTAAGTAAAAATAGCAATAGTGCTAAAGTATTCTATACTCGAGAGGGTAAAGAAGAAATTCAGCCTATTATTGAAGTCTATTGGGCTAAGAATAAACGCAGTGAATTTAAAGGTCGTACATTCTATTATTTCATTCCTGAATATTCCAAAGTAACAGAATGTACGCTTCAAGATAGTGAACGTTTTAACAATATTATAAGAGGTTAGTAATGTCAGACTCAGTATTAAATCCATATCAAGTCTTTTATGACTATATGGAAGAAAAAGTTAGTCATGTTCCGACAACTCTTGAACGAGAGAATTTTATCGGTATTTGGACGCCTATTTTAAAAACATTATGTGATGCTCGATTTGGTTTACAACCTGTCGTATTCGACGTATTAAAATTATCGTTAGTCTATGCTGTTCGTCGTATTTTATTAGACGATATGACAATTGATAATTATAAAGATTTATTTAATGTACGTGACTATTTTAAAGATTGCTTTGATGCGTCAGATCTTCCTCAAGGAACAGAAATGCTGTTCGAAGATTTTCGCATTAAAATTACTCAGTCATGTGAATCTTTGTTAGGACAAGAAACAGATGTCCCTTTATTACGTCCTAATTTAAGTAGTCCTGATCAATTGTTCTATGAATCTTATAAAGTAGCATTAATGATCTATGAAAATAACAAGTAATCAATTCTTAGATTATCTTGATAGCCCTTGGTTTTACAATATAAAATATAATACACCTATCCCGATAGACGAGCGTACCATACGCTCGTCTTTGTTAAAGATTGCGTATGTATTTTTAGGCAGTATCTATTCTAAAAATATTATCGGCATGCCTGAAATGTCGACGCTTTTAGATAAAGAATTAGAAAATGCACCGCATCGTATTAAACCAAAAGATGTGATTAGTGGACTAGCAAGATTAGATAAATTATACAATTATTGTTCTTCTCAGGAAATTAATATTATTAGCATAGGCCATATGCATACATTAACTTTCGATGAGGGCGAGATCGAAGTTGATATCGGACCGATCGCTTATAAAAATGGTAAATATTTTTTATTCTATCCAGTATTCGATCAAACATTTAATCAAGATAAATGTGATAGCGATATTAAATGTAGCCTAGACTGGAAAGCTGCATATGATGCATTTGATTTTCAGTTAAGTGGTGTTATGTTTTATTATCCTAAGACTAATAATACATTCATAGCATATCGTGATATTAGCTCGATAGAACGTCTTAATTTCATTGCTAATAATGTGTTAAAAGGAATTGCTAATAATATATATTTCCCGGTTCGAGAAGAATCGAGTAAATGTCGATTTATCCCAGAGATATCTCGTACATTTACCGGAAAGTAATATATATGCCATATGAAATAGACGGATGTAAATATAAAACGAAAGCTTTACGAGATACTCATATTTTATGGAAAGAATATAAAAAGAAAAAGTTGATCAAAAGCTTCGAGCTTCCACAAGTCAAAGATAAACTTAAAAAGAGTCGATATTTTTCATATAAACCATATGTCGACGGTATTAAATTTGATAGCTTAATGGAAGCTAGTTATTATATTTACCTTAAAGAAAAACTAAAAGAAAAAGCTATTCTTGGATTTGAACGACAAGTAACATATGAATTACAGCCTGGCTTTAGAAAAAACGGTAAGAAAATTTTACCGATAAATTATATCGCCGATTTCGTAATTACTAACTTAGATAAAAGTATTCGTGTTATCGATATCAAAGGCAAGGTCACTGTCGATTTTAATCTCAAGAAAAAACTTTTCGAATATAAATATGAAGAACTCAAACTTGAATGTTTACAATTTCATGATGGACAATGGATGTCTCTCGATGAAATTAAAAAATTAAAAAGAAAGACTAAAAAGAAAAAATAATGTCCGACCATAAAATTTTAGACGGACAAAGAGAAGCTTGGGAAGAAGTCGATTCGTTAGTATTAGAATGTCAAAGTCATAATACGGACCCTCGACGTCGAGATGAATTATTACAAGAACTATTAATTCGATTTGAACCATTTTTAAATATGTTTCGCGATCTATTATTAGAAGATAAGATTTATCTTAATAATAAAGTATCTCGAGAATTCATCGGCTTATATATTGCTAATAAATATCTACGTTCTAAAGTATTTAAAAATTGGCATCTTAATAAAGATGAATATGCCGAAGTAAATCGTAGTTTAAGTTTAATTCGTGACAACTATGCTAAACAATGTGATGTTGAACAAGATTTAAAAACATTGTTCTCAACTATGGTCATGAAATATAAAAAAACGAATCGTAGTTTTAACGCATATTTAACATATGTATTTCGTTATGAATTATTTAGATTCATTCAGGCTCATCTTAAAGATCGTATTAATAATTCCTACGATCGATCTGATATGAATGATATCGGCGTAAGTAATCTATCTTCATTAACGATGCATAAAGCCGATCTCCTTGATCAAATCGTCGTCGATGATAATGGAAATTTTAGCGACCTATGGATTAATGGTGAAGTATGTAACGATCTATTTTCACATCTTACCCCAACAGAACGTTTAATATTAGCTATGGTATATGCTGAGAATGCTAAGCCAGTCGAAATAGCTAATAAGATTGGCGTCGATATTCAAACATATCGTAAGATTCGTCGTGGTGCTTTAAATAAACTGGAGAAGCTTACGGGTAAAGATATTAATCGACGTAAAAAAAGAAACGAGTAGCGAAAGCTACTCGCTTTTTTTATGTATATGTGCTATAATATAAGGGAAAGGCGGTTGCTTATGATAACAAAAGATAAGTACAGATCTCGTCTTAAAGTTAATGATTTAGTAGCTCAAATATTTGAGCTAAAACAAATTCCGTTAGATGATGCATATAATATGTTATATGATCAGGATAAAATCATTAATGTTGATGAAACTAACGAGATTATTAATATCAACGAAGCTGCGTCCTTATTCGTTGATTATTTAAAACAAGGACGCGATATTTTTGTTTATGCCGACTACGATGTCGACGGCATGACAAGCGGTACTATAATGAAACGCTTTTTGGCACAGTTTAAAAATTATAGCGAAGTCTATTTCCCAGAACGTAGCGATGGTTATGGTTTAAGTATCGACTTTATTGAAAAAATTAACGAACGATATAAATGTCAATTAAAGCCATTAATTATTACAGTCGATAACGGTATTACCAAAGTCGAAGAAACTGAACTTTGTAAGAAATATAATATACCGATTATTATTACTGATCATCATTTGCCACAAGAAGTATTGCCCGACACAATAATTGTCGATCAGCATATTACCGAAAGCGATCATTGGGCTAAAGCATTATGCGGTGCCGAAATCGCTTTGTATTTCTGTCGAGCTATCGAACGAACCTTAGGCTATAATTATTATCATACGAATAAATTAATTTATTTAGCAGCTATCGGAGCCATTGCCGACGTAATGCCAATGGCTAGTATCGTTAATCAAGCTATTGTGCAAAAAGGTTTTAAACAAATTAATGAAGGCAATGTACCAAACACACTAAGACAATTCGTTAAGAATATGGGTTCGCCTCGAATGAATAGTGAATTCGTATCTTGGGATTTAGCTCCTCGTCTTAATAGTTGTGCTCGATTATTTGATATTAAATCGTCGATCGAATTATTAGATATTAGTGAAGATGCTGAAGATGTATGTAATAATGTCGAAGAATATAATAATCAGCGAAAAGAGTTAACTAAAGAATATACTGATATCATTAAGAAAAAATATAATGAAAGTTACAATGAAGATTATAATATTGCATTAGTAGCATTAGACGAAGCTCCATTAGGTATACTCGGTATATTAGCTGGTAAGTTAGAAGACTATAGCGGATTGCCTTCGTTTGTCGGTATCGATGATCAAGAGCAATTAATTCATGGTTCCGCACGAAGTAATTCATATCCACTAAATGTATTATTAGCTAATGATGAAAATGTATATTCATTTGGTGGACATGCGGCTGCTTGTGGCTTTGCTATTTATAATGACAAAGTCGAAGAATTTAAACAATCGTTAACTGATAAAATTAATGAATTAGCTAAATATCAAGTTGTCGAATCTACTCGTAGCAAAGACGACGAATTGATTTATTTTACGTTGTCTGATTTAACGAAAGAAGCTTATAATTCATTTTATTTATTAGCATATGATAACGTATCGTTTGAAAAACCTAAGATCTGTATTAAAGATTTAACGATTACGTCGATAAGCGTAAGTAAGAATAACGATAAGAATATTAAATATACGTTATTCGACGGCAAAAAACAAATCGATTTTTGGCACTGGGGTGCTGGAGATCTTGGCTTTAGACAAGGAGACAGGGTTCGTATTATTGGCGATATAACTAAGAACTTCATGAAGCCTAAGTTATACACATTACGAATTGATAAGATTGTTAAGGAGGAATAATCAATGTTTACACATCTACATGTGCATACAGCATATAGCTTTTTAGATGGCTACTGTCATATACCTAAATTAGTATCGAGAGCAAAAGAACTAGGTATGACAAGTTTAGCTATTACCGACCATAATCATATGGGCGGTATTTATGAATTTCAAAAAGAATGTCAAAAGCAAGGTATTAAGCCAATTCTTGGATTCGAAGGTTATCAAACTTGGAATACTGAAGAATTAGCTAAAGATGTTGATAATCGTTGGGCTGATGCAGCCACCGATGCTTTTCGAGAAGGCGTCGTTACTGAAGAAGAAGCACAAGCTGTCATTACGAAGAAAAAAGGTTTTAAAGGTATTAAAGAAGTTAAAGAACGTATTAGACCTTTTATGTATGATACACGTCAATATCATTTAATTTTATTAGCAATGAACCAAACTGGTTTAAACAATCTAATAAAATTACAAAGTGAAGCAGCTAAAATTTGTACATATAACGGACGGTTCTTATTCGATATGGGAATGCTTCGTAAATATAGCGAAGGTGTTATTTGTACGACGGCATGTGTTGCTAATATCGTAGCTAAAACCTTTAATAAGGGCGATCGACAATTGGCCGAAACTTTATTAAAAGAATATAAAGATATCTTTAAAGATAGATTTTATTTAGAAGTGCAACCTAATAATTTTAGCGATCAAGTTAATGTTAATAACTTTTATATGGAAATGCATGCCAAACACGATATCCCTTTAATAGCTACTAGCGATGTACATTACGTATTAAAAACAGATAATAAAGATCATGACGTATTAGTGTGTATCGGCACTGGTACTGATATATATAATCCTAATCGTATGAAATACGATCATAACTACTGGCTTAAAAGCGAAGAAGAAATGCAAGCCGGTTTTAAGGATATTCTTAATAAAACCGAAACAGATCGTGAAACTGCTTTAAAAAAATATGCTTTATATCTTGAAGCTATGAATAATACACAAATTATTGCTAATATGGTCGAAGACGTAACATTAGGTAGCTCAACTCCATTAATGCCAAAGCTTCCTAATTCTAATAATACTAAAAAAGAATTGCGTGAACTTGCTTATAAAGGTTTATATGAATTAGCTAAACATTATAAATATATTGCTGATGATATTGTTAATTATGAAAAAAGATTGGCTTATGAATTAAATATTATTAACTATAAAAACTTTGCTGATTACATGCTGATCGTTCGTGAATTTATTAATTGGGCAGATACTAATAATATTATGACAGGCATGGGTCGTGGATCAGCCGCTGGTAGTCTTGTTTTATGGTGTATTGGTATAACAAAAAATGTTGATCCTATCAAGTATGATTTATTATTCGGTCGTTTTTTAACCATTGACAGAACAGGGCTACCTGATATAGATTCAGATGTGTCGTACTTTGGTCGTGATAAAGTTATTGAACATATTAAAGATTTATACGGCTTTGAGAATGTAGCACATATTGGTACTTATACACAACAAGGTGTTAAATCTGGGTTGAAAGATGTTGGACGTGCATTAAAAATTCCGTTTGAAAAAATGAATTTATTAAGTAAACAAATTGATGATTTTGAAGATGTCGTACCACCACAACCTAAGTTTAAAGATTACGATGCTTTAAAAGATGGCAACGAAAGTGAAAAATCTTTATATAAAAAATGGCAAAAATTAGAATCTGAAAATAAAGAATTATTCAGATTAGCTCGTAATTTTGAAGGCCTTAAACGTAATTTTGGTGTTCATGCTTCTGGTGTGCTAGCTATGCCTTGTCGTGTCGACGATTATTTTCCGACACGTACCGATGAAAATGGTGTTATGATTACATTGTTTACCGGTATCGAATGTGAAGAATTAGGTACGGCGAAACTCGATATTCTCGGATTAAAAACATTATCGATTATCGAAAAAACACTCGACCATCTTCATAAAGATGTTGATTGGCTATATGATAATTTCGATATCGAAGATAAAAAATTGTATCAAATGTTAGCTTGTGCTAAATCAGATTGTATATTCCAATTAGAATCTGATATGTTTAAAGACATGATGATAAATATGCGACCAACTGCTTTTAATGATATTGCAGCAGCGACAGCACTCGGTTAAATATATCGGCCGAGTATAAACTGGGTTATATGCTGGAACTCCCTTAGAGCCTTAATTACCATAGTGTAACAATATTAAGGATTGGGTAATCAGCAGGCACGATAAGTTCCGCCTCAGAGACTATGGGAATATCCCACTTAATATAAAGTGATTTATATTAGGAACCCCAGTATGCTATAATAATTAGCTAAATATATAGTCCGAACTTATATGAAAATATAAGAGCTAAGAAGAAATTACTTAGCAGTAAAATTTAATCTATGTCTTGGACCAATATCCTATTATATGTAGTAATATATATTATGTAAGATCATTTTAATATGAAAGGATTGTACATATGAATTACTATTTAAGAAAAATATGCTTAGAACATAAGGATAAGTTTAAGCCATTATTAATTAAAAAAATAAACAAAAATCTTTATTATTATTTGCTTGAGAAATATAAATCAATAAAAAATGCAATAGCTTTTGAAACTGATTTAGCTTATCATACTCGCAATAAAAAGATATATTCGCTAGAAATTATTAAAGATAAAATACTTGAAAAATTTCCAAATCAAAAAATTTCAGATAAGCTCATAAAAGAATCAGACTTTGAAATATCTATTGATTTTATAAACAGAGAATTCAATATTACAATTCGAGAGTTATGTAAAAAATACAATATTCCTTACAATGAAAAAGTACATAAACTTGTTACAAAAGAAGAGCTAGATGAAGAAATTTTTAGCTTAGTTGAAAGGTTTGGCTATGTAAGCAAACCAATTATGGAAAAATATTCAACCTATGGTCCAAAAATTGTAAATAGAATTTATGGAAATTTTTCTAATATGTATACGAAATTAAATATTCAAAGACATCCGTCAGGAAGATCTCCATCTAATGAAGATCTAATAAAAGATTTCCTTGATCTATATCACAAACATAAAGAAGTTACATGTGATTTAATAGCAAAAGAATCAAAATATTCTTTTGCTTGTTATAATGATAGATTCGATGGTATAAATAATCTCAAAAAAAAGTTAAATATAAAAGAAAATAAAAAAGGAAGACCTACGAATTGTTCTATTGTTTTTAATAAAATTTCAAAATTTTTAAATGAAGATTATTGTTTAGAAAAAACATTTGATTGGTTGAAAAGTCCAGTTACTAACCATTATTTAATGATAGATGCTTTTTTTCCCAATTTAAATTTAGCTGTAGAATATGATGGGCCTCAGCATTTTAGAAATGAAAAAAGATATTACAAAAATAATAATGATTTTTTATATAGGATATTTTTAGATATAACAAAAAATATCCTATGTGAAGAACATGACATCAAATTAGTAAGGATTAAGTATACCGACAAATTAACAGATAATTTTTTAAAAGAAAATTTTACTTAACAAAATGCGGCCAGGCCCTCTTACTGCGGGTCTTGACAAACAATATATTTCTTGTAAAAATGGTAAATCAGATGTAGAATATCCTATTCATGGTATTGAAAATATTTTAGATAATACTTATGGCGTAATTGCATATCAAGAACAATTAATGCAGATATCTAAACAGGTATCTGGATTTGATGATAATCAAGCTGATTCAATTACTAGAAAAATTACGGCAAAAAAACGTATAGATTTAATGCCTTTTATGGAACGTTGTCATATTTATGGCAAGAAAAACTGTAAAGGCCCTGAAGGTTGGGAACAAGATGATAATGCTCCTTGGTATGATCCTAAAGGAAAATATGGTCCAGAAATTAAGGGCGCTGTTGCTAATGGCTATACACCAGATGAAATGAAATATTATTTCAAATATATTTCTGGATTTAGCTCGTATGCCTTTAATCGCTCTCATGCTGTAGCATATTCTTTTATCAGCATGTTGACAACATGGTTAAAATTATACTATCCGGTAGAATTCTATTCAGCATTCTTATCGATGCAAGCTACTGAAGATTTATTGCGGTATATTCCGATGATTAGAAAGGAAGGTATCGATGTTAAAGTTCCGGACATCAATATATCTAATCGGGATTTTACTCCTGATGGAAATAATATCTTATTTGGTCTTGGGTCCATCAAAGGTGTTGGCGAATCTTCTATCCCAGCTATTGTAGATAATAGACCATATACTTCATTAAAAGATGCATTAGACAAAATAGGTAAAAAAGCTTTTAATAAACGTGTTGGTGAAGCATTGATTATGTCGGGTGCTTTTAATAATTATAAGATAAATCGTAATGAACTATTAAATGAATTTCATGAAATACGTAAAGATAAAAAAATCGAGATATTAGATATCGACGATTTTAACGAAGACGTAATTATGGATTATGAAATGCAATCGTTAAGTTGCCCAGTAACATGTACGCCAGAATGGTTTGATTATGAAGATGGGCACGATGTATTTAAAGTTCCGATTAAGATTACTAAGATCGACGAACGCAAAGATCGTAAAGGCAATCTTATGGCATTTTGTGAAGGCGATGTCGGTGGTGGTGTTACGATCGAACTTATTATTTTTAGTTCGATATATACAGCCAACCTCGGAATTATTCGCGCAGGACATACTGCTTTATTCGATGGTGAAAAACAATCGAACGCTAAATTAAAAGTTAAAAAAGTAAGCTTGTCTTAATGACAAGCTCTTTTTTTTGTTTGTAATATAATTTTGTAAATTAGATATTTTTTTGTAAAATTAATGAAAAGGACATTTAATTATGGCTGATATAAAAGGTAAAGTTCTTGTCGAGAATGGTACTGGTGGTAAAGATTTATTTAACCCTAGCACCACAGCCGATCAAGTCGTATTTAGCGACGGCGAAACTCTCGAACAGAAGTTTAAAAAATGGATCCCAAAACATTCGATTCTTTCCGATCGTTCTGGTAATTCTGACCGAAGCGATTTAAGTGAAGATACTCGTAAGTTTATGGGACATCCTATCGAAGATTTTTTATTGCGTGACGAATTATTAACGACATTAACGAAAGCTGCCGATACAAATTGCTGGAAGCAAAGTGTTAATAGCGTTGCCGATTTGTTTACGACATATCCCGATGCAGTATTAGGTGATATTGCTGCAGTTAATAGTGGCGATACAGCCGGTTCTATTTACCGATTTAATGGTACTGACTGGGAGATTTTAGTTAGAAATGGAAAAAGTATTTTACCTAATGCTGTTGTTGATAAAATTAATCAAAGCATTGTTCTTCAAAAAGTAGAATTCGGTTCTAATAAATGGGTTAAAAATGCTACCGATGATTATCAACTCACGTTAGAATTACCGAATGCCGAAGTTGTTAAAGTCGTAATTTACGACGGACAAATTAAAAAAGCTTCGACAATTACTTCTGAAGTAACAGATTCTCAAGTATTATTACGAAGCGTATATCCTGAAAGAGGATATGTTTTATATTATAATACTCAAATGAGTAATGTTATTGAACATGGTGATACTGTATGATTCAAAAATTAATTCAGCAAATTGGCTTGCAGAAAATCAATGCTAAAATTAATGAATTCGATGCTGAAATTAATAGACTTAAAGAATTATCTGATAATAGACCGACTAAAGAAAATATCGGTAGCTATATAGAAAATGCTATGCGAGATATTCGCAATGCAATTCAAACGGCTAAAAATAATTTAGCTGCCGCTATCGAACTAATAAAGAATAAGATTAAATTATATTATACGAAAGATGAAAGCGATGCTTTATTCAATCGCATACAAGACTTAAGTAATTTTTTATTAAAAGATCAAGATATTACGTTACGTAAAAATCTTAATGTCGGTAAATCGATCGAACTAAACAATACGTCTGGTCCGGTTATTACGTTTCCCGACGGTTCTTTAGAAATTCGTCCCGGTGTTTTAAAAATAACGAATAACGGTAATAACGTATTTGAAATACGCGACAATATCGTATATAATAACGGGCAAGAAGTCATTACAGGTATTTCTAGAATTAGTCCAGGTAACTGGATTGAACTACCTAATAGTCGTAATTTAGGAGTCGGACAATCCGTATATTATGGCGACGCTATTAACGACGATGCTAACCAATTATTAATTCTTATGAAATATACTGATAGAATCGATAACGATCATATGTATATCGATCATATATTAATAGAATTATCATTAGGCATTCAACGATATAACCCATCGTACTGCAATATTAATTTAGCAAATAATTATATTAAGCTAGAATCTAATAGATGGAACGGTACGATTTATAGAGTATTTTATCGATAAGGAGATATATTCATGGAACGAATGAAAGAACAATCTACGTCGGTAAAAGCTACGCAAGAAATTAATAAGATTATCGATGAATATAATGTATTAGAACAAGAAAATAATACGAATAATATTACGGCTGGTGAGTTTATTAATAAATTTAATGATATTAATAGAGAATATAATACGGCTCGAAAAGAAATTAGTAAGTCGTTAGTCGATGAAAAAGCTAGTTGGCTAGAAAAAATAAAGAATTATTTTACGAGATCAGAAGACGATGCTCGTTATTTAAATAGTTCTAATAAAGATAATTTTATATCGAAAGCTACCGATTGGATTTTAAACCATACATTAACAATGGATAATGCTGTTATTAATGCTCATAAAAGTGATAATATTTTAATGACAATTAATGGCGTTAAAATTATTATGGATGGCGATTGGCTTAAAATGATTAATCCAGACGGATCAGAATTATTTGCTAAGAATATTAATGACGGAACAGAACGCGCATTAAATCGTGATCTATTTAAATTAATAGAACGTAAATATATTCCGGCAACTTGGAATATTATCGAAAATAGTCGTGTCGATAATGTAGGCGGTACGGTAACATTACCATCTGGTTGGAATGATTTAATTATCATTGTCGATAATACGACGTCTGATTTTACCTATTGGGATAAACAAAACGAACATAAATTAGCTCCGTCATATGTATATATGTGTAGTGCTGAAGTACCGATTAAATTTTTTACACCATATGCTACAGCTGGTTTAGAAGTTACGAAAACTTATGTTATGCTAACAGCAAAAACAGGTTGGGTAGGCGAAGATTATGACGGTAATAAAAGTCGTGATTTCGGAAAGATCTTGAAGGTATTGTGGCGATGATCGAACATTTAAAAAATAAAGTAACGACTTTTTTACAAGTTAAAAAAATAAACGAAATCATCGGTTCTTTAATTCAATTCGACGAGACTATTTCAGGTAATGCTATTCAAGATTTAATTAATCAGTATAATACTCGTCTTGAAAATATGAAACATTATCTTAATGATAAAGTTGCCGAAAGTATCGATGATCTTAAAAATTTAGTTAATTCGACACTAGCAAATTATTATACGAAAGATGAATGTAATAATCGATTTGTTAAATTAAGCGAGGTTAATGATTTTATCAGGTACGACAATCCAGAAACTAATGGTAAGCTAATTATTAATTCTGGAGATAATCCTTGTATTAATTTTACACAAGGATCGATTAGTACATTGTTTAACATCGATGAATATTCTATCGAAGCATTTCCGTTTGCTATTAAACGTGGAGACAAAACATTATTAGAATTTAATGCTTATGGATTAGTAACTAATAAAACTATCATTACGACAAATAACTATCGTAATTATGTTAAGCTTCCGCAATGGCGCAGTAATCAAGAAATGAATAAAGAAAATTATAATAAGTGGAACGAAGCTTATGCTTATATATACAATGGTTGGAATTACCAGCCAGTATTTATGTTAGTTCATAATGCATTCTTGCGTGGTTATAAACCATGGAATGATCCTAATGATGGTCCACCTTCAAACTTATCTGTATCATTTTTTAACTATTATGCTTGGGATAAAAATCATACAATTATTCAACGTTTAGAACTTAATCCATATGATTATAAATTTTATGTAAATGAAATTTATCGTCAAAGAAGAAAACATCATAGTAGTTATAATCATTTATGGTGGAATTGCGGAGAATATACAATAAAATGGCGTTAGATTTAAATACATTAAAAAATAACCTCAACGATTTAATCAATAGAATTAATAATTTAGAATCATCTGCTATTCATATCGATGGTTATTTAACGTCACTCGATATTAATGAAATGGCATATTCTACTAACGAAACGATTAAAAATTTAGATGTCGATACGATTATTGTTGATGAGAATATATATATTAACGATAACAGTATCGATAACACATCTATTAAGATTAATAAACATGATTTAGTTTTTAATGATACGTTAATATACGATAATAAAAAATTAAAATATGATAACGATATGTTGTTGCCTAAATTCGAAGAATATACTGGCGACTTAGTTAAAGGCGAATATTATATCGTTATTAAAGATACGATTAATAAACCATATCTTATTAATTATCATAGTAAAAATTTTATTTGCGACGATTTTAAAATAGAAAATAATAAAATCATCTGCGATAAACAGTATACTATAAGGAAGCGAGGTAACGCTAATGATTCAAATATTAAATAAAGATAACGTTACCTTAATCGATATTCAGAATAAGATATCTGAAATTCAAGATTATCTTGCCGAATCTAAAAATAGTATTATCGATCAAGTCGTCGATCTTTCTTTAGCGAATTATAAATTCCAAGATAATTATTATAAAAAAGATGTAGCATCTGATTATAATATTGATACGGTGTCTGCTGACACTGTTAAAGGGAATATAACTATCGATGAGAATAAAGTTATGATAGGTGGAAATATTCTTGCCGGTAATTCTTATAATAATAAAGAATTAATGACTGCCGGTGGTAATTCTTATCGATGGAATATATTATCATATAATAATTCAGCTATTAATTTAAATAATACTAACGAATTATTATTAGTATTAAGACAAGATACTAATGTATTTACTTCTTTTATACTAAATGAAGATGGTCGATATTCCGTAAACGGAATCGATATCGAAATTCTTGACGATATGTTGTTTATCGATCATTCTAATTTAGTTGCTATTTATTATCGTTAGAGGTATATAATCTGTGGAAAATTTATCATTAGATGCATTGAACGAAACGATTATGAATTTGTGTAATGATGTCGATGACATTATGACGAAATCAAAAGAAAAAGTTTCGGATTATCTAAAAACTAATGGCGTTACGAATGGTAATATAACATCAGAGTACATCCTTAAAAACAATACAATCGATACATTAAATGTTGACAATTTATTCGTAAAAGATCTACGAATAGGCGGTAAATCTTTTATTAAAAATAACATTATTACTTATGGTAATAATACGTTAGAATTAAATAACATTTTATTATCAAATGATAAGCAGGTGCTGTTTTCTGACGACACCTGCTTTACTTCTTGTTACGATGGAATTTACTCTGTATATTTATTAAAAGGTAAAGCTGAAATTGTCGTATCGGCTATGTATGGTAATAAGAATATAGGCGATATTATCATACCAGTATCGTTATTAAAAGAAGGCGAAAATGCTTTTAAAGGTGTTACCGTTATTAAAAATAACGACGAATGTTCTATAGTGCAGAATGACAATAAACTTACTTTTACTAATATTATTATGAGGTAACGCTAATGAAGCAATTTATCGAACAAGCTTCATTAAACGAAACGAGTATTAAATATCTTGTTTATAAATTGAACGAAGTCATTCGTGTCGTAAATAATAAACCCGATATTCATGATTTTGAATATTGGGCCGATACGATTAAACAATTCGAACAAGACGGAACTATTAATACTTATACCGATCTTCTTGAAGCTTTAAAAAAGAAGCCTGATTTTAATCAGGTTAGAGATACGGTACGAGATGAATTAATTAAATATGTCGATCAAGTTAATCAACGTATTTATCAACCAACTCTCGATCAACTATTAAGAGTAATCGGCGACGGTTTACAAGAATATATTAAACAACATGTCGACGATTATTTAGATAAAGCAACGAACGATTTACGCAATCGTTTATCTACCGAAATCATTCATTGGAACTAAGGAGATTTTTGAATGTCTAAAAAAATTGTTACCCGTGCATACTTCGGTCTTTATAACCCAGCTCGTAAAGGTTTGACTATCGATACAGATAATAATAATTCTGGTAGTCAACCAGCTGTCGATAATAAAGCTGTCGAAGACGTAACAAAACAAGCTACTGCTAACAAAGAAGCATCTGCTACTAATAAAGTATTGGCCGAAGCTAATAAAGCTGCCGTTGCTAAAGTAGCTGCTGATTTAGCTGCTAAACAAGCACAAGACGTTATTACATTCTTGAGCAAAGTTGAAGCAGCTGCTCAATACCAACCAAAAGGCGAATACGTAACCGATGCTAAAGTCGAAGAAAAAATTACGGAAGCACAAGGTAAAGCCGATCAAGCTGCCGATGCTAAATTCGCGACAAAAGCTGAACTCGAAACAGCTACTGGTGGCGTGTCTGCTCAAGATTTAAAAACATTAAAAGACGCGATCGATCTTTTAAAAGATAACCCAGATAGCATTGCTGAAATTGCTAAGAAAGCTGATAAAGATAAAGTATATGATAAAGATGCTATCGATAAGTTAATTAAAAAACTTAACGATAAAGATACTGATCTTGAAAAAGCTATTGCTAAAGCAGCTACTGCCGACGACGTAGTCAAAGCAGCAGAACTTACTGAAAAAGTTAAAGCTATTGTTGATTTAACTCCATTTGCTAAAGCTGCTGAAGTTGAAGCTACATATGCTAAAAAATCTGATTTGGCCGATAAAGCTGATAAAAATGCTGTTAATACTGAGCTTGCTAAAAAAGCAAATGCTAGCGATTTAACTTCGTTAGCTACAAAAGAAGAAGTAAAGGCGAAAGCCGATGCTACGGCTCTTGCTACAAAAGCTGACCAAACAGCTCTCGATAATGTTAAAGCCGAAGCCGATGCAAATAAGGCAGCTGTCGCTGCCGAAGCTGCGGCTCGTAAATCTGCCGATACGTTAAACGATGCTAAAGTTAAAGGCATTGCTGACGACGTATCTAAAATGAAAATCGATGCGGCTCAAGCTAAAGTAGAAAACGAAAAAGCATTAAGCCGCAAGGCGGATCAAGAAGCTGTTAATACAGCTCTCGAAGGTAAAGCTACCAAAGCCGAAGTTGCCGAAGCTAAACAAGCTGCTACCGATGCTGCAAAAGAAGCTGCTAAAGCAAATACTGCTCTTACAAGCAAAGCCGATGCTACTGCTCTCGAACCATTAGCAACTAAAGAAGCTTTAAAAGCAGCTAAAGAAGAATTAGCTCAAGCTGTCGAAGCTGTCAAAACTGCTGCGGCTGAAGCTAAAGCCGAAGCTAAGACTGGCGAGGCCGTAACCGAAGCCAAAGCTAAAGCTGCCGAAGCCGATGCTAAAGCTAAAGAAGTCGAAGCTGCTCTTGTTAATTACGTAACTAAAGCTGTGGCCGACGAAGCATATCAACCTAAAGGCGAATATGCTACTAAAGCTGAAGTACAAGCTATCGGTTCTTTAGATCCGACTACGCTTCAATCCTTAAAAGATCTAGCTCAACAATTAGCAGGTCACGCTGATTTAACAACTGTTCTCGATAAATTAAATAAAGTATTTACTAAAGACGAAGTTAATGCAAAACTTGCGATGAAAGCCGACGTAACTGCTCTTGCTGAATATGCAGAAAAAGCTGACGTCGAATCTAAACTTGGCGATAAAGCTGACAAAACTAAGGTAGCTGAAGATATTCAAGCTGCTAAAGATGTAGCAGATGCCGCTGTTCGTGAAGTCAATACGACTGCTCAACAAGCTAAAGCTAAAGCAACTGAGAACGCTGCAGGTATTGAAGAATTAAAAACTAAAGCTGATAAAGCTGTCGAAGATCTTGGCAAATTAACGACTAAAGTTAATGATCTTGCTCTTAACGGTGGCGCTGGTACAGGCGCTAGCCTGGATGCACAAGCTGTTGCTGACAAAGTTAAAGAAGTGGTCGACGGTATCGTCGCTCAAGAAAAATATATTAGCGAAGCTAAACTTAATCAAAAACTTGCTGATAAAGCTGATGTAAGTGCATTAACTGCTGTGCAAACAAAAGCCGATAAAGTCGCTTCTGATTTGTTAAGCAAAGCCGACGTAAGTGCTCTTGCCGATAAAGCTGATAAATCTGTATTTGAAGCTAAAGCAACAGAGCTCGATACGAAGCTAAATACTCTCGAAACAGCTACTGTTCCTAATTTAATCGATACTAAACTTACTGCTAAGTTAGCTGGATATCAAGAAAAAGGCGAATACGTTACTAAAGAAGCTGGCGATCGTGATTATCAACCTAAAGGTGAATACGCAACAGTCGAAAAACTTAACGAAGTAAAAGTTAAAGCTGAAGCTAACGAAGCCGCTATCGAAGGTCTCGATAAAGACAACTTAGTTCATACTGCCGATTTAACTACGTATGCTAAATCTGAAAAAGTAACAGAAGATATCGCAGCAGCCGTAGGTGGCTTAGGCGAAGTATATGTCGCAAAAGCCGATGCCGAAACTTTTGCGAAGAAAGCTGAAGTAACGACTGAAATCGGTGCAAAAGCTACTGAAATTAAAAAGTATGCTGACGATACATTCGCAACGAAACAACAACTTGATAATGCAACTATTGCTGCTGGCGGTTCTGGCTTGACTCAAACACAAGTCGAAGGTATTGTCGATAATAAACTCGGAACATTAAAAGATGCCGTTCAAACTATTGCTAATATCCAATCTGGTGTTAACGATAATAAATCTTCTGTTGAATCTATTCTTTCTGAATTGGCTAAAAAAGCTACGAAAGATGAAGTAGCTGGTAAAGTAGCGACTACCGATTTCGAAGATGCAAAACAAACGCTTAATACAGCTATTACGGCACAAGAAAATGCATTAGATGCTGCTAAGACTGCATTAGAAAAAGCTATTAATGACAAGTCTGAAGAAGCTGCTGCTGCTTATCAAACTAAAGTAGACTTTGCTACTTGGACTCGTGACGTATACGGTACTGAAATTGCTCGTATTAAAGATGATATGATGACAGCTCAAGAAACTGATGCTGCTATCGATGCTAAACTTGCGACTAACCTCGAAACTCTTAAAGGTATTTTCCAAGTTAAAGGTAATTATTTAACTCGTGAAGATTTAACTAATACTCTTAAAGATGGCTACATTACTAAGAATGAATCCGATCGTTTATATCAAGGCGTAGGCAACTATGCGACTATTGAATATGTCGACGATCAAATCGGTAAAAATAAAATTAAGATCGATGAAGTAAATACATCTATCGCAAATAAACTTGACGTAAGTGCTGCGACTAGTCTATATCAAACTAAAGGTGATTATGTATTACGTAGCGAACTCGATACATTAGCGACTACTCCGACTTTCACAAATGCTATTAATACAGCTATTGCAGGTAAAGGTTATCTCGATAAAGAAACGGCCGACGGCTACTATGCTCCTAAAGGTCAATACGTAACGACTGAAAATATCGAGGATGCAATTGCTACGAGTGCTGCCGTAACAGCTAAACAAGATGCTCTTACTTTTGGTTCTGGTTTATCTTATGATTCTAACACTAAAACATTAACAGCATCTGGCGTATCTGTCGACTTAAGTCCTTATACTCTTAAAACTGATGCAGTTCTTAAAACTGTATATGAAGCTAAAATTGCTGAACTCGAAACAAAAATTCAACAATTAACAGTTAAGTCTGGTGCAACTACTGATCGTCCTGCTGCTCCTGTAGCTGGCCAAATGTACTACGATACCGACTTAAATGCTCCGGTATTCTATAATGGTACCGAATGGAAACCTATGGTAGGTAGCGGTACTGGTGTTGCAGTCGAAGCCGACTAATTTAAATATATTATATAGCTATGTTTCCCGCCGTAATGGCGGGGATTTATATGAGGAGTATACTTAATAATGGCTGAAGTTAAAAAATTTTATTACGTAAATGATCCGGATATCATTCTTAAAGATACAAAGGGTATCGCAAGTGATCCGACAGCACGTTATTTGCTTAGCGCACATGAGGTTGTTGAACGTTTAGGAAATAAACTCGATACGATTGATTTACCTACACATGTTCAAACATATCTTCAAGCTGGCGACGGTATTCATTTCGAAGAAGTTATTGGTGAAGATTCAGAACATACGCCACATCTCGTTATTAAAAGTACTGGTGGAAGTGGCGCAGCCACGGATCTTAGTGCTTATGAAACACAAGCACAAGCAGAAGCTAAGTACTTAAAACTTGACGATATTGAAACTAAATTGAAAGAAAAAGGCTTTATTACTCAAGCTGACTTGCAACCGATTCTCGATGCAATCAAAGCATTAAAAGGTGAATAGTTTTTATTATATAGGGGAGAACAATGACATTAATAAATGCATTAGCATTGTTATATAATATTGCTCCTCAAGCAGTCGAAACATTCTTAACGATGTATACGATTATATTCTTTATGTTAATAATCGATACATTGTTAAGATTGTTCGCTCTTACTTTTTCGAAAAAACCTTTGTGGCATTATCGAACTATTATCGATGTATTTTGGGGAGGCTGGGGACAGCAAAAATCTAGCCGCGTGTTTTATCGCGGCTTTCTCTTCAAATTATTCGAATATAGTATTTTAAGTATTTTCGCATTTTTATTAGATGTGATCGTAATACCGACAAGTATTCATATATTATATTTTCAAGACATATTCGATATCATATCTTGGGTATGTTATGGTTATATAGTATTAACAGAGTTATTTAGTTTTAAGGAAAACATGAAATTAATTCGTTATAATAACGAAATTATTAACAGTCTTCCTAAAGACGTTATCGATCGCATTACCGATGTCGACTTAAATGTCGTGAAGTTTAAATTAAAAGAGAAAAAAGGTAAGAATACGAAATGAGTAAAATATTTAAAATGATGCTGTTCGAAAACGATGGACTTAGTTATACTCGTGTTATTTCCTTTACGTTATTATTACTGCTAGTCGGTGTTACATTATATTTAGTAATTACCGGGCATAATTGGCAACACTACGATACGTTAGCTAATTTAACTGGCGGCGGTTCTGCTGCGACACAAATTGCTAATAAATTTATTAATAGTAAATATAATAGCGAAGTCGGCACGTATAAGGAAAAAAACGATGCGGAGTAAATATTATATTAAATGGTTAGTACTATGCGGAGCTAATATGCTCTGCATGGCGCTATGCTATTTAACAAACTGGTTCGTCGTATTATTTGCCGATAAGTACGGTAACTTACCTAAGATATTTAAATTGTGGCAAACCTACGATAACTGTTTAGATATAGCTTGGATGATATACGAAGGAAACGTGCCGAAATTTGCTCGATACGATTTTAATAAGCATTATTTATATCATTACGAGAATAAAGGCGATGGATATATGATGCTTGGATATGTCGATGTAATCGACGATAATTTTACGTTAAAAGAAAAATTTCAACGATACATATGTCGATGTGCTTGGTTATATCGAAATTGCGGTTATGGATTCGCCTATTATATTTTCGGTAAATATGTACGCTATCGCGACATAAAAATAATTGTCGATCGAAAGGATTTTTTCTTCGCGATCGATACGAGAAATAATATATTTTGTCTTAAAGACGATCGACAATGGTGTCGATATTTTAAGAAAAGTATTTATTTAGGATATAAATTCGCAGGCATTAAAGGGCGTAAATATCCGTTACGATCTATGCTTGCTAATCGTATTAATCTGTTTAGACTTGTTAAGTAATTAACAAGGAAAGGATTAATTAAGTGAATAAATTAAAAGTCGAATCTTTAAAAGTTAACGTGTTAAAAGCGTTACAATTAAAAAAGGCAAAAGCCGATAATAAATATAAAGACGATCAGGTATATATTCAAGAACCTGAAGAAATGATTCAGAATTTTGAAGACATTCAAAATTTAAAAGAATCGAAACAAGATAAACTTAAAGCTGGTAATTCGATTACGATTAGCAGCGATAATGAAATCAATGCTAATGTCGATTTAACTCCGTATTATACGAAAACACAAACGGCTAAATTATTTATGGGCCGTGACGAAACATATACGAAAGAAGAAATTGATGAAAAGACCGGTATGAAAGGTTTACGTGCCGGCGAAAATATTTCGATCGTTAACGAAAACGGAAAGCCTAAAATATCTTCGACAATTGCTTATAAATTAAAAGATAAAATTATGTCGATCGGTAATACGATTTTAGGTAAAGGTACCTCGATTGGTGTTAATGCTTCGGCAACTGGTGAAAATAGTGTAGCTCTCGGTGCCGATTCGCTTGCTACGCTCGCCAATCAAGTATCGGTCGGTAATAGCGAAACTAAACGTATCATCAGTAACGTAGCTGACGGAGTCGAATTAAACGATGTCGTTACGGTCGGTCAATTTAATAAGAAGATAAGTGCAGCACTCGATCAGATTAATCGATTGGCTAGTCAATTATACCCAGTCGGATCTATTTATATGAATGTTAATAACGTCGAGCCTTCTGCTATTTTTGGCGGAACATGGGAAAAAATGCCGGCAGGTCGTATGCTTGTTAATAGTAGTGACGATTTTACTTTAGGTCAAATCGGCGGCGAAAAAGAACATCGTTTAACCGAGGATGAATTAGCTGTTCATAATCATAATTTACAAACTAATATATCTTTTACTATTCCGAATGCTGGTGAACATTATCATGCTATTGGCACTATTGTAGATAATAATGGTGCTTTTATTACTAGCGATAGCAATAGAAGTTATAAAAATGGTTTTAAACTTCCTGAAGGCAAATATTGGACTGGTTGGAATGGATCAAATCATGGAAATGATAGATATCCAAAAACTGATAATGAAGGATATAATTTATTTACTAGTATTAATAAACAGTCTGATACTTCTAGCGTAAATAAAGATATTAATGTTAATACGAATAATATCGGAAAAAATCAACCACATAATAATATGCCGCCATATATTGTCGTTAATATGTGGAAACGTATTGGTTAATTTAAATAAAGGAAATATACATGTCTGAACAAATACAAAATATCTCCGAAGAAATTTTAGAATATAAAGATAAGATTTTTATTAAGATCTTTAGTGATTTTTTAAAGGAACAAAAAGTTCCGTTTCCTGAAAATGTAAAGCATTATTTAGGCTTAATATTGCCTAATACGTTAATAAAACCTCTTCAAGTTTATTTAAATTCTGCCAGAAAAGAAAATAATAATTTTATCGTATCTTTGCAAGGCCCATTCGATAGCTATATCGAAATTAATGGAGTATCTACTAATTTTGATAGCGAAGGTCGAATCACTGATTTAACTGTACCGGCTTTAGTCAAAGCCGACGATATTCTTAATTATTATATTTCTGTCGTTAATTTTCCTTATAAAAAAGATAAACCGGCTAGTTATACAAGTGATAAAACTGCTCAGAATATGATCGATACGATCGAAGTTTCTAATTATTTAGAAACTTTTGAAAAAATCGAAGAACCTGTTGTCGGCGTATTGAAATATCTTAATAGCGTCGTTGCGAGTTACGATGTCGTAGCTACATGGCTAGATAAAACAAATACTCAAAATGATACAGGTAAAGGACTAATTAGACTTACGAATAATTCTAACGTACCAGTAAAAGTAGTATTTAATAATCAAGAACATGTTATCTTAGAAAATAATCATGTCGATATTCCATTCGATTTAGATGAATTCTTGGAAACTTATAAAAATTCTGGTTATAATCAAGCTGTCGTAAAGAATTCAGAAGGAACAGAAGTATCGACAGTTGCCGTTACGAATCTTTTGACTCAAGACGAATTGAATAATGTTCGAATCAATATAAATGCTGCGCTCGATAGAACTAGCGATAAAGAATTCCCGGCAAAAATGAAGGTATCTCTTATAAATCCTAAATTCTTCGGCGAAGCCGGATACTATGTTAATTTCTTAGGTTCCGTTATAAAAGTACCATCTCAAGCTGAAGGTACTGCAGGTATTTCTGTATCGAAAGCCGAAGTATTAGCTATGGACGAAAAGAAGAATTCAATATCCGTTTGTGATAAAGATGGAAATCCAATTGGCAAACAAATTGCTCCGACAGCTTTTGTTCCTAATACTTTAAAATTAATAAAAGCATTGATTAAATAAATAAGGAATATATATGTCAAATAAAATTACAGAAATTTCTGAACAAATTAAAGCATTAAAAGATATTACGTTTGGCGAAATTTTTACACAACAATTAAAAGCATCGAAAATTCCATTTCCGGAAAAATTCGAACATTATATCGAACAATTAATCGAAAATGCTCAATTTACTCAAAATTCTAAATTAGAAGTATTATCGGCTGATAAGCAAAGTGACGGCTGGCATTTAGATTTAATGGGACAACCATTTAGCTATATTGAACTTGACAATCAGCATTATAATTTCCCGGCAAACGGACGTATGGATATTGTTGTTCCGTTAAAAGAAAACGAACCATTTTTCGTTGCTAAGTATACATGGCTTCCATATGACGAATCTTTTGAAGCTAATTATACTAAGCCGCAAAATGATCAATATTTTAATAATATTATTAATTCAGTTAGTTTCCCTGAAAAACAAGACAAAGGTACTATCGAAGTTGGTTATTTAATTGGAACTGGTAATAAAGATCAATTATTATTTATTGAAGGTCAACCTTCTATTTCTGGCACTATAGATAGTGGTTATACTATTCAAGGATTGCTTCCTGATTTTACATTTACAGTTGGCAATAAAGAATTTACGTCTGATTCTAGCGGTATGATTACGATTACGACAAAAGAAGTTTTTGAAATCGTTAATGCTTATAATGAACAAAGAAGCACATTACCAGTTGTTGGTAAATACAACGGTATTTTAAAAGATCATATCGTAAAAGAAGATGAAGCATCTTTTGAAGAATCTTATAACTTTTTAGATACAGATATATTTAAACCTAGCAACAGTAGTAATAGTACGTATTATAATAAAACTAACGTACCGTTAGAAGTCGAATATTTAGGTGAAACTTCTACGATTCCGGTCGATGGTTCTAAAGAACTAACTACGATGTTTAATACAGTCGAACAATTAAAAACTATTAAAGCTAATGCGACCGATAAGCTTGAGATTAAAAATACGTTTAATTATCCTTGGAATAAAGAATTCACAATCGATAGCTTAAGTGTTTTATTAGATAAAGATTATTTAATTTCTCAAGTAAACACTAATGGTTCTTTAGATTTAACTGTCGAAGTATTAGGAAATACATTTAATCGCATTAGCGATGCTTATTATTTTATGAATGGTAGTTATCCTACGCCGACCAAAGAATTTTTAGAAACTGTCGATGAACATACGACTGAATTAGGCGTGACTATTAAAGATGAATTTACATATCCTTGGAAGAAATTCTTACATGTTCAAAGCTTCGACAAGTTCTTAGATAAAAATTATATTATTAATAATTATAGTATTTATTATTCAACGTATGACGGTATCGGTTATTATTTTACAGGATATCCTAATTATAGCTATACATTTAATAATAAAGAATTAGTACTTAATAGTAGTTATCAAACAGTTATTTCTTATAAAGATATATATAATTATTTAAAAAATAAAAATAATAGCACTTTATCATTTACAGTCAATATTAACTCTAATTATTATAATAAAACTATTAATATTGACAATCTTATTAATTTCAATAATATTATTGGTAAATTATTTTATGTCGATGTTAGTAATAAAACTATAACAAATAAAGCTGGTATTAAAAAATTAAAAGCTTATACAAATAGTCCTAATAACGGTATTGTTTATACATTACCTGAAGAAGAAACTTTTTCTTATTATAATTTATTACCGACAGAATTAAAATTTAAAAATAAATTTAATGATGTTAATTCTACTTATTTAAATATTGCTGATGATGACTGTACAAATTCAATATTTTTGAGTCAGTATGTTGCAGCCGTTACTTCTAATATGCTAGCAAAAGAAGTATGCTTTAATAACTTAAGTCCAAGTTATAGCGATGGACATCAAAAATTAAGTTTAAATTTAGCTGATAATTTTTCTGATCTTAAACAATATATACTTGATCATTATGAAATTGTTACTGTTAACGGAAATAAATATAATATTACAGAAGCATCTAACGGTTTTATTATCGACGATAAGATTAAGAATGAAATGTTGTTTGCCGGCAATAGTCTTACTATTTCTTTAATTCATAAAAATGATACTAACAATGAATTTATTAAAAAAGAAAATGAGACTATTTATAGTTATGATATTACAAACAATACTAATTTAGCGACATCTATTTATCAAAATTTAGAAACATTAAATAAAGTATACGACAATACTAAAAATGGATTTAATTTTGTAGAAATTCCAATAACTCAAATTCTTATTGAAACTCCTTCTTCTTTAGAAACAGCAATTGATTTGCCGATCTCTGATATTAATAAGTTTACTGGCATGAAAACATTGTATTATGCTGACAAAGTAAATAATACTGATATAAAAAAATTAATTGATTCTAATGAAATTATTACGATTATTAATTCTATGAAATATTATAAAGACAATTCTGACGGTAATGGACATATTGTTATTAATTATAATACTGAATCTGAGTCGAATAAAGTTTTTGATATAAATATCGGAATAAATATAATTTATGGTATTATTTATGGTTATAATGTAGACAATTTAAAGGATAAATTATAATATATGACATACGAAGAACAATTAAAACAAATCCGCGATAACGTCATTAAAAACGTATATCCTGTTATCCAACAACAAGGTTCTTCGAATACTATGATTACTCTTCATTGGACAGCTGGTCATTATGACCAGTTGTTCGATGATTATCATATGTGTATCGATGGATCTGGTAACGTACATGTAATGCAAGATTTAGATAATAAAGGCGCGCACTGCTATCGAGAAAATACTAATAATTTAGGTATATCGACATGTTCTAATTATGGTTCTGAATTAAATGGTGACGGTTTCACTGGTTATTCCACATATGTACCAGGTACAGAACCAGTTAATGCATTACAACTCGAAGCAATGGCGACTGTCGTATATCTATGTTGCGTGACATATGGTTTACCATTAAGTCAAGTATTTACTCATGGTGAACGTTGTTTAGCTCGCCAAGATTTATACGATTATCCGGCAGAACGCTGGGATCTCGATATTCTCGTACCTGAATGCCATATTCGTACCGAAGACTGTGTCCATACTTCTGGCGGCAACTGGATTCGTAATCGAGCTCGAGAAATCGCACGGATGAACGGTGTCGATTATTTATAATAGAAAGGTTTTTTAATGTCTATTATTTCTGAAATTGCTCAAGGCTTAAGCTCGATCATAAAAAAAAATGACGAACTTTTTATGAAAAAAGCTGATGCTCAAAGTTTATTAGACTCGGTAAAATCTCTTAACGTCGTTACGGAAGGTGTCGATAATACGGGCGCTACTGATGTGACGGCTAAGTTAAACGAGGTTTTTACTAAAGCTAACGCTGAGAAGTATGACGAAGTAATTTTCCCGGACGGTATTTACAAGATAGAAAATGTCGTAAAGATTTTCTGCCCAGAAAAAATGAGTCGTTCTTTAGTCGTTAGATCTGAGAATACTTATGGTGCTACTATTTTATGCGATCATACCGATGCGTCTCAAGGTGATATCGGATTTGTATTGACTCGAAATGTACCGGAAGATCTAGACGATATTACTAATGCTTATAATACGACAATCGATGGTTTTATTTTTAAAGTTAAAGACCAAGATGCCGAAGGCAGCAGTTTTAAATTTATCGGTACGAGTAGTGATTTTAGTCAGTTACTATTTACTAATCTAAAATTATTAAATCTTCGTATGACTAATACTAAAGATTGTGCTGGTAATAATATCGATTTAGCTGCTCAATGTAATAATTTGACTATCGATAATGTAAAAGCTAATTATGGTATGTATGCTATATATCTAGAATATACTGATGGCATAAATAATACTATAAGCAATATCGTTTCTAATAACTGTACTTTCTGTCTCTGTACATACTCATATGTCGATTTCGAAACTGTTACTCTTCATTTTGACGATACTGTCGATTTAAATAATGGTACTACGGCTAATTTTTATGCTAATAAAATATCGAATTTTAAATTAACTGGTCGATGGGCTCTTAATCAAAACCCAATGTACATTAGTATTGGACCAAGAGCCGAGATTAGTCATGTTACGCTCGATATTACGCTTGACGATAATGTCGACCATGTACTCGTCGAGGAAAAACCTTCGGCATTTATTTATTTAACCTCACCAGAAAATGCTAAGATTGAAGTTAAAGTAAGTAATCTTAAATTTGATAAATTTCAAGAGAATTTTAATAGCTGGATACAAAAAGGTACTAAGTTCTCTTGGATTAATTCTCCGGAAGTATCTATCTCGCCTAACGGTATAGCCGAATATCCGGCGTTAACTTTATTTAATAATATAGGTTCTACCGATGAATATAGTTCGAGAGGTTTCCTTAATAGAAAATATGAAATTAAGGCAGAAGATGATGCTAAGACAAGAATTTATTTAGGTTACGATAGAACTATTCATGAGAAAAATATTAGTAGTCGAGATGAATTAGCCGATGGCGAAGGCTCAGCCATTTTCTTTGGTTCTAATGGCGTTCCTTATAAAGATGCTAAAGATCATGATTATAGTAATTATACTGCTGGTGTTGCTGGCGATGTATATTTAGAATCCAAGCCAAATCATTCTGGTCATTTCGGCTATGTATCGACTTACAGATACACGACTAAAACCGAGTATTTAGCGGCAGCGGATAAGCCTATTTCTGTTACGAATCATGGTGATAGAACAATGACTTTTGGTTTTAATAAATTCCCGGTATGGGATAACGGTACGTTAAAAGATACGCCAATTACAGTCGGTAGTATGATGAACGTATTAGGCAAAGGTGGCTTTAAGGTTATTGAAGTAAATACCGATGCTAAGACTATGAAATGCGAAATTCCTGAACCTTATAAGGCTGATGTTATTACTTCGTTAGCCGATTTAAGTATGGAAATCTATTTCATGCCAAATAAACCTGTTAATACTATGGGTACGATGACCTACGAAACGATTCCGATTATTCATTCTGGCCCGACGGGAAAAAGACCGACTGAACATTTAGTTATCGGCCAACAATATTTCGATACAACACTCGGAATGCCGATATTCTGGAACGGTACTAAATGGATTATTAGCGCCAGCGATGTCGACGAAAAATTAAAAGATTATGTTCGTATCGATAAGCTTATGGCAAGTGATATTACACAAGAACCAGCGTTTGCTGGACAAATAGCTAAAGTAGATAGTGCACTTTATATTGCAGAATCGACGACTAGCACTAATTCTTGGCGTAAAATTATGTTAGAGCCTAACGATACTTTGTAACAAACAATATATCCCCGTACTTAGTGCGGGGATTTTTTCTGTAATATAGTAGTATATATTTTAAATTAACGAAAGGACATATATATATGCCAGAAACTAATATATACGATTATGAGTTCACCGTTAACGAAAGTGAACCGAAACGTGCTGACATGTTAAATCGGTTGAAGGACAGGGTCAAACATGTCGACAAAAAAGAAGTAATTTCGTCCGACGAATTTACCGACGGCGAATCTAATTTCGACGAAGATAAAGCATTAAGTGCTTTCTTGCTATATAAGTTATTCCCGACTAAAGTAAATCTGTTAAAAGAACATTACACAAAGGGCGAAGTCGATGGTTTGTTGAGCGACCTCGTTGCTAAATATTATTTAAAAGATCAGATCGACTCGATGCTTACCAATTTAAAGAATGATTTAAGAGCTTCGCTCGATACGACTGGCGATAGCCTTAAACAATTAGTTAACAGTCTTAAGTCTGATTTAAGTAAACATCGTACCTTAGAGGAACTCGACCATCCCGATGCTAGTGTTACGACTCGTAAGATTCGTGATCATGCGATTACGAAAGACAAATTATCTGCCGATCTACTATTAAATATCGATGCTAAAGCTAATAAAGCAGGCGATACATTTACCGGCCTCGTAACGTTTAACGAAGGCTTAAAAATACCGTCCTTAGATCTATTAAATACGAATACGTTTCATAGTATTAGTTCGAGTTTAAATAATCGAGGCGAATCCGATTTAGATATCGGTACGTACGATACGACTCATCAAGTAAACTTATGCTCGACTAATAATCCGGGCTGGCTCGACGCTAATCGTAATTTTCAACGTTTCTTAGTTCAGAATGATCTTGACGATATTAATAATAAGATTAATGCTATTAATACTAAATTAAATAGTAGTAGTAGTAACGATTCTATGTATAAAATGGAACTAGAATATGTCGAAGGTACGAAAATGCGCATCGAATATGTCGGATATAATTATGGTACATATATGTGCAATCTTTATCTTTGCAAAGTTCCTAAAAACTTTACAGGTATTTATTATCATACGATGTCAGAACATGATTATGGTAGAGGTGGTGAAGATAATTTCCATTACGAAACTGCTTATCAAGTTAATACTAATATTGTATTAAAAAATGAATTAGCTAATGAAAATAATGCTAGAGCAATTTATCCTAGTTATAGTAATCAAGGTCGATGGGTTTATGAAACAAATAAAAATGCAATCGAAGCATCTATGTTCATAAAAAATGGCTATATTTGTATGCGATATGGTTTTAAAAATAGACCAGAAGTTGAAAATAATTTAGTAGATGTCGGTAGGAATTTCGATTTAAGAATATATATTATTTCCTAAGAAATATATATATCGCATTGAACATCTTTTCTTCCTAAGCCAAAGGCTCTTGGCCTTACAATAATAATTAATTTATTATTCTCTACATAAAAATTTCCTACTGCATTAAATGGTGTGCCATTTACAATTACAGCAAAGCCCCATCGTGGAGTATACGCATATAAAATATTCCATTTTTCTGGCAAATCTAATATCTTTTGATGAGAAATGCTTATGTTCCTATCATCATCAGAACCGCCATATTCATTTGTAATTTTTATTGTTTGTGCAGCACTAATTTCTTCATAAGTAAAAAATTTATGATATATCCAATTACTACTACTACTATTTAATTTAGTATTCTAGTAGTAATTATATCCTCTATATGATATACTAATACTATATAAAAATATTATTGTTTTCATATGGAGGATATTTTTTTATGAAACAAATTAACGCCAACAATTTTTATTCGTATTTAGTCGGTAACATTACTAATCATAAAATTAAAATTAGTATCTTAGCTTTCTTAACAGATATGTGGCACAAATATAAGCATGGTCAATTTCTATTAAAAGACGTAGTATATGATTATAGTAATAATAAAGTGCACCCATCTTTTTTAAAAAGTAGTGTTCCCGACGACTATATTATTGCTTATACTCTCGAGTCTTACGATATCGTTAATAGTATTAAAAAAATCGAAAATATGTCGATCAAAACTGATTTAATCGAACGAATGATTCTCGAAAAGAAACCACAAAACCAAGAAGAAGCTTATAAACTCTTTATCGATGAATTAGTATTATTACTATTAATGGGAGCATCAGGTAATAATGGCGGCAAAGACAAACTTATCGATTAATAGTTATATCGATACGCTAGTCGATATGTATTATCCATCGCTTAGTACGTTCTTTACTCGATTTAAAAAAAATAATATCAAAGAAATTATTAAACACGATATCGTCGGTAATTATCTGTATGAACAACCAGGTTTGCATGACGATGATATACGTAGAAAATATATCTTTATCGCCGTAATTAAATTTCTATCACTTCGTAATTACGAACATATCGACTACGAGATTCATACGCTACGCGGCGAGATTCAGACACTATTATTTAAAGAACAAGCGAAGTATTTAGCTAAAGAATTTATTGGTAAAAAACGCGAAGAAGCGACGTTCAAAGAGTTTAAAACATTTGTCAAAAAAGATTTCATAACGAACTTTCTTAGCTATAAGTAAGAGCCTTTAACGGGGCTCTTATTTTTTTTGTTCTTTTTTATCAAACATATGTTCGCCATAAGGATGTAAATTGTGGTCGGTATATTTTTTGAGAATAATTTATAGTAGATGAATAGGAAAATAAATAAGTATTCTCAACTGACTTGATTTATTGAGAAAATTTTTATATAGGGCCAAAAGTTAGGATTTTTTTAGAGGGGGTAAGTGTTTTATATATATATGGCCGATTGACCAAAGTTCGCCCCCCCGCCTTTGATTCATGGTGGTATTTGGGACGAACGATGGTCGATCAGTCATGACCTTCATCATTGTGATGGGGTCAGTTTAATTAAAGACATTGTGTAAAACAAAACACTTCCTTCACAATGTCTATATCTAATTGATGGGAGGAAAGGATTTCAAAATGAAGAAGTTAGTAACAGTAATGATCATGGCAGTAGCAATGTTTGTAGGTTTGTTTATCTGGTGGTTGACACCAGTACAACCTCACCATTACATTTTACATGTAGTGAAAGGAGGTGAAACCTCTTATCTCATCCATCCTGGAGACAAGGTAGCAGTGCCAATCTATAAGAAATAGATTAGTACTGCTACTTAGTCCAGCTGTATGACTATAAACTATAGCACTATAACCTTGAGCAATAGCAAAGGAGGTGATAGCTATGAACAAGGTTATAGTTATGTTCATACTGTTTATAGTATGGGCTATTTCCTTAATAGTTCTTACATTGTATATTATCAATATGATGTAGTAGAGAACTATTAAGGAGAGCGTCGTGAGTTAGGACGCTATATAAATACTAACTCATTCTTTATATAAGAGCTATATATAATATATATAAGATATAGCTCTTATATAAGGGATATATTATGCCCTTTATTTTATTTATGACGAGGAGGAAAAGTCATGAAAAAAGTTAATTTATTATTAGGTTTTGTTATTATCGTTACTGTTGCAACAGCTGTAGTTGCGACAGGTGTTGTTATCAACGCTGTTAAAGCGTTGCATTTACTAACATTGCGCTGGATGTTCATTACAGTATTTAAAATTATCCGTATTGCGGATAAGCTTACATTCGGCAAAATCAAGGCAATTCACGCCTTGTATTGGCCAACTTATTGGCTAAGCCACTACCTTAATGGCAGTGGTGAAACATTAGCTATTCCGACTGAAGTAATGGAGCAAGCAGCTCCATTATTTGTAAACCGTTGTGGCTATTTAATTAATAGCCATAACGGCGTGAATACTGTGGGCTTGCACCACAGTACGTTGTATGAAGGCTCTGGTTTCCACGGAAGACCTTCCTTGTTCTACTTGGTAGGTGGTTTTACCTACAAAGTAGAAGCTACGACACACGGTATTCGTGTGTCTGGCGAGGATGTTTATGATTGGCATCCAGCTGAATACGGTAAGTATTTTACTTCCCCTATCGGCACAAATAAAATTATTTGTGCCATTGCTCAATTAGTTTTGGGCAGTTATTTCTCCAGTGAAAATTCTGTCACTGGGGAAAAAGGAATCTCCAACCGTTTGTGGGAAGATTTCCTTGAAGTTGGCGCCCAAGACTTTTTAAGCGTATTCGATCATGAATACGCTCTTGGCGAGGATACATATGTTATCCTCACTAATAAATATGACGCCCTCTTTTGGGAGAGCGACCAATGGAGACAAGTCTCCAAAAAAATCGGCTATTATGATATAGTCGATTTATTTGATGGCCATTATGACAATTATGATGGCTATTTGCATTATTCTCAAGATAAAGTGCTAGAAGCACAACGTCTTGATGAAGAATACTGGGACTATGATGGCCCAGCATATTTTTATGAAAAGTTCAGAGAAATGGGAGATGAATTTTATCTCCCAAAAAATTATCTCTGGAAAATTTTCTTTATGCAGATGCATAAAGAAATTCAAAATTCCTATTATTGGAATTTTGAACTATGGCTTAAAGAAAGATGGCCTCATTACGAGGCTTATATGTTTAGTTAAGCCATAATAACAAGCGTTGTTGTACCGAGACGCTATACAAATATCGGTACTTTCTTTATTTAGCATATATAATATTATATATGTTAAATAAAGGAATAATTTTATTCCTTGCACTTCTGACTATAATAAAATATATTATAGCCTGACCGTTTACGGTATTGATTTCATCAGAAGTGAAGTTAATCGACCTGTCATATGTCGTTAAACTAGACATTATTTTTCGAGTCTTTTGTTTTGTCCTGAATTAAAATAATTAGGGCTATTCTTCTATAAAGACTCGGTTATTATTTAGCTCGTATTACATTATTTATTAAATTTCATTACGAGCTTATTTTGTGGGCGCAGCCCAAGGGAGGTCATCATGACTAATGTAGTATTTATTAATGTAATTAACATGAAATCTTTTGAAAAAGTTATTACAACAGACAATCGAACTGCTTGTAAGTTTGTAGAAGCAGCTTCTGCTTACTACAATGGCAAGGGATTCAATACCATTGCCGTCGAGAACGAAATTAATCCAGACTTTTATGAAGTTAGGTCTCTTAAAAATGGAGAAACTGTCGCCGTGGCTGGTCCAATGGATCAAGACGAAAAATTGTTTTGGTCCAGATATACCAAAATTAAAAAATTCGTCGCAACTCTTAACGGTGAGTTCCAAAGACCGAAAGGCCAGAAGTTTAATTTTTATGCAGTTATTACTGCAAACTTCTGTGGGTTTGTGCTCACTTGGAAACAGTGTGAAGCCTTAACAAAAGGCAAGAAAGCAAAATTTAAGGGCTTTAATGGCTTAGAACAAGCCAAAGCCTGGATGCGTGAAAATCACGCTCCAGATTCTTGTTTTGAACACATAACAGACTTAAAGCAAATAAAATAGTCTGTTATATATATTGTCCGAAATGGCGTTAAACTATTTTTGTTTTTAATACTTATAGAGGAGGAAAACATGAGTATTAGAAATTTAATAAAACAAAAAGCTGCTCAAGAAGCAGCAAAGATCATCCATCACAATTATATGGAAGATCTCGGGGCCCTTCAACAATTCGAAACGGCGAACATCAGTTCGTTTACTTTCGAATTGAAGGGTAAAGCTCGCGTGCCATTAGCGCATGTGAGCGTTTCCAGTTTGCCGGTTAGTGGTATCCTCGAGAGTGGGGATACCACTACAGCGTCCGTTGCAAACGGGGTCATCTGTTTAGATGGCCCTAGCGATGGAATTCGCTGGGTAAACAAGGTGTATGTTAATACACCAAATTATATCCCCGGCATTTGTAAGCTCGACTTCTCTCATTTAAAAGAGGTCGAGGATATAAAAGATATTCTTGATATGACAAAAGAACATGTCCTATTGAAATATCTTAACGCCTTACAACTTTCACCATCAATGATCCGACAAATGATGTTGGTCATGGTATTTGAAAGTTGCAGAGAAAAGTTCGAAGCCCGTGTACAGGCTCTTTGTGCACAAGGCTTCGAGCAAATTGCTTTATCTCCTGGTAAGGCACAAAAACTTAACACATATGTTGGGTTGTTTGCGGCACCAGCTCAGACAATTGGATTTGATTTAAGCAAGGACTGTATTGCAGTTGTGCCGAAATTAGATTCAACTGAATTCGGCGATAGCTATGATGGTATGGCATACCACCATCATGAGTGGTTTTGTGATGCATACGGTATGCCAATGGCTAAGCCAAGCTACCATCAAATGCGAATTACAGCATTAAGCATTAAAGTTGGTAGCCAACCACTCCATGACAAGTCTATGGAAGCCTGGAAACAGGCTTTCTTAGCCATGGATAAAATTATGATTTACAGCATGGAAGATGGTGTTATCCATGCTGAACGTTTTGCGGATTGTTATAAGAAAGGCAATTATAATGTTGCCATCTTTGGCAATCCTTCTGGTCGTCTTCTTGCTATTACTGATGAGAATGGCATGAAACGTGTGCCAGAGTTAACGCCATCCAGCAAGGCCTGGGAATGGCGTATATTACAATTCTTCCACGAGACCAAAGGAAGAATTTCTACACAGCACTGTCAATATGTTGTGTAGTATTTTAATATTATTCATGAGAGGAGAAAATAAGCATGAATAAAAAATTAAATAGAGCGTATATCGCTCAAGTAGCTAAGAAAGAAATTACTGCAAAGATCAAAAACCATTTTTGCGGTAATTATCATGGCTCTGAAGTTGATAGAGCCGTAGCATTAATGCCAGAACTTTTAAAAGAAGATGCACAAATTGGCATATCTTTCACTAAAAATATAGTGGAGGCTATCAATAAAATGATCGAGAATTCTAAGTGGGATTCTAAATGCGGTAGCTTTATGGCTACCGCTGAGGTAGACCCAGTATTGAAATTCTCTGATAAGAAATTAGTAGAGGAGCATCAAATTGGTGTATCTAATACTAAATTTCTTCGCATTTTAAAGAAATGCGGATATCGAGCAATCGATGCTGTCGGCAATGAAGTTTCTGCTGAAATTAAAGCAGAACTTGTCGACGCAAAATCTGACAGAGAACTTCTTGATCTCTGTCTCAACCTTGGCCTAGGTATTAAGACCGAAGGTATCAGATTCCCTCATGCAGGGGAGTCTTATAATGCTGTGATATATCCAGCACAATATTTCGTTAATCTACTTAATAGTAGATATAACGAATACGTAAAGGACGCTATGGAACATTTAGCATCCAAAGGCGTAAAACAAAACATTGAGGAACTTGCTAAAGGATTGGTCGACGCTGCTCTAGATGAGCTTAAAATGATTCCAATTTCTGGATTCATTTGCACAGGCTCTGAATTCTTCAAAATGAGTCAAGGTGGGTCGGACCATGATACCGACAAGCACTTATGGCTTGTTGGTACAGATGCAGATCTATATGATGGCAAAGTCCATTATATGGTCGGGATCAAGTCTGAAACGGCTACTCAAGGTTTGCTTGAAGCAGCAAGTTATGCTGAGTTTATTGAGAACGTGTTCGTGTCAGGCTTGACTGACATGAACGTCGGGAAGTACGTTAATAAGTCTTCCCTCGTTCTCGAAATCGTTGGAACACGAGGAACAATCGTGTTCCATAAATCTTGCGATATTATTCGCAAAAATTTAGATCTGGTTGTTGATGTGTCTAAAGCAGCATATGAACGCCATTTCGAGGCTAATACAGATATTCATGAAGATGAATGCTGTACGGATGTTGTGAAAGCTATGTATGAAAACTTCATAGCATCCAATATGGACGATAAGTCCATTCTAAACTTCTTGGTCGATATTTTAATTATTGCACCAAGTATTATAGGTCATATTATCGATATGGCAAAGGCTGGCCCTGGCACAGCTTTTGATCCAATTGATAATATGCTTAAAGGCATCCATTCTATGCGTAGAAAACAATATGCATGCATCGAACTGGATATTGATAACGGCACACTTAATTTAAGTGATGCTGTTAAGATTCGCAGAGAGTATTTAAAAGGAGAAAAGTAAAATGAAAACTCAAAGCAAACAACAACAACAAAAATCTCTTGGTATTGACTCTGGTCTTTATCAAATCCAGAATGAAGTTGCACAAGTAGCTCTTGAACAACTTAAAGCTACTGTAGATGCTTACGGCATCAATTTAAAGAAAGAGACTAGTACTGCTAAAGGCATTACTGGTTACATTAACGAACTCATTGAAGACATTCGCAAGTCTTCAAATGAGAATATCAAGGGAGAGCTAATGAGCTCTCCTATGAGCAAAATTACGAATTATGTTCGCAACATGCTTATCTGGGGCATGGATATTAATCCAGATAAAACTAATGTTTACGAAGAAGCTCGTAAACAAGGTTTTATTTATGGGTCTGTTTGTCTTAAGAAGGATCTAGTGCATTATGCATGGGATCATGCTTCTGAAGAGAAACAATTAGAGTCCTTGCGAGTTGTTGAAGTGACTCCAAGATTCAAAGGAGCAGCAGATGTATATCATCCTGCTACAGGCATTAATGACGAAGAAGGCGAATATGTCTTCTTCAACAAAGGCCTTTCTTCTGACGAATATCTCTTCTGTGACCCTACAGTAAACGGGTCCTATGAACTATTCGTCAGAGAAAACGGGTCACTATATATTATAGTGACACCACTCGATGGTATGGAACTTGACCATCCTAAGAAGCAGCTATTAATGAAGTCTAAAGACTTTGCAAATGCTGCAAAGAATATCGCGATTGCTCAAGGCTTTCGTGATGAAGATAATGATGGTGGAGTTCTTCGCTACGAAGAATTTTTCCTTATGGAAGGTTCTGTAGCGAAAGACAAAGAAAAACGTATTTGCCGTGGTTTGGATGGTAATGCACCATCTGATGGTATTTACGTTAAATCTTTGAAGGGAGAAGGTTATGCACAATTGTGTGCAGTTGATCTTCATAGTGATATCCGTAAGACAATTATTAATACTTACGGATCTGTTAATGTTAAAGTACATATTAACAATATGTGCTTTAATGAATTCGAGAAAAAGGGTAAGGAAATTAAATCTGTAGCGTTAATGCTTACAGTATTAGATTAATTTACCCTTCGGGTCCTCCTCTCTAGCATTATTCAAAGAAGTTGCTTAGCAGAGCG